TCAAGGAGTTCTCGCTGTACGACAACGTTCGCTCAATCCCATTCCTGACCGACGGCCTCAAGCCATCGCAGCGCAAGGCGCTCTACGGTACCTTCCTTCGCGGTGAAAATGCGGGCCTGATCCAGGTCGAGCGCCTCGCCGCCGCCATCGCCGCATCGACTGACTACCACCACGGCATTGGCTCAATGCAGAGCACGATCGTTGGTCTCGCGACGAACTACGCGGGTGCCAACAACATGAACCTCTTCCTGCCTGAGGGTCAGTTCGGTAGCCGCCTGACAGCAGAGCCTGCCGCCGCAAGGTACATCGAAACGAAGCTCTCACCCTACTTCCGCGCGCTCTTCCCCAAGGCCGATGACGCCATCCTCGAGCACAACGAGACTGACGGCGAGAAGATCGAGCCGAAGACGTACATGCCGCTGCTGCCAATCACGCTCATCAACGGCTCGATCGGCACCGGCACGGGTCACGCCTCGCTGATCATGGCCTACCACCCACTGCAGGTGCGAGACGCCGTCATCAAGGTTCTCGATGGCAAGAAGCTGAAGGCCGGCTCGCTGACGCCGTGGTACAAGGGTTTCAGCGGTACGATCGAGCGCAACCCAGAAACTGGACAGGTCATGATCACCGGAAAGTTGGAGGTCGTCAACTCGACCACCATCAAGGTGACCGAACTTCCGGTTGGCGTCTACCTCGACGACTTCAAGGACACGCTCCACAAGCTCGAGGAAAATGGGTTCGTCAAGGACTACGACATCGGCAAGACCGATGAAACGCGGTTCGACTTCACCATCACCGTCCCGCGCAGCACAACGGCCCTCGAGATCGAGGAACTGTATCGCAAGTTCAAGCTGGTCGCGCGCGACACCGAGAACTACACGCTGTGGGACATCGACGGCCACCTCCGCCGCTTCGACAGCGTTGAGCAGATCATCGAGCAGTTCACCACCTGGCGGGTAGCTCGCTACGAGGACCGTCGGCAGAAGCTGATCGGCGATACAAGCGAGAGCATCCGCTGGCTCAGCGAGAAGCTGCGCTTCGTTCTCTTCTACCTCGACAACGTCGAGAAGTTCCGCAACAAGAAGAAGGACGACCTCATCGAGCTGCTGCTCAAGAACAAGTTTGACGACTACGACCGCCTGCTGCAGATGGCGATCTGGACCCTCACGAAGGACAAGATCGACGAGCTGAAGAAGGAGATCGGCGAGTTCAAGGTGTACCTCGCCAGCCTGAAGGCAGACACCGCCGACGAGATGTACCGCCGCGAACTGAAGGAGTTCAAGTACTCATGAACCACACGCTCTCATACCTTGTCATCATCGTCATGATCTGCATGGCGCTTCGCGAAGTCTTCCGCAACAAGAGAACCACGAAATGGTTCTGGTTGTTCCTCGCGGCAGCCGCCTTCAACATCTACGCGGTTGTGGCTCATGGGTAGCGTTCACCACCTGCCGCGCACCTCGCTGCAGTGCAGCGTGTATGTTTCCGAAGCCACGCGCGACTACCTCAACAATGAACGTGAGCTGATCATCGACGGCGCCGAGCTGCCAACAGCCGGCCCACTCGGCTTGAGCGGCAAGTACACCTTCGAGTACGACTACCCGCTGTCCCACACGGCCAAGTTCCGCCATGACCTCACCGAGGAGATGGACGCGAAGGAGCTGCTCGCTCTTGGCCACGCCGACTACGTATGCATCTACCAGGAAGAGGACCACTCGGTTGGTCACAAGACAGGCATGATCCCTGGCATGCTGAACCGTCAGCAGTCAAACGGCTCACACGGTATCTGGGGCCACGTCATCGAGGACCTCGTCTTCGAGGCCATCCACATCGATCGCAAGAAGAAGACCATCACATTTGGAATGGGGAGCTGATATGATCGTTGACTGTGGTCCAAGCATCGGTGAGCGCTTCGAAGCCCGCACGGCAGACAGAAAAACGCGCCTCAGCCAATGGCATGCATTCTACTGCTTGTGGCCACGCCGCATCGGAAACCGCTGCGTGTGGCTCCATTGGATCCGTCGCAAGATCCGCTTCGAGCAGGATTGGTACGATGGCGGCTGGTACGAATATCCCGAGTACCGGTTCACCGTCGAAGATGAAGCGAGGTTGGTATCATGATGCCAACTTGGCTGCTCGTCACAGTCGGTATCTGCCTGTTGGTCGGTTCGCGCTGGGAATACCAGAAGCGCGGCCACTCGACTGCCTGCTTCTGCTACTTCATGACCGGCATCTGCGCGCTGTGCCTCATATGAAGACGATCTTCCGCATCCAAGCCGCCGATGGCTCCTACTTGAGGAAGACCTCGTGGGGCCCAGGTAAGTTTGGCGGTCGAGTTCCGCGAAACTTCTCAACGTCATCGGCGCTGTCAAACCACATCAGCGCCCTCTCACACGGCGATCGTCAGCTGTACGACAAGGTTGGCGCCACCATTGTTGAGATCGAGTTGGTCGAGCGTCCAGTCAAGATGTTCGGCATCGACGCGTGGATCAAAGGCATAGATGAACGGAGGACAAAGCGTTATGGGCGTTGATACCAACTACGAGACCATTGCTGGCATTCTTGGCCATGCTGGTGCGATGATCAGCCAGTCAAAGTCTGACTATTCCCGCCGGTTTCCAAACAACGTTGTCGTCTTCAACGGCAACGTTTGCACGAAGGGCCACGGCAAGCTGTGGCACGGCGACATCGACGCCACGAAGAGCGAGGACAAGCTGAAGAAGCTGGCCGCCGCCCTTGAAGAGGACGTCTACGTGCTGCGCGAGATGGACGGTCGCTTCGAGAACGAGGAGAAGCCGCTGTTCGACAAGGCTCGCGTCGTTATCACGCCAGCAGGCGAAGTCACCATCCACGAGGTTAGGTACTACTGATGCAGTCTACACTGGAACCAGGATCACGCCCTCGCGGCTGGTCGCCAATCTTCGCCGCTCACAGCGACAAGGGTAAGTCCCTCGTCGCCCTCATCGGGCAGGACATCTTCATCGAGTGGGCTGCAGCAGACACCGAGAAGTGGAACTTCTTCAACCTCCTCGGTATCGAGGCAAGCGGCAGCAGCTGCGAGGTGTGGATGAAGTACATCAAGGACCTGCGCCACCCCGACCTCACGTTCCCGGCCTCGACGAAGCTGGTCACGTTAAACCACATCCGCTCATTCAAGCTTGCCGAAGACGCCATCTCGAAGGTACCGACTGGCTGGATCCGCTACCGCATCTGGGACAAGAGCGGCAGTGGCGCCAACGAAGACCGCTGGATCTTCTGCCCATCAGAGGCAGAAGACGGTGACGAGACAGTGCGAGACCACATCCTCCACATCGCTGAGACCTGGGCCATCCATGCTGAGCGCTATCACCTCGACTTCTATCGCAACGAGGTACCGCCAACCGCCATCATCCAGAAGCAGATGGACCTGCTGCGCCGCCAGCAGAACGCCATCGTGTCGTATCTCGACATGCTCAACAAACAGTACGAAGGAAGCTGAGCATGAATGAGGCGCTGAAGCTGCTGATCAACGTTGCGTTCCTTGTCTTCTCAGCGTACATGCTGCGAACGATATGGAAGAAGCGCAGTGAGAAGGGTGAGTGGGTGTGGCTAATCATCTACTCCGCGCTCTTCCTCGTCTACTTCATCATCCTCTACCCTACCATTCGCAAGCTCTGGAGTTAACGATGGACGAATACAAGTTGATTGTCACGGCCACCATGCAGGGCGACAATGGCCTGCGGCAGCCCGCGATCACGTCGCAGGTGCTGTCGTACGACGCCATCGAGGACGCTGACGCTGCCTACAACGCGCTCAAGGCTCAAGGAGCGAAGAGCGCCGTCTACCTGAACGTTTGGCGCTGCTACGCCGAGGAGTAACAATGGAAACCATGCTGAAGACCTTCATCACCGTCGCCGCCATCTACGTGGTGGTCTGCATCCTCGGTCTCATGACCGTTGGCAACCATGCCGCTCAGGCCATCCTCAAGCCGATATCCGCTGGGGTGCTGATCGTCGGCCTTGGCGTTCTCCTCTTCATGGTCTGGAAAGTCAAGGTCAACCGCTAAGGAGCTCACCATGTCTGAAGCCCACGTCGACAAAACGCTTGACGAGCTCAATGAGAAGCTCAACGAGCTGACCACGCAGTACGACAGCAAGCTGCTCGCCGCCAGCCTTCTCATGCGGTCAGCTCACCTGCTGCGCATGCTGCTCGCGGCTGGCTACATCACCGATCGTGAGGTAGAGGGCATGATGGTCTACGCCGCCACGACGGTGGCCGAGCCCATGCCTGTTGGTGAGAAGCCGATCATCATGACGCTCAACGCGCCTGTCGGCAAGTTTGCTGGCCGCGGCTCTGAAGGCGGCAAGGCAAACTAATGTCCACCTTCACCTCGCTGTTGAAGAGCTTCATCATCTCGCTGTGGCTGCCGATCTGCCTGCTGCTTCACATGTGGCAGCCAGTCTCATGGGTGCCGGCGGTGCTGACGATCTGCATCATCATTGTCTCGCTGTTTGAGGTGGCAATCATCTCGGCGCTCGGTGCCCTCGCGCGCGCACCATTCAGCCCGTTCATCGCCAAGCTGCTCGCAACCCGGCGGCAGACCAACAAGCGCATCAACCAGCTCTCCTACCTCACCTACTCGGCGGCCGTCGGCTACATGGTGCTGCTGATCGGCTTCAAGCCGCTCATGTTCGCCTTTGCCCTCTCAGTCGCAACCAGGCTGGTGCTGCTGTGGAAGATCGAGAGCTTTCCTACCGACGTGATGAGGATAAAAAGATGATCAAGTGGATCGAGCTGAAGCCAGGCTGTGAGCTGCCGCTGGTCAACCAGCGCATCTACTACGTCGTTGACTACCGTGGCTCGCCGCAGGAGACGCGCAACAAGCTGTGGAACGACGCGCTCGCCTCAATGAACGCTGCTGACATCGGCATCCCCATCTCCTACAACCGTTACCCTGACGGCACGCGCACCGTCCGCGAGTACATCGAGATCTTCAAGCCCGTCGACCCCACGCTGGTGAAGATCAAGGACGGCTACGTCCACGACCGGTACCCTGACTGCTTCACCGTCCGCCCCCATGCCAAGTACCACTACTGGTACCAGGTGTTCAGCGACGTGGACCTCATCACCCACTGGGCCGCCTTCCCTGAGCTCGAGCTGCCTGAAATAACTCGCACGCTCGAGGACAAGGACAAGTACGACTACTACGATCAGCGCATGAAGTGGCTCATCGAAGGACAGGCGTACACCGACGCGTGGTCGAGCCAAGAGGCGAGCGACTTCAACAAGGCCCACTCGCTGCCCGAGCCAGCGTAGCGTGCTGCTCATCGGCAGCCATGCCGCCAAGCGGGGCGGTCTTGACCTACGACGCGAGCCGCCGGACGTCGACCTCATCGTGCCGCCGCAGGCCATCATGGCCCTTGAGCGCTTCCTCGCCGCCAAGCAGCTGCTCATCATCGACGACAACCACTGCGCCATCAGGCTGAACAACACCATCCTCGAGCTAGAGGTGGCCTGGCCTGGCTCGACAGGTGAGGAGCTCATCAACCTCTGTGGTCCAGCCAACGAGCGCGTCATGGTGGGAGATGGCGGCATCAGCGTGGCCGTGGCACCCCTGAACGTGCTGCTTGCGCTCAAGCTGTCGCACCGCTACTACAAGAACTCACCGCACTTCTTCAAGACGATGAGCGACATCCGCGCGCTGCGCGCTGCGGGTGCCAGCGCGGTCGGCCTTGAGGACCTCATCAGCCGCCGTGAGGTGGAGACCTACAGGTACCTGCACCCAAAGCTGAAGCAGAGCAAGAAGGACTTCTTCAGTGATGACGGCATCCAGTACTTCTACGATCATGACGCCATCCACGAGGCGGTGAAGCACCTTGACGTGCCCGCCTACCGCCTGTACGAGGTTGGTGGTGAGGAGGTGTTGTCGTCAAAGAAGAAGTTTGATGAGCTGCCGCGAGAGGCACAGCTCTACGGCGTGCTTGAGGAGGCGTACGTGCTCGCCCTCGAGCGCTCACAGGTACCGTTCAGGGACAAGAAGCTTGAGCCCGAGCTGAGCTTCAACATCGCGCTCATGAAGGTCTGCACGTCCATCACGTCAGGTTGGTTCAGGGAGTTCGCATGGGAGAACTACCACTCCGTCGCCACGCTGTACGATGACGAGTACGCTGCCCGCTTCTTCGAGAAGGCCGACCGTGGTGAGGTCAAGCTGCACCAGCCCTGATTGAAGTTTTTGATCACTGACCTTCAGGCTATAATCATCACATGTACGGCACCACAAAACCAACCATCACCATCGACTTCGGCAACCGCCTTGGGTTCATCTCACGGCTGGAAAACCTGCTGAAGTTCCAAAAGGCGGCCTGCGAGGCAGAGGCCAAGAAGAGGGAGCAGGAGTACGCTGAGCGGAAGGCCGCGTACCGCTGGTACCGCCCCTCAACGTGGTGGCAGCCTGACGAGGGCGACCGCCACATGGCCCGCTGGTACTACGAGGAGCCGGTGCGCGAGACGCAGAAGCACCTTACGGCCCTCCGCACCAGCGGTTGGGTAGCGTACACCATTCCAGTCACCGACTACAACTCACTGATCGCTGCCATGCAGCGCGCCGAGAACCCATGAACAAGCAGACCGTCATCCCAGCCGGTTATCGCCTGACTGTTCACTCATGGGAGAACGACAGCGACCATCACGAGGATAAGGTTCTCGAGGGTCTGCTTCAACACACGCTCCTCTATTACGTTGACCTTTGTCGTGCGTGTCGTTCAACGTACTTTGGTGGCAAGTTCGGCAACCTCTATGAGCCGAGCAAAGGCGAGCTAGCCCAGCTCCGCGAGGATGTGCTCGAGATCGCCCGCCGTCACCCGCTTGTATGGGGTGACGAGGACCCGGCCAAGATGGCTGACACGTCCCTCTACCACCACGTGATGAGCGACCTTGACCACCTTGGCCTGACTGGAGAGCCAGACGGCTTCCTGACCCGCCACTGCGAGAAGATCAAGGTCGAGCATGTCCCGATCGACATCACCATCAACGACGTCAGCGACCACTACCCGCTATGAAGCTCAAGTACGTCATCATCAACCGCACCCTGCCGATCATGTTCGGCGAGTACTTCAACCACAGCGAGGTAGCTCACGGTCTTGGGACCCCTACCTCGGCCGGCTTCTGCCACCCCAACGGTGATGGCAGCGGTGGCTGGCTCGCCTACGGTGAGTCCACCTCACTGAACCTGAAGTCTGACCCTGAGCGCGACAGCACCATCCTGACCAGCGTCTTCGGCACCCTCTAGGAACCCAACATGGCCCACAGAACCTACCTCGTCTACTTCGTCAACGGCACCAAGCTCACCCTCGTCGACACCGACACCATCGAGCACGACCTGGCCTACTACGACAGCGGCATCCTTCGCATCAGCTACACAACCTTCTCGCGCCCGTCCCCCGACAGCAAGCGAGAGATTGACAAGCGCAAGACCACCCACCACGCCCCACATTCCTGGAGCGAGGTGATTGAGGACTGGGCATGAAGACCAAGGTCACCGTCCAGCTCATGGACGGAACCGAGGAAGTGTATGAAGCTGAATACCCTCAGTCCCACGTCTCTCTGCAAGAGGGACCGCAGGGATGGAAGGTTGTTCAAGAGGCGCGTGAGCCACCAAAGCGCCCCATCTTTGATGGTGACGACAGCGTCTGGAACGCCAAGAGCTGGAGCACCGTCCACTACCCAACCCACGCCGTGAAGAGGATCACCTCCACCCAATGGTAGCCCACCCCGCCGGCACCCGCATCAGGTTCACCAAGACCCTCGAGGAAGGGCCTGACGACCACTCACCGTCCAAGCTCTTCGCCGTCAAGGGCGAGCTCGGCACGATCGTAGGTCATGGAACAAAGGAAGGGTACTGGGTCACGTGGGACCGTTGGCCTAACAAGTTCGGCTGCAGCGATCAAGAGTTCGAGATCATCTAGACAGTCGGGTCCCCCACCCAGCGGGTTAACGCCCCAACCTGGTCATCAAAGACTGGTAAATTCCCGCACCAAGCTCACTTCCCCACGGCGGCAAGTGCCTTCTCAATGGTAGCCAGCTCCGCCTTCGGGTACCCCAGCTCCTTTGCCGTCTGCACGATGTCATCTACCCTTGACATGCTCATCGTTGCATACTCCTCTGTATGGAGCTTCTTCACCAACCTGAGCAGCCAGTGAATGATGGGCCGCACCAACCGTGGGTCATAGCCGGCCGCCTTCAACAGGTGCCGTACCCTCATGATGCTGAACGTATCAGAGATGACCGCATCGTGCTCAAGCTGCTTCAGCAACTTCTCAACAGCCCTGTCCTCAGTCATGTCACCCTTCAGGTTCGCATCGGTGAGATGGTAGCCAGCTGAGTGCTTGGTACCGGCTGGGTGCAGGTCGACCGAGTACTCCTCAGAGCTGTGCCAGATACCAGAATTGGCCGACATAGGGATGAGCTTACCGCCTGGTGTCTGATGGAAGTAGATGGTCAGGTAGACCTCATCATCGGTGAGGCAGTTGTACTCATAGCCGACCCCGCCGTTGGCCGAGTAGTTGTCCTTGGTTAGAGGGGTGCGACGCTGGAACACCAGACCACCGATCAAGAGCCGCTCAGGGGGCAGTTGACCTGTTAGCTTGAGGTTCTTCAGGTCAGCCTTGAACTCAGGGCTGAGGGATACGGCTTCGAGCAGCTGCTTGACCTTCATTAGACAATCTCCAGGGTACCACCTATTTAGGGCAGCGACCTGCCAGAGGTCGAAGGGTAAATAGAAGTGTATACACCACCCGGCGCTGACCCATGGAAAAGCCTCAAAAGTGCGCGTTCAGCGAGGAACATATCGCTTCGTTAAGGAAGGGTGCACACCGGAGGGCTGATGAACAGCTTGTTGGCAACTACATAAGACGGGTGAATGTCGCACTTTTCAACCTCTTGCTAAACGAGGCGAAGTCCCCTCCCTCCCCAACTGTGGACGCCATCTTGGCATCGCTCACCTCGCCCTCTCCCTCGAAAGGGGTGGGGGCGGTGCAGTCCTTAAGCGTGCCGAACCCCGAGACCGCGCCCTCTAGACCCCCACCACCCATGATGAACATCCGCTGATGCTCTCCCTCGAAAGGTAACTCACTATGGCTACACTCTACTGTTCCTTCTGTGGCAAATCTGATGCTGAAGTTAAGACCCTGGTAGCTGGGCCGTGCGTATTCATATGCTGCGAGTGTGTAGAGATATGCAATACGCTGATAGCAGAGCAGGAGAAAGCTCGCGGCCCTATAGGAGAACCTGGGGAATGAGGTGGCTGTGGCGCGCTATAGGGCACCGGTCTTTCCCTCGAAAGGTATTCGCTTGGGGATGGAAGCACAGGTTGAAGCCTGACACCAAGGTGCTGATCGTCAGAGGGTGGAGGACCGCCCTGATTGATGAGGGGTACCAGCGCATCTGCGTTACCTTCCTCTTTCGCTGGGAAGATTAGGGGCAGTGTATAATAGCCCAAATGGTTTCAAGAACACAACCTGCGCTGGACCCCCGCATCTACACCATCCCCTCGAAATGGCCACGTGGTGCCACTCAGCTTGAGGCGCTGCACCATACCTGGTCAAGGGTGATCAGCTACTGTCGTGAGCATGAGAACAACCTGACCAACCGTGGCTACCACACCACTGCCCACAACCTGCGCCCATGGGTTCAGACCCTTCAGGCTATCGATGAGACTGATGGGGTGAAGGACTACCTGCTGCGCTTCAGCCTTCAGTGGCTGAGACGGTTCCACACTGGCGAACCCATCGGTTCCTTCTACCTTGAAGAATGGTTGGACACCCTCCCTCAAGAGTGGGAAGAGCTAAGCGTAATCCGCAGGTCCATCACAGCTCGCTGAACATATTTCAAGAAGCATTCAAGAACGTGGATGACGGGTGACGGCTATTCCCGGTATCCTCCAGGTGCCTGGTAAATACTCCTAGACAATAGGAGCACATATGGATTTTCTTCTCACAACCCTGCTGGCCACTAACGTGATCTTCACGATCATTCTTCTCAGCATCTCTGCAATATCAGACTGCACACTCCCTCGCTGAGAAAGTGAACGGCCCCTATAGGGCCTTCTGACCCCACACCTGCCCTCCACCCGCCATAGGGTAAATACTCGATGGCTAAGGTGTACCTAATCACCGGCTATCCAGGTGCCGGCAAGACCACGCTGATATGCAACCTCTTCAAGAACCTGAGGAAGCAAGGCGGCACCTACACCATCAACAACCTGCGTGTGCTACCTATTCAAGGCGATCACAGACCGACTAGGACCCTCATCAGGCGCCTGTCAACCATCGAGGTTGACCTGATCATCTATGAGGGGTGCACCATCAACAGAGAGCTGCTGCGCTACCTCCTCGAGAGAGGGGAGGTGGAGCTGTGCGTGCTCACTACACCAAGGGCTGAGGCGCGCCGTCGCTGGGAGAAGCGTGAGAGACGACCGATGGGTAGTGCGTGTAAGGAACTGTGCAACCGTTTCGAGGGAGAGGTGCGCCTGCTGCGCAAAGTTCTTCCATCTAGTAGAATAAGCGCAGGGTGGGTGCCTCCCGAGCTGGCCGGGTAGTGTATGGGTGTATGCAGGCGCTCTGGTGCTGCCCGGTATGCACCGGGGTGCTGCAGGGAAAGGAAAAAGGCCTTATAGGGCCTCCGGAGGGCTACCCTGGCCTGCACCCGCCATAGGGGTCTTCTTGGGGTCTTACTTTGGTCCTGTCAGAAGGCTGCTACTCTTCTTCTTGCGGCTCTTCTGGTGGCAGGCTCTTCTCTACATGCTGCAACCCACTGAAGTCCAAATCATTAGAGCGTAGGAATTCTATCCATCGACGGATGGTGCCAGTACCGTACTGGATAATCGGAGCATGGGTCAGGTAGTGTTTCAGCCAGGCTAGAGTGAAGCGCATGATTGGTGCTTCAAGCTTTGACCTGTTGGCTGCGAGTTGATCTTTGTTCGCAATCAGGATGCTCTTGAGTGCATGATCAGAAGGGTTCGGTATCCCACCATAGGCGTGCCATGGGAAGACATTAAGACCACTGCTGCCAAGGACGCGATGCTCTGGGTTCTCTACGACGTGATCCACCACCTTCTCTACCTGTGCTAGTAGATCTGCACTGGCAGCCTCAAGCACTGAGTACTTCTTGGTGAAGGCTGCTACCCTGTCAAATGCAGGATCATCTACACCGTGATCACGCAACCAAGCAATGAGCTTGAGCATGTTCTTTCTATTCTCTCGCCACTGGAAGGCGATCATCATTTTACCGACCTTGTCGTTGTTAATCGTGGCGTAGACCGGATCTGCTATAGCCTGAGCGTCACTGCCCCTCTTGGCGTCATCTGCCTGCTGAATGAACTGTTTCATCCAAGCAACGGTGAACTTGATGAGGGCGGTCCTCACCTCAGGGATGGTCAGGTTACTGGCTATCTCGCTACCCATATCACCATCATAGATACGCTTTGCATGGTCAGCGAAGCCGAAGATGCCTAGGTTACGCCTGACCGGTTGGTCCAGCCAACTCAGGATGTTAGCATGTGTTTCTAGGAGCTGGTGAACCTTCATCTGCTGATCCTTTTAGTATTCTCTGTAGGCGAGCAGCTTGTCTATGTAGCGCACCATCAGGTTCACTTCAGCTTCATCAAGGTTGAGCTCATTCAACCAACCCTTCAGGTATTCAAGGGTGTGGGCAAGATGGTAATGTATCTGCGTGTTCTCAAATCTTTCAAGTAGCGACCTCAGCCAGCGCAGAACAAACCCATGAACCATCGGCTTGGCTTTGGTTGCATCGTAGTCTTTTTCTTTACGCCACTGGCGAACAGCGTAGATAAGCTGGTCTAGGTTCAGCCCAACAGGGTGCCGAGGATCGGTAAGTTCCCTGACGACAGGTTCCCATCTTGAGGTAGTGCTTTCATGAAGGTCGGCTAGTTTCATGCACCTATTTAGGCGTGCTGTGAGCGGAGGCACTTCAGTATTGCTGTCAGCTCTTCCTTGGTTGGGCCGGTGCCAGGTAGCTCGCGGTGAAGGGCGCCTGCCAGCTTGGCAAGCCTGTTGCGGATAGTTTCACCTTGGTCGTACCTATCCCTGATCTGCTCTAGCAGCCAGCGAATAAGGGTGTCATGGTCGTAGTGAGCGTCCTGTATTGCCCGGCGAATGTGCTGGGTGGGGGAGAACACCGCGCTGGTATGCAGGTACGTTGTCAGGTGCGCTTCGAGGTTCACAGGTTATCCGAAGGGCACCTGGTACTGGCTGTCCTTGAGGACGAGCTCTACCCCGTACCGCTTGGCTATGGCGGTGGCGAACTTGAACGCCACATCGTCGGCCTGCCAGCCGTACTGCTTGTACTCGAGGCTGAGGAGGGGTTGACCATCGGCGTGGATGATCAGCGCGTCGTCGGTCTTATGGAGCAGGAGGGTCAGCACCGGCGGATACCAGCTGATGGGACGGGGTGCTCCTCGATGGCGGCTCCCTCGGCGGCGAAGTCAGGCTCGGCTGGTTGCTCAACCTTGTCCTCCCTCACGGCGGCCAGCAGGGCTGGGTTCTCCGCCACGTCGCTGAGGTAGAGGTCGTCCTGGTTATCAGGGCTGCGGAAGGACACGCGGTACGGGGGCGGGTCGTTCGGTGATGGTGCCTTGCCGATGAGGATCCAGTCCTTGAAGGGCTGGACTGCCAGCACCAGGGTGTTGAAGTCATCGCACGTGACGGTCTTCAGGGTGCCCATGCTTTACTCCGCTCTCACTGGGTCATGGTAGCCTGGAAGCTTCGCTGCCTCTGACTTCAACATGACGTGCAGCTGCTGGAAGTCCCACCTAGGGCCGACGTGCTGGAGGTGCTGCGTGCAGTCCTCTCGTGAGCCCTCAGCGAGGAGGGTAACGTGGTTGTCGGCTGTCAGGTGAACGGCGACGAAGAGCTGCATGTGTGGTTCCTTTAGGCGGTGATGGCGGTTGCGCGGATCGTCGGCAGCTCGGGCCAGCCTGTGAAGGCAAGCGCGTCCAGCCATTCGATGATGCCGATCTTAGGTTCCAACCTTGCCTCGCGCGGCTGGGCGACGGTTGCGCGCAGCCAGCTGAGGGTGAACTTCAGCAGGGCTGGCTTCACTTCATTGATCAGCGGGAACGGGTCGGCCAGCGTCGGTGTTGGACCAGCGTAGCGAAGGGTGGGTAGGTGCTCGTAGAACATTTCATTGGCGTACCCATTTGCCCTGACGTAGGTGTCGAGCAGGGAGCCATCGCTCATGAAGACGCAATCATCTGGTCGAAGGCCTGCGGCCATCTCTATTCTAGCAATGGCGTTGTCGATGAACTCCTGACGGGTCAGCATGGCTGCAGCTCATCCTCAAGGAAGCCAAGCCGCTCAGGGTCGGCGCCATCGATGTGCAGCACGTACCAGTCAGACCTCCAGCGGTCGGTGCGGCACCACCTCGACTGAGTGTGATCGAGGATGGCTGTGATCGTGCCAACCTGTCCGTTGTTTGGGTGCCAGTCGCAGAGGATCCTGGCTTGATCGCCAACCTTCATGGGCGGGTCATGAGGGATCCAGGTGGACTGCGCGGTCATGCTATCTTCCGAACGCTGGGTGGTCCATGTCATCCATCGTGGCGCAGACCTGCAGCCGCTTACCGATTGTCACGAGGTACAGGGAGACGGTGGCGAGCGCGGTAGCGTGCCCCTCATCCCGCAACAGGGTGTACTCAACGCGGTTCTGGTGAATGTCGATGTCGCCGATCCGATCGAAGTCATACCAATCATGGTCGCGACCGAGGAAGCGCTTCAGCTTGGTCTTGTTGTAGCCGGCCAGCCGCTTGGCGTCTCGTAGGTTCATGCGCTGCCACCTTCTGGTTGAATGAGGGCGCAGATGAACGCCGTCGCCTGCTCCTTGGTGATGCCGCTCTTCTCGCTGATGTCCTTGATGAGGGCCTCGCGATCATTTGTCCAGCGATCGTAGAGCTTGGCGGTTGGCGTGAAGCTGTAGTCGTCGAGGTTCATAGCCCGACCTTCTCGCAGTCCACCTCGGTGATGGAGGTAATCACGTAGCTGTTCGAGGACAGACTGTCAATGGCGGCGTAACACAGTCCAACCTTGTCCTTGAGGTAGTAGATCTTGGCAGCAAGGTGCTCTTCCTTGGTCGGTGGCTTTGGCGCAACGTGGTTCGGATCGGCGCAGCCGGTCAGGAGCATGGCGATGGCAAGGAACTTCTTCATGTGTCGAACTCGTTGACGATCGCGCGGGCATCAGACACCCTCTTGGCGATGAACCTCTCGATGTACCTTATGGCGGCCTTCGTGGTCTTGGCACCACCGCAGCCCTCAGCTCCGAAAATATCTTCAACCTCCTCAGAGGTCATGCCGAAGTGCTCTTGAACCGCCGGCTCTTCTGATGGTGCTTGAATGGTTTGCTCATCAGCCATGATGTCGGCAACCTGGTGCTGCGCGTTCGCCCTGATCTTGAAGGTCTTTTGTAGGTCTGTGCGCGCGGCGTAGTGGCCTAGAGCGCAGGCTGGCGTGCCACAGTCAAAGCCATCATCACCATCATAGACGTACTGGCCCATGTCGAAGGCGAGCGGGTTGGGCGCTTCCCTCAGGGCGGTGATAACGCTGCGCAGCCGGCGAATATGGATCGGCTTCATGCTAGCCCACCTTGATTGAGAGCTGCCTGGCCAGCGTGATGAGCGCCTTGTCGGGATCAATGAAGCCAACGGCCTTGTAGCCATCGTGGAGCTTCACAATGAGGTTGGTCATTGACGTGGACACGCGATCGATGAACTCGTCATCATCGCCATCGCTACCAGGGTTACCAAGCTCGATCGTCATGTTGGCGATGATCTCATCGATGGCCTGCTCAGATAAGGTGCAGCCAACCTTGCTGAGCAGCTTGGTGCGCAGCGCCTTCATGAAGCGGAAGCCTGGAGCAGCGAGTACATCTACCTGTTCCATGCGCTCGAAGGCACTGGCGAGGTAGGCAAGAGATGGGTTCATGGACGGTTCTCAGGTTGTGGGACCTGAGCTATTCTATCACATGCGCAATCTACGGTGACCTATCAGTCTTCTTTCGGTGTGAACTGCCTGGCGAGGTCAGCGAATGATGCCTTGAGGTGCTTCACCTCTGGCCAGCCGCGCTGATCGAGGAAGTTCAGCCATTCGCGGTAGTAGTGTGCTGGCAGGGCATTAGGGGCTATGTCGATGAGGTGCTCATTGCTGGCGATGTACCTGTGCCAGCTGAGCGTAAACTTCATGAGCTCGTCCTTGAACTTGTTGACGAGGTCTAGCTCTGGGTGATCTGCTTCTGCCACATGAACCATGTAAGCGGTGCGCTGGAAATCGTTTGACGACTTGTGTGGGATCTTCAACTGAAGGCTAAGGTGGCCTTCCCAATTCACATTCTCCTCATTGACGAACTTGTTGACGTTATCAAGGCTTCTTTTGATGGCGCTGATCTCAGCCGCCGTCGGTCCCTTGTCCTTCAGCTCGCGGGCTAGGAACGAGCACAGGCCACTGAGGCGGCCGCTGACGTACCTGAACTCATTGCGACCACCGAGCTGATGCACCTTCTTAACCGAGTTGAGGAGGGCGTGCATCACCTCTTCACGGCTGAGCTGGCTGTACTTTATGTGGGTGCTGAGGTAGGTGTCCTTGTCGTCAAAGAGGTAGCTGTCAAGCTCGTCCTCTAGGTCTGACGCGGTGTACTGCTCTTCATTCGCCTCGCTGACGCCCCTCTTCAGCAGGCTCTTCTCAATAGCGTTGAGCTCTTCTTTGTTAGGACCGACGCGGGTCAGGTTTCTAAGATCGCCGGCAAGACCGAAGAGGCGCTCGTCAACAAGGTTGAAGCGACCACCCTGGCTCTTGACATGGCCAAGGAACCAGCGCATGACGGCCTGGCGGTCCATTCCGCTCTGAGAGATGATGTCGATGAGCGCGTCAGATGCCTTCCCCTTCTGAGAGTGGAGGATGTGCCCAAGCTCGGCGTTGAGGAGCTTCTCTAGGCTGATTGCCCCATCGCCAGCGCTCTCACCTACCGCGGACAGGCTCTTGGCGATCGTCTCGAACTCATCTCTAGTTGGTCCAACATTGGTGTGGTAGACAATGGTGTACGCGAGGTTTCGTAGCCTACCGCGAACCGTGCTGTTGGCGCCAGCGTAGTGCTGCACTGCCTTCAGCAGCCAGCGCATGACGAATGATTTTGGCAGCTGGTTCCTGTTGATGATCTCGATGATCTCGCTAGTTGGCGGGTGTGCACCCCCATTGTAGACGAAGTGACCAAGCTCAGCGTTCAGGTCCCTCTCGATGGCCGCGTCGGCCGTGGCGGTGCCAATGATCTCGTTGATCTTGGTTGACTTCAGCTTGCCCAGCGAGTTGAAGCTCTTGCGAATGCCATCGACCTGGGTTGCTGGGACACCAAGCTGCGTCAGCTTGCCGAGCAGCTTGTTGAGCGATGCTGTGGCCCACTTGTCTGGGAACCCAATCGACTGGCTAAGTCGTGGCTCCACCTCGTGCATCGACTTCAACCAGTTGAGGGTGTACTTCATGAGCTGCTTCGTGGCCCATTCCTTGTTGAAGTCTGGGCGCTTGCGCCACGCATTGATGGCGTAGAGCAGCTCAAGCACTGTGGTGTGGGCATGATTGCCATTGTCGACTACGTGATCGACCCTGACCTTCCAGTTCGGTGTCTTCACCGCCTCATCCACCTTAGGTAGAAGCTGCTGCTTGAAGGTGTTGAGGTCTTCCTCAGTTGGACCGCTGGAGCCCAGCTCATGGTGCGCGGCAACTACCATCGCATAGAGGCGGAGATTGAAGCGCTTTGTTGGTGATGTGAAGCGCTTGATTACATCGCGCAGGAAGACGAGCACCTCACGGCGGTTCAGCTTGTGCCGACGCAGCTCATAGAAAACATTGTTGAGGTGATCACCGCGCCGCCACATGTAGTCGACGAGCTCATCGTCGATATCACCAAGCGCCACGTTCTCAAGTAGGTCATGAACTTTCACTTGATCGTCTCATCATGCTTGAGGTGCTTAACAGCCTCAGCGTGCAACTTTCTCTCAACGCCCTCCAGCGCTGGATAGTTGTAGCCAAGATGGCGCAGCGTGTTGATCCACTTAATAATGAAGGCACCCTCACCGCGAGTGTAGCCGTCGTTGTCGGTCAGCATTGTCTTCAGCGTCTGCAGCGTGGCGCGCATGAGCGGCCCTTCAAGGCGCTCTTTGTTTAGATCCTTCAGCTTGCGCAGCTTCTTCACTATGTCACCGAGCACGACACTGTACTCTGCGTTGTTGTCTGTCTCGCTCTCAATGGCGGCCAAAATACCCTCATCATCCGTTGATACGTCGCCAGCAAGGTCCTTTGCCGTCAGCTTGATACCGTCAGCGTGCTTGTCGGCGGCAGGGTGGAGATTGATTGTGCGTTCAAAGTTGCGGTCAACAAAGCTGTCGTCATAACCAGGGCGCTTCACCTGACCGCTCCAACTTACGTCGGCCGTCATTGGCGTCAGCTTCTTTCCATCCCTGTGAAACTTGATGATGATGGCGAAGCCACGAGGGTCATTCGACTGGTAGCAGAAGTACGGGTGGCCGTCCTCATTACCCCATGAGAATTTGAATGTCAGGCCACCAAGGTCAAAGCTTTTAACAACGCCCTTAGTCTTTACGCTGTCGGGTAGGCCAGCGAGAAGCGCCTTCTTCAGCTCAGCGAACTTTGCCTGACCGCTGTCAGGAGCAACAACCTCACGCGCTTCAAGGAGCTCGCTAAATTTCACTTGCTAATTTCCTGAATGTCGGTCGTCAGCGGCCACGGGCCCTTGTGGCCGAGGTGCTCTTTGTAGTGATCGTACTTGGTGTTGTTCTCGGCGTGCACCTGGATGTTGTGCGCCACCTGCTCAGCAACGTCGGCTGAGTGATATGACTTGATGACCGCCCAACCGCCGCTATGCGCCGTCATCATGCGCTCGATCGCCTGGTGCGGTGTCAGATCGGTGCTGTCGACGATGGCCTCGACGACTACCTCGGCAGGGGTTGTGTCATCATTGAGGATGACGACGTTCCAGCCTGGTGGCTTCTCAACAGGGGCATCGCTGACCTTCGACTTCTTTTCGATGTCAACGATCTCTTCGAGGAGAGGAAATTGTGTCGTCATGCCATACCCCACTGGTGATGGGGTATTTATGACCTGATGAGCTTAGATGTTCTCGAAAATGTCAGTAAGTAGCAGCTCGGTGGCCGGTGTTGCCTCAACCAGCCCCTGCTCGCCGCAGCAGAGGGTCTCGAGGTCTTCAAACGTCAAGCCGGCCAGCTCAACCTCGGCTGCCTCAAGCTCGGTGATGGTTCGGCACCGCAGCACAGGTTCAACTGCGTTGAGAACGTCCTGCTCTGTCCGACCACGGTGAACGGCACCGTTATCGTAGGCTATCTCGATGGTCGCTTTCTTGATTGTCGGGTAAAGGTCGATGATCATTTTGTCTTTTCCTCAAAGGTATTCTTGCACCATGATGGTAGGCAACGCTTCGACTTCATGATTACTTTCTTCGATGGCGCCTTCAGGTTGCCGCTCTCGTCGAGGCAGTCACCGACGAGGTCGTCAAGCTGCTGGGTGAGCAGGCGAACAGCGTGTTTCATCAGGTCTTCATTGATGACGACACTCTCTAGGGCCCGCTTGTTCACGACCATCGTTATCGGTTTTTCTTGATCCATGACCGGCATTCTAACACGCCTCAAACCTGGCGGCGTAAATAGTAGGTTCAGCAATGATTAGGGCGCAGGTTAATGAATATCAAAGAGCTTCTAGAGAATGAGAAGGGCTTCAGCGAGGACAAGATCCTCGATGCCATCGAGAACTGCATAGCAGCAACAGTTGACCATGACACTGGCGCTGGTGATGGTGATACGTTGTTTGACGAGATGGAAGATGCTCAGACAGATCTTCGCAACGAGCTCTCTTTAGCTGTAGAGCACGGGCTGACCAAGCAGGATGTTATGCGCGTCATCATGCTGGCGATCAAGGACATAGCCGATACACCTGCGCAGAAGAATGCGTTCAGCGATATCCTCGACAGCGTCATTGTTGATGAGCTGCCAGAAAATCTTGCTCCAACAAAGGCTGAGCTGAAAGTAATTCAGAAGAGCACCTACACACCAGCCGATCACAAGCAGCACCTACAAGGTCGCGTCAGCAATGCGCGAGAGGCGCTGGCAAATGCTACAGCAGATCATGCGCGAGCAGTTGCAGATCTTAACGCGCACCTCGAGAAGCACCCGCACTTGAAGGATTGAAGTGAAGATCGCTGAACTCATTAATGAAGAGCTATCGAGCACCGAGGTCACCAACCTGGCACGCTGGACAAATTTTCTAGCTAGCGTTGATGAGCATGCGCTGTGGCGCTTCGATGAGCTCGCTGACCGCCTTCGCGGCGGCGCGGCCGAGTTCAAAGAGCTCGCAAGGACAAACCCTGAGATCACCAACAACATCTTCAAGTTCACCCTGAAGTGGGTGAAGCAGTTCCTCGTTCAGATCGGAAGCGCCGGTGATGGACACCCATGGAATGATGTTGACAAGATGCGGCTCCACGGCGTAGACCTTGTTCTCTTCCTTGATTGGCTCTCAAAGAATGACCTCGCTCAGGCCGACCACATCGCATCCGCCAAGAAGTCGGTCGCCATCGGCATCAATCGACTGAAGGAAATGTCCGCAGCAGGTTGAAGTTTTCATCTGCTGTCAACCTGTTTATGATTGACGCATGAAGACCGAGACAGACAGACCAGTCGACACTTCGACTGACGCTGCAATTCGTTACGCCAGCGCGATGAAGAACATCACGTTCCCATTCACGCAGGAGCGTGGCTTCCAGCACAACTGCGCAAGCTTGCTGCTAGCTGTTGCCAAAGAGCGCGACGAGCTTGCTGCAAAGGTAGCGCTCTGCGCATCTGCCGCAGCAGACTATTCGGCTGGCATTCACGGCTCGACTGAATGCATGTTTGCCATCGTCAACGCCATCAAAGACAAGGAACCATCATGAGCCCTGCTATTGCAGCTTTGGCGATCATCGTCACACCCCCGGTTGTCGGCATCATCTGGCACGGCGTCCTGTCGCCATCAACGCGCGACAAGGTCCGCTCAGCAGTGTGCGCCGCCGAACGCAGCGTTGAGCGGCTCGGTGAGAGCAGCGAGCGGTTCAAGGACAGCTTCGCAAGGCCAACGCTGTGATCAACTTCAGGCGCAATTCAAAGCCTCAGCTGCCATGGCAGATTTACGAGCTGCACATTGGTGAGGCACCACAGAACATTTTCTGGCCATCAAGAGATCTTTTCGAGTACCGAACTGGTGATCTTATTGCTGGTATGATGGGCCTCGATCTAGAGGCAGAAGCCACAAAAGAGGTCTACGATCAGCTTGTCGCAGCTTATGACATTGGTGATCGACACGCCTTCGGAGGGGTGTTTGAGTACAGAACGCGCCTCGAAATAGTCGTGGCGCTGCATCATCCAATTCGTGAATGGAGGGCAGAACGTGAAGCTTCTCACACAGCTTGAGGCCGCATTCAAGAACTGGAAGAACCACAAGCTCTGCATCTACATCAACCGTGAGGATGCTGTTGAGCTGTTAAAGTTCCACGGCATTGAGCTTGTAAACAATGCGCTCGCAGTTTGCCCTGACTGCAAAGGTACCGGCGCCCACTGCAAGCACAAAGAATGCTCGTTCGTCTGCGACACCTGCCAAGGTGATGGCAAGATAAAAGCTGTGGCATAACGTGTCTTCGCTAATCGACCTCAGTCAGTACTTCACAGCCGTCAAGCGGTTTAACACTGTTGGGCAGGTGAAGGCTACTGACATGATCTCGGGTCGCTTCATCGACCAAGATCGTTGCTACCTCATCGACGACATCTTAGCGATCGGCAAGAAGAACCGGGCTACGCACGTCATTCTTCTCCTGAGGGAGGGAGCGACTGTATGGGAAGACGGCTTCGAACCGAACAGCGTTTACTACATCCTGCCTTTTGAGGACGTCAACGTATTCATAGAGAGGCTCTCGGCTGAGGGTGTTGTGCTTATGAAGGAGATCAAGTGAACGACAAAATAAAGAGCATCGTTGTCATCTCACCGCATGGCAACACCTACCAGATCTCCGCTCCAGCGAATGACGCTCTAGTCATCGATGGGCACCTGGATGTTCCACAGTCGCACGTTCTTGTGATGAGCGATCGGCGTACCATCGCCGTAGTTCCACACGACTGGACAATGATCCTTCATTATGAAGGCCAACAGCAGATCATTCGATCGGTGATGCTGTGAGTGGCATGACCAAAGAAGATCATCACCACGTTCGCCAGCTGGTAGACATCATCTGGCGCCAAGGTGAAGAGATGGTCGAACTTCGCCTGAAGTGGCTGGCCGCAGAAGCAGCAGCTGAAGAGACGCGTCAGAAGCACCTCAAGCTGAAGGCCATCGTCAACAAGGCCTACGACACCATGGGTCAGCAGCCACCAGAACTTCCATAACACAGGTTGCGGTTTATCTTCAACCTCCACTAGCATACAATAAAATCTCCACAACATAGGAGATTTTCTTGGACAACATCCTTCTTACCATTGGCTGCGTCCTCATGGCGTTTGCTGTTCTCATCGCTGTCGGCACATGGGGCCGCAACGAGTGGCAGCGTCGTTTCAAGAGCGAGTGATCATGGCGAGGGGGGCGCTGATCCTAGATGATCGCGGTTGTTCTCAAGATGAGGACAGCAAGGCCGTCAAAACCTGCATCAAGCAGGTGGCGGCCGACATGAACCTTGACTTCGTCGAGGGGCCGATTACCGCATGCAGCAAGTGCGGTCATTTCGCCTGCGTATGCGAGGCGATCGCAGCTCACAAACCTGACTGCAAATTTCTACGCGCCGTTGCTGGAGCCGTACCAATCGAGTGCGAGCATGGCTTCGACGTCTGCCCACGGTGCGATCCGTGCACCTGTCATGATCACAGTTAAGCTCGTCCGTCGAAACGAGGAAGAGGTCTCTCTTCTCGTCAACGACGCAGAGGTGGCGACCGTCGACTATGACCAAGCTGGCTGGTCAGGGCTTGAGGCCTTCGAGAGCGGCATTCAAGGGCTGATGGCCCATCTCATCTCACACCTTGGCCCAGACGTCATCGAGCTGGTAGAGGACGAGACCTACGGTAGCGACGATGAAGAGGATGACGAATGAACGTACGCATCATTGAAGACTTCAATTCTGGCGGCGTCAAGCACTGGATAGTTCAGCGTCGGAGCTGGCTGTTCTGGTTTCCAGTTGACATGCACTTCGGCAAGCGCTATTCTCCCGAGTACAAGCACAGCACGCTGGCCGATGCTGAAGCTCTCGTCAAGAAGCTTTCAGAGCCGGGCCGCATCGACAGTCGCCGCGTTGTTGCTGAATACGAGATCAAGCAGATAGGCAAATGAACACAATCAAGATCGTCAAAGGTCCAGAGGATGCGCTTGTTGAGCTGAATGGCATCGAGGTTGGCGTTCTCGCCTATGATGACCCAGGTGCAATTCCTCTTGAGGTTCTCGAGGAGCGCGTCAACTGGCTCATCGATCTTCTGCGCTCTCATGGCAACGATGTAGAGCTTGTCGTTGAGAGCATCGAATGAGCGAGCGCGAGATGAAGCCAATTCCGATCTCGGCAGCTGAAAAGATTGCTAAGCAGTTCGGCTACGACCAAGTGGTTATCATTGCTCGCCGAGTTGGTGGCCCTGATGAACCGCACGGTGAGCACTGCACAACGTACGGCATCAATGAGGAACACTGTGAGGTCGCTGCAATGATGGGCGACCATTTCAAGTACAAGGTGATGGGCTGGAAGAGGGAAGCCGAAGTTGTCCATTCTAGTTAACGTCGACCCACGGTCTGAAGGTGCACAGAAGCTGATCAAGCTCTCTGACGAGCTGATGTTCAATCTGTACCCGAAAGAGATCTGCTTCCTCGATACAGCAGAGGACCTCGAGCAGCATAGGGCCTTCGTGCTCGGTGTTGAGGAGCACGGTGATCTTGTCGCCATCGGCGCTGCCAAGGTCATGACGGGTTACGGTGAGCTGAAGCGCGTCTTCACACTGCCAGAATGCCGTGGACGCGGCTACGCACGCTGGATCATCTCAACCCTTGAAGATTACCTGCAGCCGCTGGTTTCTGTCGCGTACCTCGAGACTGGAACGCTGCAGCCACAATCTATCAGGCTCTACCGTTCCATGAATTACAGGGAGCGCGGACCGTTTGGTGAGTATCTCGAAAATGGTTACAGCGTCTTCATGGAGAAGCACCTGTGAGCGGCACACTTTCTGCTATCGCCTTCTACGTTGTTGAGAAGGACGGTCTCTACCTTGAGCGCAACTGGTTTGACAAGGAGCTGCACGAAACGAGGGCTCACTTCGCCAGAGCTGAGGGCGCTGAGAAGCATCTCAAGGAAATGCAAGGCAAGGGCTTCGATGTTGAGGGAGCTGTCATCCTCCCTGTTCGCCTGTCTGTCGGGCCTGAGCTCATCAAGCCAAAGCTGCAGGTCAAGAAGTCAGGCTTTGCCATTCAGCTGACAACGAAGGGTTACAACGGCAAGCAGAAGAAGGCCTACTGGAAATCCAACAAGGTCAAGAAGTACGAGCCTAACTCGCTCTACGGCTGTGCCAGCTGGACAAACCTAGTCGAAACCACGGTGTCAGCCAGCACCTACAAGACAAAGGCAGAGGCTGAGGCAAAGCTTGCCGAAATCATTGGCGCCCATACCACCCTCATTGCGAAGTGGGATGATGGCGACGGTGATGTGTATGATGCTGACAGCCAGCAGCGCCGAGCCGACGAGCTGCGTGCCTACAAGTACAAGATTGTGAAGGTGTAACATGACAAAGAAGCGAACGAAGCTGTACGAGGTCTGTGTTCTCACCAAGATCATGGTGGCGGTGAAAGACCGCAAGGAGCTTGATCAGTTCGTTGAGACGTTACAGGAGCCATGCTACTACGACAGGGGCAAGTCATTCGGCTCGAGGGTCGAATACGTCAACCCATTGCCGGTCGATGTTGCAGCGCTGAAGTTCCCAAAGGATGAGCGCCCGACGAACATAGCAAAGCGCGCCAAAGAATACTTCGGAGGAGATCGAGCTGCCGTCGTGGCGTTCGATCTCGGCATATGAGCGGCAAGCCAGACGTTTTGACAGGCCATGAGCGAACTGCCATCGAGCAGTTCCTCAAGTACGGTGAGAGCGAGTTCGGCAAGAGCCAACAGGGCTACTTTTCTGGTGGTGGCTGGGCAGCAACGCAGCTTCGCGGCCTCCTCGAACGCACGCACGATCCATATGCCACCAAGCCTTGACGGCATAAGGGCCGCGATCGAAGGTGAGAAAATGGTCGGCCCACATCTTCAAACCGCCGACGAGCTAATAGCTGGCCGCTTCCTTTCAGATGACGATGCTCCAGTTCTCACTGACAACCTCATCGAGTTGGGTCGCAAGAATGGCGCGAAGTACCTCGTCGTGTTCTTTGAAGCCGGCGACGTCTGGCTCGATGCTTACACCCCCGACAATGTTTTCTTCGTGATGCCTGGCGAAAGCGTGGATTGGGTAGAAGAGCGGCTTGCTCATGCCGGCCACACATCAACCTTCGAAATCACAGGTTGACGAACCGGCAGATAGCTGACAGGTTATAATGATCTTCACACAATCAGGAGATCAAGATGCACGAGCATGACGGTTGTTGCGGACATCGCCACGGTGAGGGCAAGCGCCCATCATTGACCAGCATCCTTGGTAAGATCGCGATTGCAATCGCGATTATCGCCATCCTCTTTATCTCCGCCTGCGCAAAGGCACCGACTGGCACGACGACGCCAATCGGTGAGTTCCGCGTCGAGAAGCTCTTCGTCATCGACGACTGCACCGTCTACCGCTTCCTCGATGATGGTCGATACCGCTACTTCACGAAGTGTGTGGGCGCGGTGTCAAGTTCTACAGAGAGCGTGGTCGGCAGCAAGCACAAGTACCCAGACAGTAACTCAACTTCGTACGCGGCTACTACTGCGGCACCCGAAGAAGAGTACGTTCTTCAGTCCTCGAAGATCACGCAGTAAGGAGACAACGATGCCAACAGTTGCTCTCGTTCTTCTCTGCATCCTCGCCTACGTTGTCGTCGGCATTGCCGTCGCTGCCATCTGGGAATGCCTCGGTCAACCAGCTTTCCCAGGAATGAATGAAGCGTGGGAACCTGTCGATCGCGGCATGTTCATCGGCATGTGGCCGTTCCTGCTGTGCGTGCACCTCATTTGCTTCATCATGCGTGGACCGATGTTCATCGCTGAGGGGCTCTCGAGCACCTGCGTCAAGCGCAAGCGCAAGACCCACAAGGCCCGGGCCTGGGAGTAACGACATGCTGATAGCACTTCTCTGTATCATTGGTTACCTCTTCATTGGCTTTGCCACGGTAACCGCTCTCAGCTGTGCCGGTCAAGGTTCATTCCCAGGCGATCAGGAACGCTACTACAGGCACACCTTCACAAAGACGGACAAGACGCTGACGCTCTGTCTTTGGTTCTGCGTGTGGGTCGTCTGGATCATCTACTTTTTCTACAAGTACGCCTTCAAGTATGTTGCAGCGGGCATCACCCATCCAGTGAACGGGCTTCTCGCTCTCAGTGACCGCATCGTCGCGAAGTTCTGCCCGAACAAGAAATCAGATGTCTGACGTTCTGTTTCATCCAATGTTTATCGTCGCTGTTGTATGGCTGCTTGCACAGCTGCGCTTGTTCGGTGCAAAGGCCCGCGTTGTTGAGATCAAGAGCGGCAAGACGCACTACTTCAGGCCCGACATAAAGCGCTGGCTGGTTGTTCCTTATTGGGACCCTGTTTCCGAGATGCGTTCTACATCCAGCGAGTTCGGGAACATACGCTACTACCACTCGTATGAGTATGATACTGCTGAAGCTGCTGAGGCGATCATCAAGAAGGAGTTCGCCGAGCGCGACGAACGAAAGGCTCTCCACTCAACAGACTTCACCAGAACGGTGATGAGGATGTACGATGGACGATAAGCACATGAAAGAGATCCAGAAGAACTGGGAATGGTACGTTCACAGCGCTCGCTACGAGGGCTACTCACCGTACTGCCTCATGTGCAAGATCGAAACGCTGGCGAAGCCAGCGGCTGACAGCCACATCGACGTGCTGCTCGTCGCCTGATGGACATCATCCGCATCGTCAGCCTGACAGATGACGAGATCAACGTCATTGTTGAAGGTATCGAGAAGGACTTTCTTGAGCTCCTCAAGCGCAATGATATCGAGCTGCCGGAGGATACGATAAAGTTCCTGATGAAGTACGTGCGCGCAATCGCCACTGAGCACTTGGAGCCATTCAAATGAGCTGTGACATCTGCGGACGTGGTTCGTGCTGCACCTCCTTCCACTCTCTTGATGAGCAGAACCGATACGAGAAGGTAATCGAGGCCTTCGATCGTGCGCGAGACCTTCGCGCTGAGGTACGAAATCAGCTGCTCGAAGATATGCAGGAGAGCCAAGATGACGAGTGACCCACTTAACATAATGTAGAAGTGTACTCTGACCACCAGTGTGATAAGATTGACCTGACCTTTCAACCTGGAGCTGACATGAAGAACCTTCGCTGGAACATCGAACGCGCCCTGATCGTTCTCGCCCTGCTCGCAGTCCTGTACTTCACCCCCCGCATGTGGCTGCTGTACGGTCTCGTGTATCTCGCTGTGAGCTTTCCGTTCTGCGTCCTGATCGGCAAGATGCTTGCGTTCAACGATCGCGCCGTCAAGCCGCCGACCGATGAAGAGAAGCCTCAGGTCGTCAAGCCGCCTGTCCGACACCTGCGCCTGGTAGTCGTGGAGTAAGCCATGAGCTCTGCCTCGAAGACCATTGGCGGCTTCCTCGTGGAAGTCGAGGTTGTGATGGAGGATGGGCAGCCAGTGTCGAGCTGCACCATCTCCAAGGGTAAGTACGCATCGAGCCTGCGCCTGGCGCAGGAAATCGGCGGCATCGAGAACCACGATGACGGTTCCGTTCTTACGATCCCCGAGCCCACCATCGAGAACATCGAAAAGTTTGCAGACGACAACGGCTACTGAGGAGATCGCATGAAGGAAATCGACCCGCCCTTCTACACCGTCGAGGTGCTAGGAACTGGCTACGTCAAGGCTATCACCCGCGACAAGATCGAGTACACGGCCGACCTCAACAAGGCGCGCCTGTTCGGCACGCCAGCCGAGGTTACACCCTACATTCGCCGCTTCGGCAACGCGCGGGTGTTCATTGACCAGGTTTACGCCGCTGTCAAGACCGTCGTGCTGAAGGCTGGAAAGCCCGGCATCGATGCGAAGGCCATGTGATGGACGAACGTGAAGAAGCCCTCGCGATAGTCGAGGCAACTGTTTTCCTGCGAGATGGTGGTTCGGCAACCGTGCGCTGCCGTGGCGTTCATCGCGCAAAGATCCACGGCGCTACAGTCCACCCATTCGAAACGCCTGAAGGTCAGATGGCATTGTTCGTCAAGGCCGATCCAGCTGGAAATCTGACCAATTATGACAAGGCTAGCGGCGAGACAGACGGCAAAAGCTTCTTCCACTACATGTTCCCAAAGCTCAAGGGCCGCTGTCACTTCAAGGATGGCGACTGGACGAACCTCGTCGACAGCAATTGGGAGATGAACGCCAAATTGTACACGAAGCAGGAGCGTCGCTTCCGTCGCGCTATGAACCAGCAGGCGGCCCATTTAACATAACTTGACCTGTTGTACTTGGGCTGGGGTCGTGATAGAATGTCCTCACCAACCTGATGAGGACGCTACGATGATCAAGGTCTACCACGTCAAGAACCCCACCTTCTTCCCGAGGCCGCTCGCTCTCGACGAAGTGGTGCTGGTTGCAGAGGTCAAGTCCGACGATCTCGAGGACGCCTACCGCCTGACGAACAACATCGACAGCGCGTGGAAGCGTGGCATCGACGTCACCTACCTCGGTCCTCCTGACGGCTGCCGCTCTACCTCGATGGGCGACATCCTCGAACACGACGGCAAGTTCTTCGTCGTCGACACCTTCGGCTTCAAGCCCTTCACCTTCAACGAGGAGAACGGCAAGTGAACATCGAACAGGTCAACAACAACGTCCGCCTTGAAATCACCAGCGACGAAGCCCTTGAGCTCGCGCAGGCCCTCATCGCTCAAGTCGCCCGCGAGAAGCAGGTTGGCAACGCGCTCGCCTACTCGCGCCACTCAATCGTGCAGATCGGCGGCAAGCCGGCCCCTGGCGTTCTCATCATCAACGTAGGGCCGAACGCGTGAAGCAGCGCCCACCTCGCCGTATGACCAAGCAGGAGCACGAGGACCGTGCAGACCTGGACGCGGCTGCGATCATCGGAGTTCCTGTGAAGTTCGTGAAGCAGTACCTCGCGCAGGGCAAGACGCTGTCTGACCTCATCGAGGACAAGCACGCTGGCAAGTTGGAGACGACATGAACACGATTTTCCTGACGCGCGCCAAGAACCTCTCTGCTGCCCATGCGTTCGAGCTTGAGCAGCGCAAGGCGAAGGCCGAGTTTGGTGGCGACAGCCGCAATGGCACCATCGCCACGAAGGCAACGTTCCAGCTGATCACAGATGAGGTGATGGAAGTTGCGGCCGCCATCGAAACCGCCATGAAGATCATGCGCGGCGAGGCAGGCTACGAGCACCTGAACCGCGAGGATGGTCCTGCTGGAGCAATTCCAGTCGGTCGCCTTGAATGGCTGTTCTTTGGTAGGGCGCCAGCATGAACGCCCACAAGCGCTGCACCATCGTCTATCGCTGGTCACCGACCAGCCAGTCTGGCGGCACTGAAAACTTCGGTGTCACCGACGAAAACGACCCTCGCATTGAGGAGCGCAAGAAGTCGCTGACCGATCGAGGCATGCACATCAAGTCCGTTACTTTTGATTGGTCTGCCTGAGGAGGGCACATGGATACTCGCTTCATAATCATCTCGCTCATCTGTCTTGGACCAGCGATCCTGTCGTTCATGGCATGGAACATGCGCTGCTACATCGTGTCGCTGCAGGGCAATGCGCCAACGTATCTTCACGAACAATTCAAAGGACTGTTGCGCCACGCTCTCGCCATCAACATTGGGGCCGTCGTCTTAGCGATCCTCATCTTTGTGGCTGGCTACCACAACTGGTGGTCGAAATGATCCACCATTCACGTCGCATCTATCCGAACGGCTCCATTCAGGACAACGGCGTTTCATCTGAGCACATCGCTCATCACATCTGGTACAACCAAGTCATGCGTCCTGGTACCGTGCTCATTGTCGACGGGTGTCAGGTGTCAGACGGCTGCGGCACGGTGGACAAGGAGCTCATCGAGAAGCACAAGGCCCTGACGAAGGACATGAAGGCTACTCGTGACACTCAGCCGTATTCGTAAGGAGAGACCATGAACCGCATTGCAATCACGTGCCTACTTTCTGCAGCGCTTATGGCCGGCACAGCCATAGTCGTATCTGCCTGCGCCCCAGCGTCAACCACTGGTCAGACGAAGCGCGAATACGAGCGCCTCGATGGCCGCAGTATTTACCTCGAAGAGAACTACATCTACACGATCACCGAGTTCGACAACTCGCTCGGCGAGCACTGCACTGTTGTGAGCCGTGGCTCGACAGGGTTGGCACTGCACTGCGTCAAGAAGCCGGGTGAAGAGCTGACGAGCATTGCACCTCGCCCAGCGACAACTACATCGAGCAGTGACAGTAATGCGTATGTGCTAGAGAGCAGCAACATCACGCGATGAACCTTCTACGCGCCAAGAACCTTGATGTTGTGGCTCGCTTGTCAAGCTACCGCCTACGTCAGTTCAGTAAAATGTGGGAGCAGCCTGAGCTTGGTGATGATGGGTTCGAAACGTTCCATCTGAAGCGTGGCGATAAGACCAAGTCAAAGAAGTTTGGTGTCGACCTCAGCACCTACCTCGCTCGCGAGATCAAGGACTGGGCCAACTTCAGCAGCTACATGAACCCTACAGAGCAGAACATCATCGACATCTTCTGGCGCATCTTCGGCGAGAACGATGATATCCAAGCAAAGGAAGCGTTCTCGTTCAGCGGGTACTGGGCGATGGAACACAATGATGGCAATGGTCTTGCTGGATCGCAGGTGATGTTCATCGTCGACAACCCACTGGGCCACCGTCTGTGGGCTGAGGGAGGGAAGCTGCGAACCCCTAAGAAGGGAGAGGCGATCTTGCTGCACACCAACAAGTATCACGCTCTGTACCCGGCGAAGGGGTTAACTGCAGATCAAGCGGCCACGCGGCCGCTCAAGTTTGTGTCTGTCGCTTTCTACGGTCCTTAGTTCAGGCCGTACGTAATTGTCAACCCTTGGCCAAAGCCTCTGTTGCCAGCTGAACCAGACCAGTTACTTCCACTGCCATTAATGTAGAAGTCAATGCTTCCACCGGTATCGACAGCTGCAATTAGGTTCGGCTGCGTTGCACCACCGCTGCTGTTGAAGACGCTAGTGCCGGTTGCTGGCACGTATTGTGCGCGAAGTGGCTTACATACCGCAGGAACGTTGGTAGCTTCCATATAGAAGTTTGTGCCAGAACTGGTGCCAGTGATTGATGGAATTCTCAGCGTACATGTCTTACCAACAACCGAGTAGTAAACTGTTGCAGTTCCGGTTGGGTTCAAACCACCGAAGTTGCCGGTGAACGATCCATCAGACGCGCCACCCGCTGGTGTCTGCCATGTTGGCGCAGAGGTGTTGCCGTTTGAAGTGAGCACCTGACCGGATGTACCAGTTGCGGTACCGCCAGTACCAACTGACCATGCACCGTTGCTGAGGATGCGGAGACGCTCAACAAGGGTGGCGGTGCCAGGTGATGCGCTGTCAGGCGCCGTCGAGATTGCGATGTAGCCGCCGCTCGCGATACCTGAGACGCTTGTTGTTGCTACACCACCGTTGATGATGACGTTACCGCCACCAATTGCAGCTGCGTTAGCTGCGCCGTTACCGCCAGCGATTGTGACGTTGCCGCCAACCACCGTCATACCTGTAGCAAGGGTGCTGTTTGCGCTCTTGGTGCCACCAGTTATTACTACGCTGCCCGCCGTACCTGCACCAGACGTGCGTGTGTAGACAGAACCGCCCTGAATAACAGCGTTACCACCGGTAACAGGGTTCGAGTCCGCCTGACCAACACCGCCAACAACGTTGACAGCACCGCCATTTATTCTTGTGCTTCCAGGGAACGACTGACCGTTGTTGTCGCTCCATGAACCGCCCATGATTGTAGCGATACCGGCTGTAGTAGTGATAGATCCAGTTGATGCAATTGGACCACCCGAGATGATGACGTTGCCTGGTGTTATTGCAGCATTTCTTGACGCTCCAGGCACGATGAATACCTGTGCGCGATCTACAATGAAAGCTGATGTGTTGTTCGTGCCGAGCGGCGTCACCGTTAGACCTGGCGACGTGTTCATTGTCATGTTTGAGTTGGCTGCGCCAGCACTCGGACCGGTTATGACCGTCATGCCGCTCGATCCAGCGGTAGCGACAGAGTTTACAAGCGCTTGTCCACCACCAACCCAAACAGATCCAGTGGTTCCCTGTGAGGTGTTGAGGAAGCCACCAATAATTGTTGTATTGCCACCCACAGATGACGTCGAACCGGTCAGAGGTGGGCCGCCCTGAAGGATGATGCTACCACCAGTACCGTTTGAGGTACCAGTTGCGCCACCAGTAAGCGTGATGCCACCACCATTGACGTTTGTTCCCGTGCCTGCGCTCCCGGTAATCGTCATTGTGAGACCGTTTGTAGCACCAGCCGCCGCCACGATCTTCGCACCGACGCTAGAGGTGCCGAGCGCGAGGGTCTGGGTACCAGTGGTCCAGGTGAAGTCAGCCGTACCGGTCAGCTGGTTCGATGCGCTACCGTAGGCGATGTACGCGTTAGTCAAGGCTGTGCCGCCACCACTTACGCCTGTAAACTGAGTGAAGGTGAGGGCGGTACTACCGATCGTAATTGGGTTGTTCGTCGTGAGCACCCAGCCGGTGTCGGCGTTTGACGTACCTTCTTCAACGAAGGTGTACGCACCGCCGGTCACCTCATTTGAAGGTGAGCCATCAAAATCGGCAGCGCGCTGCCATGCACCAGCCGCGACAACGTAGATGCCGTTCTCAGAGCCAGTCGTCTGGTTCTTGACGAGCACGCGATCGCCAGCGATAACAGAGATGCTGTCAATCGTCTGTGGCGCAGAGAGGGTGATGTTGGCTGTCGTTGCAGCGCGGACAGAACCTTTTGGATCCAGGCCGGCCGCGATGCTGTCAGCGTACTGCTTGGTTACTGCGTGCAGCGCTGAAATTGGATCACCGCTGAGGGTGATGTAGCCTGACGACATTGTGTCGCCAGCCTTGTTGAGTGGGGTATAGCCAAGCGCGGTTGTGAGATCGCTCGGGCTTACGGCTGAGGTTGCGATAACGAGACCCTTACCGTTGACCGTTACCTTCCTGAAGGTGTTCGACTGAGGAGATGAGTTGACCGTCGCGAGCGTTGTTGCAACTGATCCAGTACCCGTGCCGGTGATGTCACCGGTGAGCGTGACCTCTCCACTTCCGCCACCACCATTTTCAGCATCTGCAACGAGCTGCCAGTCGCCATTGCTGTAGACATACAGGCCGATGTCGTTGCCCTGTCCTGAGCTGCCAATATAGAAGAGCTCACCGACAGAAGGGTCATCTGGAAAATCGGCACCTACGCTCACGGTAAGGTTCGAAATTTCAGAACCTTCGAGCATTGTGATGTTGTCGAAAAGCATTTGGGAAGTCTCCTCAAGTGGGGTCGGTCAGTACTATTTGATCTGATGTGATGGCCCTCGAGGAGGAGAGCATACAACTATTTACGGTACCAGAGGCTTCGACCTGCTGCCAGCCATTCGGTCCCGGGGCCCAGATATTATGTTAACTGGAACCTTCCGAAGGTTTTTGTGTACTTCCCGACGGTTGCGGACTACAATGCCCTACGTTCTGAAACCTGATGAGGATTTTCACGATGAGCAAGGTCGCAAATCTTTCCTTCAACAACGGTGTCGGCAAGTGGCAGGCAACGTACGCCGGCAAGGTGCTGGCGCAGTCACCTTCGAAGGACTACGTCTGCATCCGAATTCGTGAAGGCCACTGCCGGCGAGCCAAGATGATGGGCATCGTAGATGTCCAGGAAGTTGGCGGCAGCGTCGAAACGAGCACGCTCTCACCTGTTGTTCAGGCCGTCGACAAGTTCGGCATCAACGAACGCTTCGACTTCCTCACTGACTTCGTGCTGATGGTCGCTGACGGCACCTGCCCATCTCTGCTGGTTACCGGCGAGGGCGGCCTCGGCAAGACCTTCACCGTCAACAAGGCGATGCGCAAGGCAGGCCGTGAGATGCTCGACCTCGAAGCTCTCGCTGCCGGCACGAAGATCGACGACAAGAAGTTCTACGCGGTCGTCAAGGGCTACTCCACCGCGAAGGGGCTCTACCGCACCCTCTACGAGAACCGCAACCGCATCATCATCTTCGACGACTGCGATACGGTCCTCCGCGATCCAGTCGCTCTCAACCTCCTGAAGGGTGCGCTCGACAGCTACGACAAGCGCATCATCTCATGGAACGCCGAGAGCAGCTTCGGCGGCGACGAGGAGCTGCCACGCAGCTTCGAGTTCAAGGGCGGCGTCATCTTTATCTCAAACCTTCAGCTCTACAAGATCGACCAGGCCGTGAAGTCACGCGCCCTGCCGATCGATCTCTCAATGACCACCCAGCAGAAGATCGACCGCATGGAGACGCTGATCAAGGCCGAAGAATTCCTGCCTGAATACAGCGCGAAGGTCAAGCGGCAGGCGCTGGACTTCCTCGAGAAGTTCCAGACGCAGGCCAAGGAGCTCTCGCTCCGCACGCTGATCCAGGTCGTGAAGGTCGCCGGCCGCGGCGACAACTGGGAGCGCCGCGCAGAATACCTGCTGACGGCCGCCTAACTGCAACGGACACCACGGAGAACGACATGAGCAACATCGAAATCATCGGGAAGTTCAACGAGATCAGCGCCAAGATCAGCGCGCTCATCCTCGAGCGCAGCGCACCTGAAACCCAGGTCGAAGCGCTGGCGAAGGAGCAAATCGCCATCGCTCGGACGGCCATCAGCGAGTGCAAGCCATCTGACTTCGAACGGTTCGGGCACGAGCTCGACAGCTACCGCCGCATGGACCGCCTCGTGATCGACAGTGACGGCACGATCATGATGTGGGAGGACGGTACCTGCGGAGATCGCGACGAAGAGCTCTGTCAGTTCAAGTTCCACCCGTGGTTCGTCGACGGAAAGTACGACGACTACAAGCAGTTCATCAAGGACAAGATCGCCCAGCAGCGCGACCTCGACAAGGTCGTGAAGCGGAACAAGCTCACCACCGAGCTGGCCAACGCCGAGAAGCAGGCGCAGCGCCTGCGCGAGCAGCTGGCGGCTGTATGATCAAGCTCACCGACACGCAGACGCAGTTCCTTGTGGAGACGCTCGCCACACTCGGTGGATCGATCCACACTGCCTCGATAGTGCAGCGAGCGAAGGACGCGGTCGCGATGATCAGCGTCGCAAAGCTCGCCGCCGAGAACCCACGGTACGAGCATGACTGCCACGCATGCACCTTCCTCGGGCGTCGCGTCGATCTTCACCGCGGCGAGGTCGATCTCTACCACTGCTACCAGCTGGAGGAGCTGCCGACGGTCATCGCTCGCTACGGCGACAACGGCCCTGACTACACGAGCGGTCGCAACATTCCAGACCCAAGCCTTGCTGAGGCGAGGGTCCGCGCCAAAGCTTTCGGTCTTTCGGTTTGACGGAGAACAACATGACGAACATTGCAACCTTCCGCTCGCAGCGCGAAATCAACCAGGCAGCGCAGCTCACCGTCGATGAAGATCAGTTCGAAGCTGGCAAGCTGCCGCTCGACGAGTTCATCGAGCGCAACTTCGACGCGCTGTACGAGAAGCACTATCAGGACATGCCGTACGGCACCATGAAGGCGCGCGATGGAGACCCGCACCAGTGGTTGGCTGACCACTACAGTGGCATCGAGAACGACGTTCACTCGATGGCAGACCGCCTGATGGACGAGCGTCGGGACGCGGACCTGTGAGCGCAGTTCCTACAACCTCGCTCGCGCTACTGCGCTTCATTGAGGACCACAACAAGTGGGCCAGAGTTTTCAACTGCAGGGAGATCAACCCTGCAGCGCTTACGAGCAACGACAAGATCCAGCTCCGGGAAAAGCTGGAGGCCGAGCTCTCGCCTGAGAACCTCACCTGCGATGGTGAGCTCAGCAACGCGGAGGTTCGCATCAAGAAGGTTTTCCTGGACAGGGTCAGCGATGAGCTGGCAAAGGTGGAGACATGAACTACACAGCTTACATCATCACGGCAATCGGTGGCGCTCTCATCGTCCTCGGTGCCCGCCCCCTCATCAACCACTTCTTTCGAAAGAAGCCTGAGCGAAAGCCTGCCTTCCTGCTCATGATCGAGAAGGAGGATGGCGAGGTCAGCATTGCGAAGACCAAACGGACCAGCAACGTCGACAAGATCGTCGTCGCCAGCGAGGAGAACAAGCACCTGCTGTACGTCGTCGGCTCGAAGCTTCTTGATGAGAAGCTGATCGTCGGGTACCAGGTTCTGCAGACGTCGGGTCCGCCAGTCAAGGCGTATGAAGATGTCGAGACAGCGCCAGAGATGGTCAGCGTTGCGGATGCCCCAGCATGAGCAAGCCAAACTGCTACGAGTGCGTTCACCGTCGCAGCGTGCCAGGCGACGCGCACTCAGCGTGCGCCAACCCAGCAACAGGAACGAGCGGCGACATGTTTGATGGCATCGTTGCGATGCTGGATGGTCGAGCTGTCAAGGCCGCCCGGCAGCTGAACATCACCGCCAACCCGCACGGCGTGCGCTCTGGTTGGTTCAACTGGCCCGGAAACTTCGACCCGGCGTGGCTGGAAACCTGCAGTGGCTTTACGCCGAAGGAGATCAAATGATCGAGGTACGTGAAATCGGATACGCCGCCGCAAATGGCTGGACCATCAAGCGTGCCGTAGGTGGTCCACATGCTGGCAAGTGGGTGCTGAAGAACGAACACGGCGCAGTTGTCGATGTCGACGCCTTCCGCAACGACCTCTTCGAAAGGAACGGCCTGAAGGTCGACGACATGGCCGATCAGTCGCCCGGAAACAAGGCTGAGGCCCACTACAACAGCATCTCCGCGAAGGTGCGAAACCTCCTAAAGGAGGAGCTCAACGGAGCTTCTCGTGAGGTGCGCGACATGGTGGAGAAGCAGCTCAATCAGCAGTTCAGGTTCAACGCATGAGCTACATACGCTGCAGCACAAACCTTCATCTCCGCAAGGGTGAGCCGAAGGATGACGAGTTCTCGCTGACCTACGCGTACGGCGATGGGCGGCACATCTGCATCTCCAACGGCTGGCGCCGCACCCTCGAACGCCTCACGAAGAACGTTGGCAAGAAGCGCGCGAAGCAGCTGCTTGCGTTGAACCCACAGGCTGAGGTATATCTTACCGACGCCGAGATGCGGTACATGTGTCAGTCGTACCTGTCGCGCGACCCACGCTTCAAGAAGATGGGTCTCACGCCGCCAAATCCTGCCCCGTTCCGCCTCAGGGCAGGCGAGAAGGAACAGCTTGAGAAGCTCTTCCGTCCGCGCAAGCGCAAGATGAGCAAGGCCGCAGCAGATGCAATGTTTGTGAAGGCGCGAAAGAAAGCTCTTCAGACGCGCATAGATGCGATGAAGGCGGAGACAGCAATCCTAGAAAAGGCGCTCGCAAATGTACGATGAAGACTACAATGATCGGCCACTAGCCCGCCACCTCGCCCCTCGAAAGTTGGGCAAGCCTCTCGGGCGCGGTGAACGCCACATCCCAAACAAGGCCGAGCGGAAGCTGCTCACGCAGATGATGCAAAAATCTGGTCAGACTGAAGAGGAAGTGCGCAAGAGCAAGTCGAACCGCCAGAAGCTGGCCAAGGCGCGAGCCTCCATGTCAGGCCCGAAACCGACGAGCATCGACATGGAGGGGAGGCGCCTGAAGCGTCGCATCATGTCATTCACCGGCCTCAAGCACTACGACCCGCGCCTCGAAACAATTTTGCGCCACCATCGCGCAACGGCCAGCAGGTGGCGAAGCAGCATGTACCTGGGCCCGTCCGTAAGGGCAGTTCTCGGCGATGACTGGGCAGAAAAGATGGGTGTTCCACCAGAAAGGGCAATCATGTTATGAGCGTCATCGACGAAATCAACCGCGGCCTCGCTGCAGCCGAAGCGCTGCACAAGAGGATCAAGGACCGCATCGAGGCCAACGCATCAACTGCAAAGCCAGCGTGGCTGAAAAGCGAGCAGGAATTCCTGCAGATGCAGCAGGGAGTAGTTGACTTCTGGCTTCAAGCAAAGGCAACCAGAGGACGCCAGGGACAAGATACCTGAGGAGATGATGGGTCATATGCCCTGCCACCGGGAGGCCCTGGTCCTCATTTAACATAATGTGGCTGGTGTACCCGACCTGCACTTCGTGATAGAATGGCTCCCTCAACCGAGGAGTTTTTCCATGGCCCGTAAGCCCAAAGCCCCTGTCGCACCGCCAACTGAAGCTGAGCTGATCGCGAGGGCGCACGCCGACTTCTACAATTTCTCGGCGATCAGCGCATCAGCGATAGCGGTTCCAGACCGGACGTTCAGCGTCGGCGACAAAGTTCAGGTGGGAAATCTGGACGAGTGCGTCGTACACGAGGTGCTCGAGGGTGGCAAAGCGCTTCTCATCAAGCATCGGCCTCTGAACAAGCCACGCTCAGCTACATCGGATCCTGTTCCACTTCCTGAGTTTAACTTTGGAATTTGGTGGTGGTATGAAGCTTTCCGCGGTGAGAACGATGCTACTGCACCAGCGTTCACGCGCCCCGAATGGCGCGGCTCAGTGACTACTTGCTCCTTCGATTCCGTTGCACACATGTACGGCAACGATGGTCTTGTGTGCAACCCTGAATACCAGCGCGGGTACGTGTGGACGCAGAGCGATCGCGAGGCACTGCTCGAGTCCATCTTCAACCGCACGACGATCGGCGGCTTCATCTTCGTTCGCAACCACGGCTATCTCCACAAGGATGACGATACACCCGTCAAGTACATCACTCTTCAGGGTGACACGATCTTCGTGCCGAAGAAGAACAACTATGCCATCGAGATCATCGACGGGCAGCAGCGGCTGACGACGCTGATCCAGTACATCACCAACCAGTGGGCATACAAGGGACGCAAGTTTTCGCAGCTCAACTGGAAGGATCAGCACGCGATCATGAACATGATGTGCTCGTACCGCATGATCGAGGAAGAGAACGTCAACCGCAAGGAAATGCTCGAGCTCTTCCTGCAGGTGAACCGCGGCGTCCCACAGGACGCCTCACACCTCGCGAAGGTGCAGGCCCTCTACGACGACTTGAACAAGTAAGGAGAACCGCATGCAGATCAAGATCATCTCAGCAGCTGTTCGCTTTGCCGTCGCCGCGGCCACGCTGCTCGGCTTCTCGGCAATCTGCATCGGGCTGAAAAAGCTTGCATCAATTGCCGAAGTCACCATGTCGCTTGACGTGTTTGGCTTTGGTGCAGTGGCAGCTGGCGTTGCCGCCATGATCATGGCGCTGTGCGCCGTCATCTCTGTTCTTGTCAAGGCCATCGACTGATGCTTATCAGCGACCTCAAGGATGTCTCGCTGGAAGAAGGTGAGTTTGTTGGCGGCAAGGCCGCGATGCTGGGTGCCCTCATGCGCTGGGGGTTCCAAGTTCCAGCAGGCTTCGTCATAAGGGTTGGTGCGTTCAAGTCCGATCAGCTGGACACCGAGCTGACCAGGGCCGTCGCGAAGCTGCAGACCGATGGTCCAACCCTCTTTGCGGTTCGCTCATCTGCCACAATTGAAGACAGCGCAGCCGCAAGCTGCGCTGGGATGCACGACACCTACCTCAACGTCGAGGCGCTGCGCATAGAAGAGTTCGCTCGTCAGTGCCTTGATAGCCTGCTATCCCGAACGGCGGTAGCTTATAGGATGGGTGCTGGGCTTATCGATGCGCAGATGGCCGTGATAGTCCAGCGCATGATCAACGCGAAGATCGGCGGCGTGATGATGACGTGCAACCCAATGAACGGCGACAATGAAACGGTCGTCATCGAGGCCGTACCTGGTTCCTGCGCCGCCCTCGTCAGCGGTGAGCTGACACCTGACCACTACGACGTGGCGAAGAACGGCTCGTGCATAACCTCATACCTTGCCTGCGACGATCAGCTGCTGAGCGAGAGCCAGCTCGACAACCTTCGCGTGCTAGGCATCGATATTGCGCGGCACTGTCACCGCCCACAGGAAATCGAATGGGCTATAGATCACGACGGCAAGCTGCACGTTCTTCAGAGCCGACCGGTGGTAATATGATCAAAACGCCAGAAGAAATGTGGGATGACTTCATGGAGCGCCTTGCCGTAGTGCAGCCGCTTGGCAAGCAGGATCCAAAGAACCCGCAGCCGCCAGTGCCACACAAAATGTTTCTCGGCTCTGCCGACAGCTACAAGAAGATCTTCCTTACCGCAAACGCAGAAGAGGCGTAGTAATGACAGAAGTCAATCGAAAGATGAAGGTGTTCTCTCAGCTCTACGTTGGAGTGAAGACGCAAGGTCGTGGTACTGAGAAGCTCGGCTTCGCCACGCCATATGAGGACAACGCACAGGGACGCAAGCGGCAGGAGACCGTCGATACATGGTGCCGCGGCTACGATCGCAAGACCCCAGATACCAAGATCGTGGAGAATGTTCCACGCACCGGCTTCAAGATCACCGACGACGTCAAGCGCGTTTACTGGGGTGGCGGCAACGTGGTCTTTCGCGTGTACGACCCGTATGGGTACGAGCTTGAAATCCAGTCGCAGAACCTGATGGCGCTCCTCCTCGTCTGCGGCATCCAGCCAGGCGGCGAGATACCAGGCAGGTGCCTGTGGGGTCGTGACGGCTCAACCAACATTCTGCTGCACGAGAGCAGTGAAGAGTTCAAGAACGCGATCCTTGCCGCTGAAAGCCTGAAGAAGCCGAAGACTGGCAAGGGTGAAGAGGGTCTTGAGTACCTGCTTCTCGATGGCACGTCGGCCTACTACGTCGGCAAGCGTTGGGTTTCACCTGACGACTATGTCGAACACGGCAATGAACATGCTCGCATTAAGATTGACGAGCACGTCTTCGAGGCAAGGGCGTACTCGCGCGGCATCGGTGAGCCTGAGCTTTACGACGCTGTGTACTCCGCTGAGACCAAGGTGGCAACCTTCTACAAGAAAGCCCCGCTGATCAGCCCGACCGGAAAGAAGATGACGGCTCACCAACGAGAGGTGTGGCTTGACGGTGAACTTCGCTTCGCCTCGGCCGCCAAGAAAGGCAACATTCGTTGGGTCGGTGAGGAGAAGCCGGTACACCTGCGGTACACCACGCGCCCCATCACCGGAATGGAATTCGAGAAGCAGCTGAAATCTATTGGCCATATGCGTCACCACTTCACGGCTAGCACCGAGAAGTCTGCCGGTCAGATGCACTTTTTCAACGACTGGCCCGACTTTCTGATCCTCAAGGAAGGTGACAGGCTGTTCTCGAGCCACTTCGACCAGCAGAGCTCAATCTTCAACGATAAGAGCAAGAGCTGCATGGGTACGCTCGACATCAATGACGCGAAGTTTACGATCACAGCTGGCCACAACTCGTGGCACCGCACAATGCCTATCTCATATCAACGCGACGCGGCCAGCCAGGCGCTGGTGCTTCCGAAGTTCAGAACGGTGGACGAGGTCATTGCGTGGTGCAACCTGTGCCAGGAAAAGGGCATCATCCACAAGTTGATCGTCACTGATCGCGCGTAGTTTATCGGCGCAAAGCCGATAGATAGAATGTAGCTTCAAACAACCCAACGAAGGCACATCACGTGCTGGAGGAACGCATGAGCAATAACGTCCAAGCCCAGGCACGTCGCAAAGGTGCCCTTGTCCGCCGTGAGGCAAACATCGCCGAGTATGGCACCCTGATCGCCACCTCGAAGGACCCCGATCAGAAGCGCCTCTACGAGGCCAAGCTGGAAACAGCTCAGACTGACGTGGCCAATCTCAAGAAGAAGATCGGCAGCCAGATCAACTGACATGGCGGACGACCTTCACCTCACAGTTCTCCACAAGCACTCGTCGTTTCACCGCGATGAGGTGCTGCGCAGCGAGCTGTGCGGTTGCTTCGCCTGCACGCAGCGCATTCGACCAGCTCGCATCCTTGAGTGGACAGATGGTGGACAGACGGCTAACTGCCCGTACTGCGGCATTGACGCGGTTCTACCTGACAACATTCCAGATTACCCGCTCACGGCTGAGCTGCTGAATGCAATGCGGCTCAAGTGGTTCAACGGGTATCTATGAACCGTCAAGAGGCCTACCAAATCCTTGAGCTTGATCCTTCAGCTACGGTGGAGGATGCCAAGAAGCAGTACCGTCGCCTAGCGATGAAGTACCACCCCGACCGCAACAAGGAAGCCGGGGCTGAGGCAAAGTTCAAGGAAATCAAGGAGGCCTTTGAGCTCATCGAGAGCGGCAAGGCGGGCACCTCCTCGAACAGTAGCAGCAACCAATATCGCGGCGAGCGCCGCTACTGGTCGGGCGCAACTGCTGAGGACGTTGCCGACATCAACGACGCGCTGAAGACGGCGTACGAAGAAATGATGCGGCAGTACAAGGAGGAGAGCGACCGGTTCAAGAAGGAACGCCCGAAGCCTGAGGGAAACAACGAGGAGTACCAGACAAACTGGGGCGCCTCTGGGCCCGGCGCCAAGAACCACGAGTACAACAAATTTCAAACGCTGACGCACATTGTCAATGTCACGCTTGAAGAGGCGTTCGTCGGCGGCATGCGCCAGATAAGCGTACCTGATCCAGCGTCCATCTCAGGACGAATGATCCAGGTGAAGATACCTGCCGGCGTTTCGGACGGCGAGCGTGTTCAGAAGATTGAAACATCAAATGCAACCGTGCTCGTGTACGTGCGCGTGCGCTCTGACTACAACGTCCAGTATGGAACGTCAGACTATCAGGGCGGCAACATCATGAAGAACATTGCTGTGTCTGCCCTCACAATGATCACTGGCGGCTTCATCGAGTTCAAGACGATCGATGGCGTGGTTCTCAACGTGCGCATTCCGGCTGGCCTTGGTATCGGGGCCCTCCTCAACTTGAAGGAGAAGGGGTACTGGACTGATCCTCGCGCCGTTCGACGCGGCAACTGCATGCTGCGCGTCTTCCCAGTTGTCAAGCAGCTCAAGGACTATACGGACAAGGAGCTCAGCGAGATGAAAACGGCGCTCGACGCCGTCATTGCTGAGAGAGCCGAAAAGGAAACGCCAGATGCTGCTTGAGATGGACTATGCTGGACTGAAGCAGGTCATCTCAGGTGGACAGGATGGAGTGGATCGTGGCGCCATCGAGGCAGCTCACAGCGCAGGGGTAAGGACCGGCGGTTGGGCCCCACGCGGGTGGAGAACGGCTCGCGGGCAAGACGTTACGCTACGTGACAAGTTTGGGCTGCTTGAGCACCAGGCTCCAGGCTATCCACCGCGAACTGAAGAGAACGTGAAGCTTGGAGATGGAACTCTCATCATCGCCTCAGCGCTCAGCTCGCCAGGCACCGCGCTAACCAGGAAATTCATCAAGAAGTGGGGCAAGCCTTCTCACATAGTTCAGGTTCCAACCGGCGAGTGTGGTGAAGAGATTGCCGACTGGATCGCCGCGAATTCAATCGAGGTGCTCAACGTGGCCGGCAACCACCTTCGACCTGAGTACCACCACAACACGGCCCGCTCAATCGTCTCAGACGTTCTCAGCGTTCTCAGCACCCGCGGTTTACTTCAGGTTAGCAAGAAGGTAGAATGACCTCATGAACACAATCAAGATCAAAGACGGAACCTGGCACCACTTCCTCGCGACATCGACTGGAGGCTTTAGCCGCCACTCACATCGTGACATCTGCGCGTACACGCGCTGCGTGCTATGGGGGCTCTTCATGTGGACCTTGATTGTCAGCATCTGCGCGGTGATTTTTGCAGGTGCCATCGTTGGGCCGATCAACGCGCTCTGCTGGTACCTCTTCGATGCCAACATCGGCGGTCAAAAGTGGGCCAACTTCGGCACTGGTATGTTTGGCGCTGAACTTTTCGGCGGCGCATGTGTTGGCATCGCTTTTCTATGGGAACGTTGGAAGGCGAAGAAGCGTAGGCGCGAGTGGGAAATCGAAGAAGGTCGCATTCCTGCGCCACCACCGAAGCCACCTTCGTTCATCAAGGAAGCGTATGCCGCCTGGAAGGGCAAGTACTGCGCGAGGGTAGAGATCGTTTGAGCTGGGCGACCGCCTACATTGAACAGCTGAAGGCGGGAAAGACGGTAACGTTCAAGCCGCGCGGTAACTCAATGCGCCCCCACATTGAAAGTGGGCAGACAGTTGTCGTCAAGCCATCGAATTTGTTCCTCTTGAAGAAGGGCGACATCGTTCTCTGTAAGGTGAATGGAAGGCAGTACCTGCACTTCATCTCTGCGGTCTCCTCAGCGAACCGCTATCAGATATCGAACGCCTCAGGTTTTGTGAATGGTTGGGTTAGTCCCGACGGAGTGTATGGAAAGGTGGTGTCAATTGGTGACTAAGCTTTCAATTCTTCTGCTCGCTGCAGCCTTAATGGCTGGGTGCGATGCGTTGTCAAGCACCTGGGAATGGGAGACCAAGACTGAGAAGATCGCTGAGGTTGGGCAGTGTGTTCCAGTCCAGCGTCTAGTGAAGTGTGTTGTGAAGTACGAGACCGGAAAGTTCGGTCAAATCCTCGGACCTGTGATGGTTGGCCAAGAGGTGAAGTACAAGCGCATGATCAGCATCTATAGCGACGGAACACGTCAGCCACGTGACTGGGAAAGAACGTACGAGTAATGGATCCTGTTCAGGAAAAATACGGATACGTACGGATCTCATTCTCAAACATTGATGCTGCAGATTTGGGAACCCTTGTTGTCGTTCGCGAACCGCTTTCACTCCTTCAAAAAATTAAGAACTTCATGCTTTCAGTATGGAATGAAATTCTGATCCTATTGTTGATCAGATGACCCGATAAATATCTGCACCAGATAAGAAATACAACATGGAATACGAATACCTAGATCTGCTCGGCTATGTTCGCGACAAGGGCGAGAAGAAAATTGATCGCACTGGGGTGGGCACGCTCTCACTCTTCGGCATCACGATGCGCCACCACCTCAGCGAGGGGTTCCCACTCATAACGACAAAGAAGGTCGCGTGGAAACCAGTAGTTGGCGAGTTGTTGTGGTTCATTGAAGGCAGCTCAGACGAGCGGCGTCTTGCCGAGATTACCTACGGCACCCGCGATCCAGCTCGCACCACCATCTGGACGGCAAATGCAAATGCAGACTACTGGAAGCCAAAGGCGAAGTTCGAGGGAGACCTCGGCCGAGTGTACGGCGTTCAGTGGCGTCATTGGCAGACAGGTCAAGAGGAAATTGAAACTGACCAGCTTGCCAACATTGTCAAGTCACTGAAGACAAATCCGGCAGACCGCCGCATGGTGTTGACGGCGTTCAACCCCGGCGAACTCAGCCAGATGGCGCTGCCACCATGCCACATGTTTGCTCAGTTCCACGTCTCTATGGAGAAGCAGGAGCTGAACTGTGTCGTCTACATTCGCTCGAACGATTTGTTCCTAGGGTTGCCGTTCAATATGGCATCGTACGCTCTGTTCGTGCATCTCCTTGCTCAAGCAACTGGTTACAAGCCTGGCGAGCTGATCATCAACATTGGCGATGCGCACATCTACCTGAACCACCTTGATCAGGTGAACGAGCAGCTGTCACGTGAACCATATGCGGCACCAACATTGAAGCTGAACCCAAACGTCACTGATATCGATGCCTTCAAGATGGAAGACATTGAGCTGATGAACTATGTTTCGCACAGCTCAATCAAGGGTGAGATGGCGGTATGAGCCTTCACACAGTCATCAAGTGCAATGGCTGCCGGAACCATGAGGAGTTCCCAGCAGGTGAGAACATCACGCACCTGCTGAGCAAGTACGGCTGGTTGACTGGCGCCATCTCAAAGTGGAATGGCATGCGCGTCGACTTCTGCCCAGACTGTCTGACAGCTGGCAACCACTTGAAGGAAGTGCAGGTGAAATCAGCATGACGATGTCAAACAACGGGCTCACGAAGCTCATGGAAGAATGTGGCGAGCTGACAGCGATTGCCGCCAAGAAGGTCGCCTTCATGCACACTGACGTGCATCCAGATGGAGCTGGCTCAATGAAGCAGCGCCTCGAGGAAGAAGTGGCTGACGTGATCGCTGCCATCGGCCTCGTATGTCAGACCTTTGGGCTCAACGAAGAACACATAATGACGCGCACAGAAAAGAAACTTGCGCTCTTCAAGAAATGGCACGCCGACAAAAACGCGTGATGGAGACAACAATGGACGAACTCAACGAATACTACGCAGACGACCAGCTCTCAGAGAAGCTGCTCAAGTCGATCCCAGTCAAGGTGCTCGAGTGGCTGCGCACCATGGAGAAGCGCTACAATGTCACGCTGCTTCACCAGGGAAACAGTGCCATCGACTATGACGGCCAACGCATTCGCCTGTCTGTTATCGGTTTCTCTACTGGCGCCTCAGGCACCCTCACATTCGGTGATGATTGTGAACCAGACTTCGTGAAGTTCTGGTGGGATGAGAACTTCGACAACCTTCGCACTTCAGACCTTGCGCTTGTCAATGCTGCAAGGGACCTCGAGGTGTTCGTTGAGGCCGAGAAAAAGTTCTACGATGAGCTTACGCTGCTCGAGCGTGAGCTCGATTACAAGCATGGAGCTGGCTCGAAGTTCTCGCCGAACCATGATGGCTATACAGTCATCAATGAAATTCGCCAGCAGCACGGGCTGGAACCAAGATCGGCTGAATGAGTGAGATATTTCGACACGTTAGACCACAGTGGTATGATCGACGGGCGCATCGCCTAGCGGTCCATTCACGCGGTGGCATATCGTTCCTGCTTAGACCGCAGTCGGAACGAACATACGACTTTTGGGTTTACATCTGCCCAGAGGAAGTAGAATTCTCAGCCAAGCAGGCCGTCAAGGCGCTGCGCGATACGGTTGGCCGTGGCACAGTCCCATTTGGAACCGTCGTTCTCAATGAAGAGCCTATCATCGATGTGCTGACCCGCTACGTGGTGAACGAGAACATGGCGCTGCCATCATCTGCGAGCAAGCAGCTCTTGTCAATCACCATCATCAATGGGTACGCTAACAAGAAACTTCTTGAGGCCAAGGAGCTGGCTGGTACTTCAAGGAAGGCATATGAAGCGGGTTAGATTTGGTGATCTGCTCTCCGTTCAGGAGGGGCTTATCGTTCATGGCTGCAACGCGCAGGGCGTGATGGGTAGCGGTGTAGCAAAGTCCATCAAGGAAAAATACCCAGCCGCTTTTCAAACGTACGCCGACTTTTGTCGCCATCGCCGTTCACTTGGCGAACCAGTGCTTGGTGAGATCGCACCGCAGCGCGTCGGCAGCAACTCGCTGTTGAAGGGGCCTGAGCTGTGGGTCGTAAACGCAATCACACAGGAAAATTTTGGTAAGGACCAGACGAAGCAGTACGTCAGCTACAAGGCTGTTCACAGCAGTTTCTTTCAAGTCGCCGTGCTTGCTGACAATCTCAAGCTTGACGTGCACTACCCGCTCATCGGTGCTGGGCTAGGCAATGGCAGCTGGGCCGTCATATCAGATATCATTGATGCGGTATTCGATAACTTTCCAACAGTGAACCATCACCTCTGGATTTTTGAACAGTAAACTGTTGGTTGCCATGCCTATAGATACGGCATGGCTGGTACAAGAAAACCGTACTACAAAAACCGCGCCGACGACATTCGCTTTGGTAGAATTCTTGAGAGCTGCACCGCTTTCTTAGCGGATCCCAACAAGGATAAGCTCACTCACAATACCTACGCGCGCATCATTGGAACCCTCCTCTATGAGATGAGCCCGATCCATTCTGGCCTCATCAGCAAGGAGTGTGTTCTTGCATGGCAGCGCGCTCTGGCGACAGGCAAGAGCTTCCACAAGACGAAAGAGCACTTTCGCGGGCGACAGGAGGGCGGCGTCTCAGCGCTCCGACACGTCTTGAGCAGCTCCTCAGTCAGCCCATTCGTCATCAGGGACATAGTAGACGACTACCGTCAGGTTCACTACACCTCATCGGCAGAGAACACAGCCCTGAAAGGCATCATCACAGCTAACCCAAGCTTTGCAGATGACTGGAAGCAGGCGTATCGGGCTGGCGGGATTGAGCTGGGCGACTACGTATGCGGAAAGAGAGCCCTGAAGTACGACTTGAGCACATTCAAACTTCCGTAGGGCATAAATACACAGGCCCTATTTGTTTAGGACAGGAGAAGATGGGAACCCAAAATTCAGATGGTAGCAACCACCATCAGCCACGTGCACTTGATAAGAAAAAGCGCCGCGCCCGCGGATTTTCAGAAGATGCAAGAGACAACCGCTCTGCTCGCATCAACTTCAAGCGTTACGTTCAAGAGCTGGAAGAAGAGCTACTAGATGAAGAGCTTGACGACCTAGACTAGACGTAAGCTTTTCTAATTGGGACATTTTCTTCGGCGATGACCATGCGGTCTCGCCTCATACTTTATTGGAGCGAAGAATGAAGCTGCTTGGACATGACATTGCCACCGTCGCCGACATTGAGAAACTCGAAGATGACATCATCAGAGAGCTCGAAACTAAGGCCGCCGATGTTGAGGCCCGCGTTAAGTCTGTTGAGCTTGGTCGCAAGTTCCACATCAAGTCAACAACCGTCGCGATCATCATCTCAGTGATCGCCCTTGTGGTGGCAATTCTAAAGTAAGACACCACGAAAAATGACGAAGAAGCGCTTCGACTTTATTACCGGCATTGAAGCTGAGCAGAAGGCACCGCCTAAAAGGAAGTACCAGGTGTACGAGGCTGAGCTTGGTATTTCACGTGCCACATGCACTATCCCAGCAGAAAAGGCTGCCGAGTTTGAGGCGGCTACATCTGCAGCTCAGCCTACGACGAAGACACAGCTCACTGAGATTGCCGTGAAGTTTGGAGGCATCGTCGAGTGAGCCAAGTAATTCTTCAACTGTGGACCAACAACGCCGTATCACTGCTGCAGAACAGCATTGGCGCTGGCGATGTAACGCTTACAGTTCAACCAGGTCTTGGTGCCAAGTTCCCTCAGCCAGCAAACCCTGGCGAGTTCTTCCTCATCACGCTTGAGGATGTCGCATCACCTGTTAGCCGTGAAATTATCAAGGTCACTGGCCGTTCAGGCGACGTTCTCACCGGCCTCGTGCGTGGTTGGGAAAGCACGACAGCGCAGTCATGGCCAGCAGGTGATACCCTCGTTGACCATCGCATCACCGCCGCGACCGTTCACCAGTCGTTCATCTACGGCGGTCAGGATGGCGGCAACGTTAGCGCTCTCAACAACATCGCTGCAAACGGCATCTATGTAATCACGAGCCCAACGACGAGCGCAGCCCGCTCAATAGTTTCAAGCAACCCGCTCATCAACATTGCTAATGGCGATGGTGTAGCCGGAAATCCTACAATATCACTTGATCTTGGAACTGCGAACCAGATCCTTGGAATGAATGCTGGTGGAACGGCTCTTGAGTACAAGACGATCAACGCCGGCTCCAACGTTTCAGTTGTGCACGGGGCCGGCACGATCACCATCTCTTCAACCGGTGGAGGTGGTGGGGGTAGCGCGCTAGAGCTGTATGCTGAGAACCCTGTCACACCTTCTGCACCCTCTGCGACAGGTACCAATGCTGTAGCAATCGGTCAAGCATCGGCAGCCCAGGCTCCAAATTCCATTGCTCTCGGCCCACAGTCACTTACTCGTACAGAAGGTCAACTTGCTTGGACCAATGGTCGCTTCGCAAGTTCTGGCGACGCCCAGTTTGGTCGTTACGCGCTGCGCGCTAGCACAATCAATGGTGCCGCAACGCCGATGTTCATTGATGGTCCAGGTGGTTCAATTTCTCTGGCCCTCCCTGATGATGCTACCTGGTCATTCAAGGCCACAGTCACGGCTCATCGCACGGATGCAGGTGATGGTCACGCTGGGTTCGAGCTCAAGGGCGTCATCTACCGTGGTGCCGGTGCAGCCACTACAGCGTTGCAGGGTAAGGTAAGCAGCCAAATTATTGCCAGAAGCAACACCTCATGGAACGTTGTAGCTACGGCAGACGCCACTACCGGCGCCCTGAAGCTCACGGTGCAGGGTCAGAACGGAAAGACAATCCGCTGGTTGGCGGTTGTAGAGACCGTAGAAATTACAAACTGATCAAATCTCCAGCCGCTGTTGTTCCCATAACAGCGCCACATGCCCTTTGGCATAAATACCAGTAGGTCCAAAGACGTTTCCGGAGATTGAGCATGAACTTTAATTTTGACACCGGGTTGATTGATACCATTCAAACCCTGGATTGTTCGCAGCTGCCACCGCTTGGTGGAACTGCTGGAGTTCTATCGCTCCTCGGAACCGGCGCTCTTACACTGCTTCAGGGTACGACAGCTGAACGCCCAACTGGCGTTGGCGGTATGTTCCGTTGGAACGCCGAAACTACTCTTCTCGAGTACTACAACGGCACTACCTGGGAAACTCTCTCCACGTCTTCTGGTTCTGTAACAAGTGTAGACATCGGCACGTCTTCAACTGGTGTTACCGTTGGTGGAGGTCCAGTCACTAGCACTGGTACTCTCACTGTCAATATTTCAACTGGTCTCCAGGCTGTTGCTACCCTCGCCGCTGGCGGTGGAACTGGCATTGTTGTTCAGTCAGGCGTCGACACATTTGTCGAACGCTCAATCGCTGGCACAGCCGGTAATATCTCAGTCACGAACGGTGATGGTGTATCTGGCAACCCAACAATCAACCTCGTCGATGCTGGCACCCCAGTATCTGGCGCATTCGTCAAGATTACGACTGATGCAAAGGGTCGCGTAACCGCCACTTCAGCAGTTGTTGCAGGCGACATTACCCCTCTCGTCGACAGCACATACGTGAATGTCACCGGCGACACGATGTCTGGTGATCTCGTATTCACCGGTGGCGCAACAGTAACCGGCGTTCCAGACCCAGTGGCTGACAGCGACGTTGTCAACAAGTCATACGTCGACGCAATTGCCACGGGCCTGTCATGGAAGCAGACCGCAACTGCCGCTACTACTGCTGACATTGATCTCACCACCGGCGGTCTCCTGACTGTTGACGGTGTAACTGTGACCGACGGTCAGCGCGTCCTCGTCAAGGATCAGGCTGCCCCTGAAGAAAACGGTATCTATGTCGCCCACGCTGGTGCATGGGTTCGCGCCACAGACATGGATGCAACTACGCCAATCAACGAAATCAACGGCGCTGCCGTATTCGTCGAGCAGGGTACGTTGTTTGCGGACACCGCATGGGTACAGTTCAATGACGTTTCAGACATTGACACTGATCCAGTAAGCTTCACGCAGTTTGCTGGTACGAACACCTACACGGCAGGTAACGGTCTGACGCTGACTGGTACAGAGTTCGCGCTCTCATCGCCAGTTTCTACCGCCAACGGTGGTACGGCACTTTCGGCTACCCCAACTAACGGTCAGCTTTTGATTGGTAACGGCACCGGCTACACGCTTGGCACCATTACTGCAGGCACTGCAATCGGTATCACGAACGGCGCAGGCACGATCACCATCAACAACACTGGCGTAACGTCAGCAGTTGCTGGTGATGGCATCAGCGTTGATGCTTCAACTGGCACCGTCACCATCACCAACGATGGTGTCACCTCAATCGCTGGTACCACCAACCAGATCACCGCCTCGGCATCAACTGGCTCGGTCACGCTTAGCCTGCCTTCAGCGCTCATCGCTCCGGGTTCTGTTGAAGTTACGACCACCCTCGCAGTTGCTTCGAACACGGCGAACACCTTCGTCTACTCGAACGCAAGCAAGCAGGTTGTTTCGTCGGCCGCTCCAACGAATGGTCAGCTCCTCATCGGTTCTACCGGCGGTGCCCCATCGGTTGCGGCTCTCACCGCAGGTGCGGGTATCTCCGTCACCAACGGCGCAGGCACGATCACGATCGCCAACACGGGTGTTACGAGCGTCGCCCTAGCAGATGCTTCAGCCGCTCCGATCTACACGATCAGCGGCTCACCAGTCACAACGACCGGCACTCTCACACTCACACTCGCTTCACAGGCCGCGAACACGGTGTTCGCCGGTCCAGCAAGTGGTGGTAGCGATGAGCCAACCTTCCGCGCCATCGTTGCTGCAGATCTGCCGCCAAATGCAGGTCTTGAGCTCTACGCTGAGAACGCTGTTACGCCATCAGCACCTTCAGCAACTGGCACCAACGCTCAGGCGTTCGGTGAGGGTTCAAGCGCATCGATCTTCGGTAGCAAGGCATTCGCCAACGGCAAGTTTGCAACTGACGGTGATGCACAGGCAGGAACCTACGTTCTTCGCGCCATCACGAACAACGCCACACCAGCGGCTCTGTTCCTTGACGGTGCTGCTGCAACTCAGCGCCTCGTGTTCTCAAACAACTCAGTCGTTACGTTTGACATTCTCATCGCAGCCCGCCGCACTGATGCAACTGGCGGTGGTTCAGGTTACCGCTTCGTCGGTGTTATCCGTAAGGATGGTACTGCCGCATCGAACACACTCGTCGGCGCTGTGTCGAAGACTGTCGTCGGTGAGACCAATGCTTCTTGGGATGCCGCCGTTACGGCTAACGCCACGACCGGTGATCTTCGCATCACTGTCACTGGTGAAGCTGCTAAGACCATCCGCTGGGTGGCAACGGTTCGCACGACCGAGGTTACGAACTAACCGAAGTCGCTGCCTCACAAGGGTAAGCAATGGATTTTAACTACGACACAGAGACCATTACCCCCGAAAGTACTGGTACGATTACCATCGGTGGTACTGGGGCTCTCGATCTGCCGAATGGAACTACGGCAGAGCGCCCTGTTGGGGCAGACGCTGGCTCAGCCCGCTACAACACAGACCTCAATCGCGTTGAGGTATACCAAGATGGCGCGTGGATCAACTATACTGACGCGCTGTACCTGCCAGGCTCCACGTTCAAGACCATCCAGGCGTTCATCGACATCATCGGTTCGCGTGGCACCTTCAGTGGCGGCACGTTCACTGACAACGGTGATGGTACGCTTGCAGTTACTGGTGGCACCGGTCAAATCCACGCGACAGACAACACGCTCAGCCATCTTTACTTCTTTGACTTCGCAGCTGTTCCATCACTTGCGCTGACGAACAACGCGCTGAACTACATCTTCGTTGATTACAACGGCGGCTCGCCAACTGTAATAGCTACGACGACACCTAATTTCGCTGTCGACCACGTCATCATCGGGCAGGTGTACCGTGCTGGCACGGTGCTAACGCTTAACAACTACACGCGCCTCAAGCTTGACAACTCGCTCGCCGGCATTATCAATCGTTTCGAGTCGGTTCAAGGGTTCGAGCGTGAGAGCGGCGCAATCCTTTCGGCAACTGGCACTCGCAACTTTGCTATCAGCGCTGGCGCATTTTGGGAAGGCATTGACCGCTACACGTTGACGGCCAAGGATACCAGCGGCTCTGATACGTTCACGTACTGGTATCGCACTGCGCCGACAACATGGGCTTCTGCTGCGTCACAGACGCAGATCGACAATACACAGTACAACGATCCATCGTCTGGATTAGTCGCGCTCAGCAACAAGGCATATGGCTCGCATTGGGTTTATCTGTCAACTGACGGGCAGATCCACGTTGTGTATGGCATAACGAACAGCACGAACCTGGACACGACAACCGCCTCACAACCGCCAACGACCCCACCAAACCCACTGCTTACTGCCTCATTGATCGGCCGCATCATCATTAAGAAGAGCGATGCTGACTTCACGGAAGTTCAGAGCGCGTTCAATGTGGTGTTCACCGGTGGATCTGTTACTTCTCACAATGAACTTGGTGGTTTGCAGGGTGGTACGACTGACGAATACTATCACACGACGGCTACGCAGAATACGCTCATTGTAAACCTCGCTGCACTTGGCAACGGTGTTGTTGTGAAGACTGCAGCAGGCACATTTGTCAACAGAACACTTACAGCCGGTGCAGGTATCTCCATCAGCAATGGCGACGGTGTATCTGGCAATCCAACGATCTCGGCAACTGGTGGCGGTGGCACTGTCACGTCTATCACTCTTACTCAGCCAGCAGCTGGTTTGACCATCACTGGATCGGGTACTCCAATAACTTCTACGGGCACACCAACATTTGCTCTCGCGAATGACCTTGCCGCTCTTGAAGCTCTCGCCTCGACTGGTATCGCAGTTCGCTCTGCATCAGACACATGGGTACAGCGCTCAATCGTCTCAGCCAACTCCAAGATCACCGTCGCCAACGGTGATGGCGTTTCGGGTAACCCAACGCTGACGATCGTTGAAGCTAACTTCACCGGCATTCCGGAAAGCGCAGTCACGAATCTCGTAACAGATCTTGCTGGTAAGCAGCCGCTCGATGCTACGCTAACATCACTTGCTGCATTTAACACCAACGGTCTTTTGACGCAGACGGCCGCAGATACCTTCACTGGTCGCACCCTCACGGGTCCAGCTGCGGGTATCACCGTCACGAATGGTAACGGTGTTGCAGGCAACCCAACTCTCGCCCTCGCTAACGACCTCGCCGCCGTTGAGGCTCTTGCTGCAAACGGCATGGCAGTCCGCACAGCAACTGACACGTGGACAGTTCGCACGATTACAGCAGGCACGGCAATTTCAATCAGCAACGGCGATGGCATTGCTGGTAACCCAACGATTACCAACACTGGCGTAACAAGCGCGGTTGCTGGCAGCAATATCTCGGTTTCTGGTGCAACAGGTGCAGTAACGCTCAATGTCGTCCCAGCTGGAGCCAATACGAACGTTCAGTGGAATAACAACGGCGTTCTCGGTGGCAGCAACAACTTCAACTTTGTTACTGGTGCAAACCCATACGTATCAGTTACTGGCACTTCAGCTACGAACCAGATGCGCGTTGGCCCAGCTTACACGGCACCAGGGCTTGCAGCACAGTATCTCGCTGGGCCGGCCACGATGTACATTGAAACCGGCAATACAGACCAAGACGCACAGCTAGTGTACTTCAATTCTGGTGTGCCGGGAACATCAGGATATATTTCATACGCATATGACGGCAGCACCCCATACCTACGTCTCACCGACGCAGATGATGATGCGCCGTATATTACGTTCAACACGATTGGTACTGGCACATACGCGAACCCGCTGTATGTTTCAGTATTCGGCGCGCGTGGCACATATGCTGCCAGAACGGCTGGTGCTGCATCAGGCTTTTCATGGTATGTCGGCGCTAATACCGATGCCGGCGCCCTAATCACTGCCAACGCCCCAATCATGGAGCTGGACACACAGTTCCTCCGCATTCCAAGTGGCACAACTGCTCAGCGCCCAACCGCGGTAGTTGGTATGGAGCGCTATAACAGCAGCATCGGCTCACCAGAAGATTATGTTGGTGGTGGAGCTTGGGCTCAGCGTGTTGGCGTCATTACCAAATCCGTAATACCAACTACGTTGACCAACGCGGCTGGTAACGTCCTTTCATATTCAGTCCCAGGTGGTACGCTTGGAACAACGAATTTGCTACACATCAGGACCTGTGGAACATTTGCGAGAACAACTGGCAGTGCGAGAAGCGTTACGATCACTGTTTCATACGGTGGCACTACGCTGTGGTCAGATACTACAGCGAACCAGGCCGGAAACTCCGATGGTGCATGGGACCTCGACCTGATTCTCGCATCGAACAATTCTGCCAACGCGCAAATATTGAATGGCACCGTGCGCATTGGTGGCACCGGCAACGTAACGGTGGGTACGGCTGGTGATCTTAACACGGCTTCAATTAACGCCTTCGCCATAGTCAACGGTACGGCGGCTGTAAATAGTGGTGCAGCGCAGACGCTCACGATAGCAGTTTCATTTAGCGGAACAGGCACCACGTGGGTAACGAACTTCCACATCATTGAGAAGATGTAAGATGTCAGTAATCTTCCACAAAACAAAGCACACCTGGAACAGCGTCGAGGATATCGAGACGCTGGAGAGCCCAGAAGAATTCGTCATTGACCCAGTGTTTGATGACTTCGAGGCCGCGCAGCTTGTAAGCCCACGCTTTTGGGTCTTCTATGGTGAGAACAACGTTCGCATTATGACACCTGAAGAGATGGACGCCGATGCTAGCCTGCTGACGGAAGCTAAGGTTGCCAAAATTACTGAGCTTAGCGTGGCTGCCGGAAATAACATCACGTCAGGTGTTATCTCTGATGCGATCGGTTCATCGCGGCGCTATGATGCCGAGCTAGAAGACCAGGCCAACATGCTCGGTTCCATTCTAGCGACATCACCATCTGTGGCAAATCCTGAAGGTACGTCGATGTACTACGCTTCACGTGATCCAAGCACTGGTGTGAAAGCATATCTTCCACACACGTACACCCAGCTTCGTCAGGTGCTAGATGACGGCGCAGCGTTCAAGCTGCAGGTGCTCGTCACCTTCAACGGTGTTAAGGATGCTGTTCTCGCTATGACATCTGTGGCCGATGTAAATGCTGTCACTTGGACTGATGTAGAGCAGAGCTAATGTCCATCAACGCCTGCACAATCAACTGCTCGCAGATCGATGACATCTGCTCGTATCGTCGTGCGGCTATTATCTCGACCCTGCCACCGTTCATCCCAACCGCAGTTGGTGGTGGGCAGCAGCAGAAGGTCAATGCTAACTATGAGAACCTCGGCATCTTCCGTCGTCAGGTTGAGGATGATACGGTTGATGTCAGCACGCTGGAGATGCCGGCGATCGCGGTCACCATCGAGTTCAATGGCCAGACCTATCTTCATACGCTGGAGCGTGGTGACGAGACCATGGTACCGCTCATCACAGTCCATGGCCTGAAGATCGCCAATTCAATCCTAGAAACTGTAAATATCTCTGACGTTCGGCTCATTAAGAGGTAAGCCCACATGGTCAAGTCCTTCTTCAGGAAGTACCTTGGCTGGTTGCCGACCTTGGTGGTCAGACTGATTAGCTGCGTTAGATGGAAGCAGAGGGACCCGCTTTCTGGGGAAGAGCTCGAGAACATCAAGGACATGCTGGCCAAGGATTACTACTTGATCTGCACTCGCTCGAGTAACCTTCTTTCGGCGTGGTTTGTTGGCCTTACCGACCTGGTCATGACTGGCAGGTTTGGATTTTACGCCCACTGTCTTATGAACCTGGAAGACGAGGTTATGTCCGATGATGACTTTCGTCTTGTTGAGGCGACGCCTAAGCGTGGCGTCTCATACGACCCATTCAACTTGGTGTTCAAGAACGTAAGCTCAGTCGCGCTGCTTAAGCCGCGCACCTTCACCATTGAACAATGGACGCAGGTGATGGACAAGTCAAGGACATATGTTGGCCGTAAGTACGACACGCTGTTTGACTTTGCCAAGGACAACAAGCTGACGTGCATTGAGCTGATTAGGGACGCACTGCAGGCGGATCCTAACTATGAGGTGAACTATGCCAACTTCGAGGCGCTGCTGAAGAAGCATGGTAAGGTCACCCCGAACATGCTGTACCGCTGCAAAGATTTTGAGGTCTACTTTGAGGTTCGACGCAGTTAATGCTACTCTCATTCCCACATTCTAATCCAGTTGAGCTCGCCTTCAAGGTGGGAATTGCTGGTACCCAGGCCGTGCCATCATCTGTCGCGCTCGTCCTAGAGAAGGACGGACGCTCGCTTAGCTACGCAGCCACCAGAAACGGTGAAGACTGGGTAGCTCGCGTCGACAACCCTGGTGCTGTGTTTGGCGCGGGTGAGGTGAAGCTTGGCATTCACGTCATCGTCAACAACCGCATCTTCACACCGTTCAAGTCAGCCGCAACCATTGAGCCGCTGCCTGAGGCTGTTGTTACGCCAGCCCCAGAACCTGTCGCACAGCCTGAACCAGCTCCAACCGCCGAGGCAGTCGCCGCCACATCAAAGCCTGCCGATACGAAGGCTGCTGATAGCAAGCCAGCCGACAGCACCGCTGCAGACACGAAGGCTGCTGATGCAAAGGCGGCAGACACGAAGGCTGCTGACAGCAACGCCGCAACAACTCAGGCGGCAGATGATAAGGCTGCCGACAGCAAGCCAGAAGATGATGCGGCTCCAGCGCCTAAGGCAGCTGCAAAGACCGCAGCACCAGCGCCAGCGCCCACCCCTAAGGTGCAGATCAACATGCAAACTCGCGAGGAGATGGTGAAGCAGATCGTCTCAAGCGTCGTTGAGGATCTTGGTGGAAGCCTGCTCAAGTCTGTTGACGTGGCACCGACACCAAGGAAGCGCGTCAAGGAAGCTGCTGAGGTGAAGGCGCCTAAGGTAGCACCGAAGTTGTTCAAGCTCAAGAAGCTCAAGGTCATCTTCCGCTGACCCATTTAACATAACTTGACCTGTGTACTTCTTCCTAGGACTGGCTTACAATCCTTCCTAGGATAGGTTGGACAAGGGTGTTTGTTATGGTTGTCGGTATTACCTACGCGATTGTCACGTGCTACGCGTTGTACCTCTTCTATCGCATCTTCGCAAGCGCGCCAGCTGCCAGGCTGCTCGCTATCTGGACCATCCTCACGCCGGCATTCCTTACCTTCGCCGCAATCATGGGCTGCCTCGTGATGTTCTTCTACGTCGACGAGACCTACTGGTACTCGTTCGGTGATGCAGTTGTCCAGCTCAATGGCCTGCAGCTGGAGGGTCGAGAGCTGTGGCAGATGCTGTTGGTTCCGTTTGAGGGAGCCTGGTATTTCGCCAAGCTGTGGTACCTCTTGATGGTCAAGTTCACCTCGATCCCACTGATCATCTTCCACGTGCTTACCATCTACGCGGGCTGGAAAGCCGCTCGCATCTCCTGGATTTTCTTTGGCCCAAAGCCTCTCCTGACTTTGACCTAAGTTCAATCTCTCGTTGACCTGTTCCACCGCCTCTCGGCGGTGGGTTTGTGTCGGGCTCTGGCCGGCGCATCGGCTGTCTCGGCTAAATACACGTGCCGGCGAATGGCAGCACCGGAGACTGAACGTGAACCCTACCCTTTTTACGGTCGAAACAAAAGTCAAGTTCGGCTTTAGCAAGCAGTCGATCCGTGCGCTCGTAAAAAGCACCATCAGGCGCGCTCGCGCTCTCAACAACCACTTCCACAGCGCCATCTACGACGTGCGCTGCTACTTCAAGCCGCACAACCGCCTCACGCTTCACGCCCTCCCTCGAACGTGGTCTGATCGTGATGCTATCATGTTCCACGCCATGTTCCAAATTCTCGTAGACTTTGTCGAGCTCGAGCAGCCGTTCAAGGACTGGGAAACCAAGTGGAGCGGCAAGCGCTACACTGACCGCCCTGCAATGACACAGTTCATCGAGCAGGCCCGCCTCGAGCTTCTGAAACCACCCTACGAGGGCATGAGCGTTGACGAGCTGTGCGAGCTTGAAAAGACCGCCAACATCTACTACCGCAAGAACGTTGAAGTATTCCGTCTGTACGAGTGGTACAAGGATGAGAAGTACGACATTGATCATTGGAAACTATATGAGAAGACCGGTGAGAAGTACGTGTTCACCGGCAACGAGCTGAAGATGGTACCGAATGGTAAGGAGAAGCTCATCACGTGGAATGAGCTTCGTGAGATTGAAGACGAACACGACATCATGTGTGAGCGCATGCTTCAGCGTGTGCTTGCGATTAGAAAGTACCTATGGACATGAGGGTAGGTCAATGATCCGCATTCAAGGCAACATGACAGAAAAGGAGCGCGCTCTCATCCGACGCGCCACAGTTTATACGCTCGACTTTCTAATTCCTAGACGGGCCAGAAAGAACCTCAACGTTATTATCTCACTTGCCCCACCTAATGATGAACAGCGCAGAGAAAAGACGAAGGCTGAATGTGGGTATGATGAGACGGAAACTGGCAAGTATGCCCGCATATGGTTGAATGACAGGCGAGTTTCAAAGCGCTCTGATAAGCTTCAAAAGCGCTTCGGCAACATCATGCGAGACCTGTGCCATGAGCTGGTTCATGTCAAACAGTACGCTCGCGGAGAGCTAAGGGACCTAGCCACCTGCACGGTGTTTCGTGGAGAGAGAAGCCCATACCCCGAGAAGCAAACAGATGTTGACTACTATCTGTCGAAGTGGGAGGTTGAGGCCTACGGGCTAGAGCGTGGCCTGTACGCGCGCCTTGAAGCGCACTTCAAGAGCAAGCCTATCGATTAGTTTCCTGCTCGGCAAGCTGCTCAGTTAGCTGCTCAGCCTCACGCCGACGGATCAGGATATCAAGGTCGCTGATGATCTTCTTGTACTGCTCAGCGAATGTGGCACCTGCCCCACGCATGTTGTAGTAGAGGTCCATCAGCTTGTTGCGGTTGTCATACAGCTGAGTAACAGACAGCTTCGCCCACTCTGTGCGCGGCGCGATCTTGGCATCTTCAGCCTTAGGTGAGGTGTCCATACACCTTCTCAATATCTGATCTGAGTTCGGCCATTACCTCGAGCATGTCGAAGTTGAGGTCGTGCTGAAGCTCATCGTATGTCTCACCTTCAGGATCGTTGTCATCCTTCTCGGCGTGGCGTAGGTAATCAAACTTGCGCGTGCTGCTCTCATGATCTGGTTCGTAGGCGAACGTTAGTTGGTGCCAAGTTGGGCTGTCGTTGATCGACTTGTTCGTAAGCTTCCACGTGGTCGGTAGCACATGGCCGTTTGACAGCTTGACGTCCAGCTTGAAGGTATCTGGAAAGCCATTGTCATGCAGCTCGTTTGCTAGCTTGTCGACAAACCTCTTGTCCTTAAGATCAGCAGCTTCTACGGTTGAACCTGTGATAGCCTCGTTGAGGCGCTTGAGTTGTGAGAGCTTCATTGATGTTCCTGGTGATGTCGTGCCCTGGTATTTATGCCTGCCAGGCGGCACGTATAAATACTTTGAGAGCCTACAGGGCACAAAGGACATACCATGAGACTTAACGAAATCAAGACAGTCGTAGCCGGTTCAGTCGACCTCAAGGAAGGCGTGATCCCAGTCCACATCACCATGACCCTCGAACAGGTAGTCCGCGATGGTGGCGTTACGAACAACGTCCAGTACTTCATCGTTGCCGCTCTCATTGAGATGTTCAGAAACGGTGGTCCATACAGCTGGCCACGCGAGCTTGCTCCATACAGCATGTCGACGAATGCCGAGCTCATTGAGCAGGTAAAGGCGTTCACCCCTGAGGTCTCAGTTCAAGTTTCAACTTGGCTGCTCGCTGAGCTCCAGCGTCCAGCAAACTTCGAGGCAAATCCATATGCTTGCAACCCACAGCTTTCAGCGATCGAGTGGGTCAAGCTGGTTCTCAAGAAGCAAGACTAAGCGCTTGTTCGTAACCTCACGCTCAACTTCAAAAAGGAGAATGACCCACTCTCACGGATGATTGTACCCGGTGACTGGCACTAACCACCACACAAGGGACTTCATATGCCTAAGCGTAAGAAGCAGAAATACCCACCTAATGCTGCTGTCGAGCATGAAGGTAAGCCAGTACACATCAAGCAGCCTATCAAAGCTAGAAACTTCGGACAGGAGCTCTACTTAGAAAGTCTGAGGAACATGTCTCTTACCATCTGCGGCGGCCCTGCAGGTGCAGGCAAAACGTTCCTCGTCACTGCAGTAGCTCTAGAAAAACTGCTCTCACGCGAAGTCAATCGCATTGTTGTTACGCGCCCTGTCGTTCAGGCAGGTGAAGACCTCGGCTTCCTGCCTGGAACGCTAGAGGAAAAGCTCGATCCATATCTCCTCCCGCTTTTTGATGCTCTTCAAGACCACGTAGGTCCGATGAAGGCAAAGCTGTTGCTTGAGGATCAGAAGATCGAGATCGCCCCGCTGGCATACATGCGCGGTCGAACCTTCAACAATGCGTTCGTCATTCTAGACGAGGCGCAAAACACCACCATAGAGCAGATGAGAATGTTCCTGACCCGCATTGGTCACGGCAGCACGTTCTCGATCAATGGTGATGTCACTCAATCAGATCTCAAGAAGCCGAGAGACCATGTTGGCCCGTGGGAAAATGGGCTTCAGTACGCTATTCGAAAACTTACAGGGAGGGACGAGCAAATCAACTACATTGCATTCGAAAACCAGGACGTAGTCCGGTCCGAGATCGTGAAGAAGATCCTAACGCTGCTCGATGCTCCGGACCCGAAGAAGGGGTCTGTCTAGGGCTTCATAGACGGCTTAACTGCCGCACTACATCCTTAGCATGACGTAAGTTCAACTGGACCTGAGGGGCTGTACAGAGGTGGACAGCCCCTCAGTTAGTTGCCGAGGCGATAAATACACTGCGCGACCAAACTAAACCGGCAGGTCGGGTGCTTGTGAGCCGGCGCAACTCGGAGACAACATGGACTACACAGTAAACTGGTCATCGTCGCCAGATCCCGGCCATCCGCCGAGCAAAGACCCGATCACGGTGGCGCAGCAGACGGCTGACACCGCATCGACGTCCATCACCCTTACCGGCAAGGGGCTCAACAACTACGGTCTCTACCAGCAGCAGAACTTCATTCAGCTGATGGAAAATTTTGCGCGCGACATCCCGCCTCTGTACCCAACGATTGGTCAGAATTGGTACAAGCTTGATGAGCGCATCATGTACGTGTGGAACGGCACGTACTGGGAGCAGTCATCTCCAGCTGTCATCGTCGTTGGCGGTCTAGCCGATTACGGCATGACGCCAGATGCAGGCCCGCCCGTTACACCATTTGAAGCCGTCACTGGCGCTGGCGGCGATTGGGAGCTGTCACCACCATCTGGAACGCTCATCAACTTGGGCGGCTATCCAGACATGGTGAAGGTCTCAGCGCAGACATATGGTGAGATCTACTTCTACTCACAGGATCTTCGCGATGCTGTGAATGCAAACCCATCAGCCTTCACGTTTCACATCACCCTTGCCGGCTACGGCACTGAGATTGTTTCCGGCAATGACGCCATCATCGGTGTGGATCACATTCAGTTCTATATTCCGGCGTGGTATGGACCGAAGGGCAACGCCACCATAGAGCTCTATCAAGAGAGCGGCACGCTCACTGGCATGGCAACGCGGCTCAACCGCATCATCGGCCCACCGATTTATTCTGGTGCCGACACGACGCAGGCGTTTGGCTGGGGTCAGACTGACCTTGTACCAACATACGACAGCGCAGGTGTTCTCAGCAACGCAAGTGATGAAGCAGGTCTTCCATATTCGCAGAGCTTCCCAGCTCAGTTCTCAAATGCGAGCTGGTCAATTCTCGTCTCGCGCCTTCGTAAGGCGCTGCGTGAAGTCGGCATTGATGAGAGCAACACTTCACCTGTCGGCTTCATCTCAGATGGTCGTCCACTAATTCCTGGCAACACGCTTGCAAACGTCTACAACAACCTAGATATGGGCCCAAGCCCAAATCAGGGTACAGTTGCGAACATCACGTCAGGCTTTGGTCCACTTGGCATTGGCTCTGTGATGACGTATCTCAACGCCACTAAGCTTGCGCTTGATGCTCTCGAGGCAGCTCGCTTCGATTTGGCAGTAGCGTCGACGCAGGTGAGCTCGCTTGCAACATCAACGCGCACGACGCCAGGTCAGTCGCTTGGTGTTCCATCTACGCTAGGCACCTACGTTCATACTGTTGAGCTCACCTTCCTGAACAAGGCAAAGGCGCAGGCGTTCTTCAACGCGGGCGGCAAGCTTGAGTTTAACTGGTCGTTCACCCCATCTGGATCACCGTCAGATGTCGAGCTTGATTGGCAGAACTTCCTAGCCGCCTTCACCGGCCTGAAGTACGACTACTTCGGTACGAAGCTTGGTGCAGATTACGAGCCATACATTCCAGCTGGTGGAAGCACTCGCGGCTTCTACTTCTCAATCAACGATGCACCAGACCAGCGAGTGTTTGAGCGCGACGTGCTTGACACACCGGGCGGTGGCCTCTACGCTTCAGACCCACCAACCCATGGCGGCGTCATTGTGAAGGTAGACCCTGTCGAGGGGGCGAACTATGTTCTCAACGTCAGCATTGAGTTCTACCTGCAGGATATTACCGGTGAGCCGATCGATACCTCGCTTGATGGAACGCTGTCATCGAACATCACTGCTTACCTCGCCAACTCGCTCAACTCGAACTTCCCAGGCATCGCGCTGCCATCAGTCGCGCAGTCTGGAACCTTCGTCACGGCACCATAATGACAACATTCAAGCAGTTCATAGCTGAGCATGCGCGAACACCACGTATCGTGTCGAAGCTGGCTCATGACTTTGATGCACCTCTTGGCGCCGTCTCGGCATTCATCTTGGGCGGAGATCACCCAAAGATGAAAGAGCTCATTGACAGAATGACCAAAGACGGATTTGATCCTGATGATGGTTGGAACAGCAACGCCGAGTGGTTCAAGAGACATGACATATCTAAGAATGACTACTACCTCGCGCTGATACTACAGCGCGACCATGTAGATCTAGATGATGAGAGGGGCACGATGACGCGCCTCCTTCAGCTACTGAAAGACGGCGACACAGATGAGGCGAGGGCGCTGCTCGAGCTCATTCACAGTGAAGGTTACAAGTATGAGGGCCTTGGAGCCGTCGAGAAAAGCCTGAACGCCAGCGCACGCTAAATAGAACATCTCCATAAGGAATATGATATGAGGAAGGTTAATCCAGACCTTCAGGTCGCCATTGACAAGCGCCTTGAAGAGGCGTTGGTTCACGCGAACTACCGCACGACGCTCAACATCCAGAAACAGAACGCTCGCCTCAAGCTCCAGAAGAACCTCACCTTCTCTACAAATGGTGGCACCTTCAAGGTATCGCCTGAGCTTATCTCCTTCGTCTCTGCCCTTCTTTCTAAGGGCCGCAAAGAGACCATCATGCTCGACGTCAATGAGAACCCAATCGAGATCGCCAATCTCGAGGAGTTCCTTGAGAATATCTCTGACACCTACTACGAGTGCATGAACGAGTACCTTACTGAGGTGAAGGGCATCAACAAGTCTCGCACAGTCAAAGCCATCGTTGGAGCATAAACATGTCGCGTGGTGTGGTAATCTACGGCGTCAACAATGCCAAGGTGGACTACATCCAGCTTGCCGTGATGTGCGCCGCTTTCGTGCGCAAGAACATGCCAGGCATCAACACTCACCTGATCACCGATGCGGGCAGCAAGGAATGGCAGGACAAGAAGGGCTGCTGGCGGGTTGAGGATCATTTCACCAGTCACACAATTCTTCCAGAGACCGAGGCGCTGTTCAAGAATACACGCACCTACAAGGACACGCGCTACTACCACTTTGAAGATACGTTCAAGAACGAAACGCGCTCGCTAGTGTACAACCTCTCACCGTACGATGAGACGCTTCTCATTGACAGCGACTATCTGGTTGGTAACCCAATCCTCAACTGCTGCTGGGGAAGTGATGAGGAGATCATGATCAACATGCGGGCGACAAGCTTGCTTCATGAACCACTTGACGGTCCTGAGTTTCGGCTCAACTCATTCGGCATCAAGATGTATTGGGCGACGGTAGTCTACTTCAAGAAAGGCGAGAAAGCTCAGCTCCTCTTTAGGCTCATCGAGCACATCAAGGAGAACTGGGACTTCTATAAGCTCACGTACGATCTGCCTGGCCACCTGTACCGCAATGACTACGCATTCTCCATCGCGCTTCACATTCTCAACGGCTTCACTGAGAGCGATGACTATGCTGCACCGCTGCCAGATCCAGTGTTGCTGACCGCGCTCGACACGGATCAGCTTTACAGCATCAATGGGAAAGACGACCTATCGTTCTTCGTCAATGATCGCAAGGACACCTGGAAGTTCTACATGTCGCGTACGCGTGGCCTGAACGTCCACTGCATGAACAAGATCTCCCTCATCAACAACATGACCGACATCATGGATACGCTGCAATGAGCCGAGGTTTCTTCACAATAGCACAGGGCGAGCTGTACCATCGGCTTGCATACGCCATGGCCCTGTCACTGAAAATCTCACAGCCAGCTGAGCTGTCTAAGCTGTCGATCGGTGTGGCTGAAGGTGAGAAGGTAAATCCAAAGTACGCTGCAGTCTTCGACGAGATCATCACAATCCCATGGGACGACGCTGCAAAGAATTCAGAGTGGAAGCTCGAGAACGAGTGGAAGGCGATCTACATGACGCCGTATGATGAGACGATCAAGCTCGACGCTGACATGCTGTTTCCAGCTGACATCAGCCCATGGTGGGACTACCTCGCTGAGAGCGACGGTGTATTTGCAACCACAGCTCAGACCTACCGTGGTGACCAGATCACGAGCGACTTTTACCGCAAAACGTTTACTGAGAGCGGGCTGCCAAACGTCTACACGGCGATGTTCTACTTCAAGAAGACTGACATCACCTTTGAGCTGTTCAAGCAGGCCGAGTTTATCTACAACAACTGGGAGCGCTGCTTCTACGAGTTCCTTCAGCCAGACCATCGCCCCAAGTACGTCTCAACAGACGTCGTGTTCGCCATCGCCTCAAAGATCTTGGACTTCGGCGCAAACAACAAGCTGCCGCATATCAACGTTCCAACGTTCACACACATGAAGAGCCAGCTTCAAGGTTGGCCGAATGATCAGTACATGGTGGACGATTGGACTAAGATGATCCCAGCCCACTTCAGCCGTGAGTGTCAGCTGAAGATTGGAAACTACCGGCAGATCCTGCCATTCCACTATCAAGTGAAGACGTTTGTCACTGACAAGATGATCAGCTTCATGGAAGAGAAGGTGGGCATATGAGCATTGCCGCCCATGAAGAGGCGCTAGCGCGCCTGCTTGGAGAACCGATTGAGGAAAGCATCACACTCGAGATCACGCAGCCAAAGCAGGTTCGTCCGCAGTTTTACGCCCACGTAGACAAGAAGCTGCTGAAGATCCTTGCTATCTCACCGCAGCCAATCGAGCAGAGCGAAGATGCAGCTTGCCTTAAGATCGACTATGAGCTAGCCGAAAAGTTCATCATTGGCACAGAGAACGTGAGCCGCTGGGTGGTAGTCTTCCGCGATGATCAGTACATGATCATGAGCGAGCTGAGCATTCAGCGCGAGAAGCTTGAGCGCGTCAACGACATGCAGGCATTTGAGATCACCTCGACGCCAGACCGGGTTCCATATCCAGACGTCGTGATTGAGGTCGGCGCTGAACCTGACGCCGTGCTCATTCACTTCAATGGTGAGAACATCTCAAAGTGGCCTCGACCTGCAAAGCTGTACTTCACCGCCGAGGGCGATCCGAGCCACCTAAAATGTGCGTTCACGCTAAGCGTAAATAACCTGAACGAGATCGCCGGGCACAACAACCTCGAAGAATGGCCAAACCCAATCGCTCTCAAGCTCGAGAGCGCCAGCGACATCTCAGTCTATTCTATCAGATCAGGCATCAAGATGGCCATCAAGCGACATGAAGCAACCAATAACTGAGTTCGACATTTTCTATCTTTCGTACGACGAGCCACAGAAGGAAGAATTCTGGGCCAAACTTCAAGAGCTAGCACCATGGGCCAAGCGAGTTGACGGCGTTAAGGGATTTGACAGCGCCCACAAGGCATGTGCTGTTGCGTCAGAGACAGACCGCTTCATCACCGTTGATGGTGACAACATCGTCTACCCGCATTTCTTCGACCTTCAGATAGACATTCCCGAGCGTCTAAAAGATTGCACCCTTAGCTGGGCTGGTCGCAACACTATCAATGGTCTATGCTATGGCAATGGTGGTCTCAAGCTGTGGACAAAAGAGTTCGTGCTTGGTATGCGCACGCATGAGAATGCCACTCGTGCTGAAGAAAAAGTGGACTTCTGCTGGGATGACAAGTACGTTCAGCTCAACAACCTCTACTCAGATACCTGCCCAAATGGCTCACCATTCCAGGCGTTTCGCGCTGGCTTCCGTGAGGGTGTGAAGATGACGCTTGACCGCGGCAAGGCGGCCGGAGACGGTGTCATCGCAAAGCAGATACATGAGAAGAACTTCAAGCGCCTGCTTGTGTGGGCATCTGTCGGTGCTGACGTAGAGAATGGGCTGTGGTCCATCTATGGCACGCGTCTTGGCATCTTCGCCGCCAACATTGACAAGAGCTTTGACCTCTCACTTATCTCTGACTACGATTGGTTCAAGCAGTACTTTAACAGCATGGCCGTAGCTCAGCGCTTTGTCGGCGATGGCACGCAGAAGTGCCGCAGGACAGGGCTGGTCTGGGATGAGAAGGTGCTGCTTGAAGAGAGCACCAAGCTGCTTGATCTTCTATACAAGAACCTCGGTCTTAAGATCGCGGACATGAACGCACAACAGTCAGCGTTTTTCAAGGAGGTGTACGAGGCCCCTCGTCGCACCTCAAACCCGATCGTTACCGAAATGGAGGCCGACAGATGAACGCTGAGCAGCTGAAAGGTTTGAAGGACCGTGTAGAGAAGCTGAACTCAGTAAGCGGCTCGTTCTGTCTCGCGAAGTGGTTGCAGTCTACCACTACCCTCTACAACGGTTTCACTCACTCGTGCCACCACCCGTCGGCCCACAAGATCAAGGTTGAGGACATCAAGGCCAACCCACGCGGGCTGCACAACACACCGACGAAGCTTGCGGCTCGTGATGACATGCTCAAGGGTATTCAGACTAAGGAGTGCGACTACTGCTGGAACATTGAGAACCTGCCAGAGGAACACTTCTCTGATCGCCACTACAAGTCGGCGAACGAGGGCATGGGCATCTGGCAGAAGTTTGATGACGTGCTTGCATCAGGGCTTGGTGAGAGCATCGCTCCTGCTTACCTCGAGGTTGCCTTCGAGAACGTCTGTAACTTCAAGTGCTCTTACTGCTCACCTGACGTCAGCTCACGCTGGATGGAAGAGGTTGAGAAGCATGGTGGTTACAAGCTGCCGAGCGGTGAGACACATCACGATCTCGAGTGGATGAAGAAGGTCGGTCGCTTCCCAATTCACTGGAAGGAAAAGAACCCATACATTGACGCCTTCTGGGAATGGTGGCCTGAGCTCTACAAGTCGCTCGACACATTCCGCATTACTGGCGGCGAGCCGCTCCTGTCTGAAAACACCTGGAAGATCCTTGACTACGTCATCGCCAACCCTCGCCCTGACTTTAAGATCGGCATCAACACGAACATGGGTGTGCCGCACAAGCTCATTGAGAAGCTGTGCGGTAAGATCAACCAGCTGCATGGTAAGATCAGAGAGATCGTGATCTATACGTCAGCTGAGAGCGTCGGCGATCAGCTTGAGTACTCGCGCTTCGGCCTTGACTGGAAGCTGTTCAATGACAACATCCAATTCTTCCTTGAGAACACACCACCTGCAGTTCGCCTTCAGGTGATGACAACCGTCAACATTCTTTCAGCACCTAGATTTGACTGGTTCATTGACTGGATAAGTGAGCTGCGCCTGGCTTATGGTGGTCGTCCACACCGTCGTCGCGTCGGCTACGACGTCGCCTATCTTAGGTGGCCGCGCCACATGTCCATCACGCTGCTTGATAAGCAAGCGAAGGTGGACTTTGACTTTAGAATGCGCGGCATGATCAAGAAGCACCATGATGACAAGCCGTCAGACATGAACGACGTGATGACGATTGAGGAGGTAGACCGCATCCGCCGCCTTGTCGACTTCATGAATTCTGTTGAGCCAGATCCTGAGCAGCTCGATGCCCTTGTTGGCTACTTTGATGAGTATGACAAGCGCCGCAGCACGAACTTCCTTGCCACCTTCCCTGAGCTAGCAAATACCTACGCGGCCGGCAAGCTTATCAGAGACAAGAGGCTGAGCGCGTGATCATTTGGGGCGTCAACGCAATGAACCACGACGCGTCGATATCTGTCGTGAACTCAGACACGAAGGAGATCCTGTTTGCCGCCCACGCCGAACGGTACAGCCGCGTCAAGAACGACACTGAGCTGAACCACGAGCTGATCATTGATGCGCATGAGTTCGGCGACCCTGAAAAGATTGTGTGGTTTGAGAACCCGTGGGGACGCAAGCTGCGCTACCTCAAGAGCGGGCAGTACAAGCTGCTGCTTGAGAAGTCGCCAAAGAAGTACATGCGCGAGTGGCTTGGTTGGGACTGCCCACTGATCTACTCAGACCATCACCAGTCTCATGCCGCTGGCGGCTACTACACGAGCGGCTTCAGCGACGCCGCCATCCTCGTGATCGATGCCATCGGTGAGATCACGACTGCTTCCATTTGGGAAGGTCGCAATGATAGCATCATCAAAAAGTGGGAGCTCAAGTATCCTAATTCTATTGGCCTGTTCTACAGCGCCATCACCGATCTGGTTGGTCTGAAGCCGAATGAAGAGGAGTACATCCTCATGGGAATGGCTGCATACGGTGAACAGTCGTTAGCTTACGATATTGGCCAGTACATTATTGGCCAATACTTCAAGAGCAAAAATAACATTCTCAATCAGAGCTTCAACTTTCACAAGGGAATTCGCCATGACGACACGCTCATGGCGATCGCTCGAACTGAGGAAGGTAAGTTTGCCATTGCAAGAGCAGCACAGCAGATCGTTGAGGAGCATGTTGGCCGCCTGATGTTCAGGGCCGCGCAGCTTGTCAAGAGCAACAACTTAGTCTACTCTGGTGGCGTCGCCCTCAACTGCGTTGCTAACTCGTATGTCGCCCACACGTTTGAAAATATCTGGATCATGCCAAATCCTGGTGATGCGGGCAATTCATTGGGCGCAGCAGCCAACTACATTGGTCGCCCCCTAAAGTGGAGAGGCCCGTTCCTAGGTCACAACATTGAGCGCAAGCTTGACATTGACGCCGTCATAAATGAACTGCTGACGACAGGTATCTGCGGCATCGCCAATGGCAGGGCTGAGTTCGGTCCTCGTGCCCTTGGTAACCGCTCACTGCTTGCTGACCCGCGTAGAGCAGATATGAAGGACAAGGTCAATGAGATCAAACACCGGCAGAAGTTCAGGCCATTTGCACCTGCGGTTCTCAAGGAACACGTCAACACCTACTTCAAATTCCCTCAGTCGATTACTGCTGCACCGTACATGCAATACGTCGTTGAAGTTCTCAGACCAGAAGAGCTGCCAGCCATCTCACATTTCGACAACTCTGCAAGGGTACAGACCGTAGATGAAGAGGCTCCGATCCTGAGGGCCATCCTTGAGAAGTGGTACGAGAAGACAGGCTGTCCAGTCCTGCTCAACACCTCCCTCAACATCAAGGGAGAGCCGCTGGTAAACACCGTGGAAGATGCCAACCGCTGGCAGCACAAATACGGCGTGAAGGTGTTCTAATTCAGGTTCACGCTCAGCCGTACATGGGCAGAAATCACTAAATAGTCCATCTAGCTGAAGGGCCAAAGTAGCCATGCCATACGTCGCAGATTGGACAAGCAACAACCTCGAAGGTATCCCTAACAAGGGACCTATCACCATTCCTGATAAGGCGATAGTCTCTACTGCCACGTCGCTCATCCTCACTGGAAAGAACCTGACCAGCTTTGGTGAGTACCAGCAGGAAAACTTCATTCGTCTGCTCGAGAACTTTGCCTCTGAGAACGCACCTGTTTACCCAACGGTTGGTCAGTTGTGGTACGACGCCAGCGCGCAGCTAATGAAGGTCTACAAGGCCGACGACAATTGGTACGGCGTCGATAGTGCAGGCGGCACCATCACGAGCCTCACTGTTGCGTCGTCAACGCTTGTTGTTTCCAACCCCACGATCACCTCGTCTGGCACAATCACCGTAAATCTCGGCGCTTCAGGTGTGGTGGCAGGCTCATACGCCGCCGCCGACATCACTGTTGATGCATACGGACGGGTCACGGCAGCTGCAAGCGCCACATCGATTACGTTGTCAGGCGCCATCATTGCTAGCAACATCCCGAGCGGTGTAAGTCTTGCTTCTGGATCTAGCGTCAACGGTACGTTCTCAGGAACGTTCTCAGGTAACTCGTCGGGTACCAACACTGGCGACCAGACGATCACGCTTACTGGCGACGTCACCGGCTCTGGTACTGGTTCATTCCCAACCACCCTCGCAAACTCTGGTGTTTCTGCTGGCTCTTACTCTTCGGCGAACATCACTGTTGATGCGAAGGGCCGCGTCACAGCAGCATCGACGTCAACGTCCATCTCGCTGTCAGGCCCAATCGCAGCAAGCAACTTCTCAGGCACCCACAACGGCAACACGTCAGGCACCAACACTGGCGACCAGACGATCACCCTTACTGGTGATGTCTCAGGTAGCGGCACCGGAACATTTGCAGCAACGCTTGCTGCAAGCGGCGTAGTTCCTGGTACCTACAACTTTGCATCACTCACTGTTGATGCCAAAGGCCGCATTACCGCTGCATCAACTGGAACTCCAGTGTCGTACGTCGACATCTCATCTAGCACGATCAACGTTTCTGGTGGTCCAATCACAAGCACTGGAACCTTCAACATCAACCTTCCGTCGTTCGGTGTTGGTGGTGTCTACTCAACACCTGTCAACGTGGCTGTTGACAACTATGGTAGAATTACGAGCATCGCTAACGGCTCGTCTTCTATCGGTGTTCTTTGCGCGCAGCACCAGACGACTGGCAATGGCGGCGCTGGTTCAACCAGCTGGGCAACTCGCCCACTCAACGTGCTTCAATATAACAGCATTCCTGGCGCATCGCTTGGCGGTAGTAGCATCACGCTTCCGGCTGGTGTCTACATGGTTACCGCGTACACAGTGTTCTTTGAGAACGATGATCACAAGTCGCGCATTCAGAACGTAACCAATAACACAACGCTTCTACTTGGTAACGCTGGTTGGAACCGCGGCGGTGACGGTGCAAACAACGTGCCGTACCAGATCAATGGCATCATCACTATTGCTAGCACCGCGCAGATACAGCTGCAAAGTATTGACAGCAGCACTGGCGATGCGTGGGGACAGACCTCGACATCGTTTGGTGGCTTCACCAACGTTTGGGCAAGCATCACCTTGCAGAAGGTAGCATAACAAGAGGATACGAAGATGGTGCATAAGAAATCAAAGAAGAGCTCAGTAAAGAAGATCACAGCAAAGCCATCGGTGAAGCGCAAGCCAGCTCCAGCAAAGGCGGCATCTCCTGGTCCTACACCTCAGCCAGCAAGCGAAGAACTTTCAAAGGCGCTAGACGCCCTCGACCAGTTCAGCAAGGAAACCGCAGAGGTCAAGAAGGAAAGCAAAACACTGTTTGACTTCTCCTTTGGTATCCTCCAACCAATGCTCAACAATCGCTTCGTCGTAGAAGTCATTGACACGCTCACGCTCAAACCTGTTTTCGAGTCCAATGACATAACCAGGCAGGTTATTTCTATTGGTCCGATCACCGACTACAGTCGCTCAATTGACATCACTCTTGAGGATGACATCCTCTCGAAGGCGTTCAACGCGATCGACAGCTTAAAGCGCCGTGATCGCTACACCGTCAGGGTTAATATCCTTGATGGTAATGAGAAAGTTCTACGTTCGTACTACCTCAAGAAGGCTAACATCGCGAGCGTCACTCACGCGCCAATGAGCTACTGTTCGAGCTCAGCCAAGCAGTTGATCGTGAAGTTTGTCTTCGAGGCTGTTGCCATTCTCTAAGATTGCGGTTGGTGTATAATTCACCAATGGGCTACAACCTGTTCATCGATGACGAGCGTCTTCCACCTCGTGATGGGAGACAGTGGCGCATTGCTCGATCCTCTGATGAGGCCATCAAGATCTTCGAAGAGCATGGGGTTCCCGACTTCATCAGCTTCGACCACGATCTGGGTGGTGACGACACCTCGATGAAGTACATCAATCACCTCATCGACCTGTCACTCGACCTGATTGAGATTGGGATCCAAAAGTGGCAGATCGCCTTCCCAAAGAATTACACCGTCCACAGCCAGAACCCAGTCGGCGCGCGAAACATCGAGCGTAAGATGCAGGGGTTCATCGAGCACCTCGGCAACTAGTTTTGTCTGGCTCAGGTTCATGATAGAATTGATCATGAGCACACAGAAGTTGTGGGAAATTCTGGTTCCAACCGTAAGTCGGAGCGGCAAGCCGTTCAGGACGAGGTTCCACCGCGTGTGGGACCAGAAGGTTCGCGAGATCAGCAGCGGTCTGACCATCTTCGCTCCGTCAAAGGGACAGTGGGTTGACCCGAATGGCGTGCTCCTTGAGGAACGCATGATCCCTGTTCGGTTCATGGCGACCAAGGAGCAGGCTGAGAAGATCACCGAGTTCACGCTCGAGTACTACGATCAGCTTGCGGTGCTGTGTTGTCTTATTTCAGCCGACGTCATCTTCAAGCAGAGGGCCATGTAATGTTGACCATCAAGCACATCGACGAGCTACGTGCAAAGATCTCCCACAAGGAGGAGATCAGGGATGCTGAGGTCTCGAACGCGAACATGGCAGTTGGTAGCACCGATCGCTTTAACGTGTTCTGCTACATGGTTGCAGGCGCCGACACGTTCGATGACGCATGGTCGCGCGAGTGCCGCGGCATCGTGTTCCGTGGTACGCGAGTTGCTGGTCGACCGTTCCACAAGTTCTTCAACATGAACGAGCGCCCTGAAACGCAGGTGAACGCGCTGCCTTGGGACAAGGTAGTACGCGTGATGGAGAAGCGAGACGGCTCGATGATCCACACCGTTCGGTGCGGTCATGAGGTTGCCAACCCGAATGGTGGTGGAAACCTGCGCGGCTTCATGCTGAAGTCCAAGAAGTCATTCGAGAGCGACGTCGTCAAGCTTGCCTGGGGCAAGATCGGCAGCGTGAGCGACAACTCGTTCTACGATTTCCAGTGCTTCTGTCGCGAGATCGCCAAGCTTGACTGCACGGCCATCTTCGAGTTCACGTCGCCTGACGCGCGCATCGTGCTGCACTACCCAAAGCACGAGTTTTATCTGCTCGCCGTCCGTGAGAACGAGAGCGGCAGGTACTGGTCCACGCATGAGATGGTTGGACTGGCTGACAGGTATGGCATCAACCTTGTCAATGAGGTTGATGAGTTCTGGTACCATGAAATGACGCAGCCATCTGAGCGCAAGTTTCTTGTCTCGGCAATGCTCGAGGCGGCCAAGACCCGCGAGAACGTTGAGGGCTGGGTAATTCAGTTCGAAGACGGAGAGATGGTCAAGGTCAAGACTGAGTGGTACCTGCGCCGTCACAAGGCGATGACGTTCCTGCGGGAGCGAGACATCGCCGTGATGGTTGTTGCTCAGGAGCTGGACGACCTTAAGGCGCTTATGGTTGGCGACGGCGTAGATATCAAGGAGCTCCTTGAGATTGAGCAGCGCGTGTTGAATGACATTCGCGGCATCGAGCTGGCGTTGAACGCCATCGCTCCAGCTGAGGACTTCAAGCTGGAACGCAAGGACTTCGTCATGAAGCACCGCGAGAAGGCTGGTGCTCTGTTTGGCCTGCTCATGAACAAGTTTTCAGGCAAGGAGCCAAACTACATTGAGCACTTCGAGAAGCACATCCTGAAGCAGCAGTACACGCTTCGAGTGATCAACCTCGTACCAACGGTTGCGGAGGCTGAATGAGCTCGCCAATCATTGAGCGCGTAATGCGAATGGGCATCGAGCACCGCTGCGGCGTTCCGCTTGATGGGCTATGGGACCTCGCTGAGAAGCAGCTGGCAGCAACCGCCAGAGCAGAGAGGGAACGGCGTAAGCGCCATGCGAAGTATCGCGACCTCATGGCTTGGATGACCGCTCAAGGAGAGATGGGCTATGCACTGATGGTTGTCAATGGACAGCTCGAAGTTGTCAAGGTCTCACCGTCAGGGTTGAGCAAGCTGAAGCTTGTCGAGTGGTATCATCCTGGCAACATGCCGCAGGTGGAGGCAGCTTGAGCGAGACGATCTACACGATCTACAAGCGCTCAAGGGAAGAGGCGCTTGAGGAAACGTTCAAGCGCCAGGCGCTACGCTGCCCATGGGAGAAGGACGTCATCTTCGTGTGGCAGACCAGGATGGGAACGAATGGTGTTCGGTATGGTTCTTTCAGGACAATCACTCGAGAAGAACTTGCGCGGCGTGAATACACGATAGAGATGGCCGACTACGCGGTCTCCATTTTCTGGACGGACGAGCTATATGATCATCGAACGCACAAGAAGGTTCTAAAGAATGGTCAGGAAAGCAGTGATGGCGTCGCAAAGACGGCGTGAAGAGCTGAAGAAGAGCGCGATTGAGAAGTACGAGGCGTTGCGGCGCGCACATGTTGCCGCATTTGGACCACGTCGTACTTCACAACAGCGACCATTTGGTCGCTATACGGGACCAAACCTCAGCCCAAGGTTTGAGGATGGTGTAAAAATACCGTCGCTGCAGACAATGGCCTGCGCGACAGCAAAAGTTGATGCGCCGCGCTACACCGGTGAAAACCTAATTGGTGTGGCTCTGATGCACAAGAGTAACTACGTGCCTGTGTTCAAGCAAGAGGACGCGGTGGCAATAGCTAAGATGAGGAGAGGCTGATGAGAAACATCGTGCAGTATCCAATATCGGCAGACGAGGTGCGAGACTTCATTGATGCCTCATGGAAGCCTGAAGGGAATGTGGAGGACCTCGTCATTGGCGGCAACGACGGGTACATCAAGTACTGGCTCCAGAAGTACTTTGAAGACCCAGCAAACATGGAGAAGCTGCTCGAGACAATGAGGGTGCGCAGATGAGCAAGACACTGATAGGCATTGACATTGAGCAGTTCTGGCATTTCCTTCCGATAACGAAGGATTATTCACATGGTGTTCCGATGTCGATGTGGATTGATACCGAGCTGTATGAAGAGTGGAAGACCGCTGCCTTGAAGTTTTCACAGGTGAACGGCAAGATTGAACAACTTTACCGCGCGCAAGAGGGGCTGAAGCCACATAGCCCGCGAGACATACCGAGCCATGAGCTCGTGGAGAAGACAGATGGAAATTGAAAGAAAGATGGTAAGCGTCCGCCGCATCGCGACGCTAAACCCAATCGAAGGCGCTGACCTGATCGAGGTAGCTGCCATTGACCACGCCGATGGTTGGAAGCTCGTCGTGAAGAAGGGAGAGTTCAAGGTCGGCGATCTTTGCGCCTACTTTGAGATCGATAGCTTTCTGCCTGAAAGCGATCCACGCTACGCCTTCCTCATGAAGAGCGGTGTGCGTGAGTTTGAGGGAGTAAAGGGCCACAAGCTTCGCACCATCAAGCTGCGCGGACAGATCAGCCAGGGCCTCGCGCTTCCAATCAAGATGTTCGTTGACAATTTTGTCGGCAGCAGGGAAGATGAGGGACAGGAGCTCAGCGAGTTTTTCACTGAGGGCACCGACCTAACAGAACTTCTTGGCATCAAGAAGTATGAAGCTCCTATGTCAGCTGAGCTTGCTGGCCAGGCTGAGGGCTACTTCCCAAGCTTCATCAAGAAGACCGATCAAGAGCGCTGTCAGAACATCAGAGGCCAGATCTTTGGCTATGAAGAGGTGCTCAAGGAACTTGAGTGGCTGGCAGTTGAGAACGCACCAGCTGAAGGTCTGGCATCCGGCCGTCTGAAGGTGGTCGATGGCAAGGTGTACAGCGTTCACCCAGCGCAGGCAGATCCTGATGCTGCATACGAGATCACCATGAAGCTAGACGGCAGCAGCGCGACGTTCTTCCACAACAACGGCGCCGTTGGCGTTTGCAGCCGCAACCTTCAGCTCAAGATCAATGACGAGAACAGCGGCAACTCATTCGTGAAGATCTTCATTGAGAGCGGCCTTGGTCGCGCCATCACGGAATTTGGCAACATTGCCATTCAAGGTGAGCTCATGGGTCCTGGCATTCAGGGTAACCGCGAAAATCTGAAGGCGCACAAGCTCTTCATCTTCGACGCGCAGCACCTCGACACTGGAGAGTACTTCAGCACTGGCGCCCGCTACTCGCTCATTGAACAGTTGAAGAGCCTCGGCGTGAGCGCAGATCTTGTTGACCATGTGCCGGTTCTGCACCAGTACACCACGCTGCAGGCGCTGAACCTCCACACAGTCGACGACCTGCTGAAGTTCGCTGAAGGCCCAAGCCTGCACCACGCCGTCCGTGAGGGTCTCGTGTTCAAGCGGTCTGACGGCAAGTTCAGCTTCAAGGCGATCAGCAACACGTTCCTCGCTAAAGAGAAGGACTGATGGTAAGTCGACGCGCATTCTTTGGGATGGCCGCAGCTCTTGCGGCTGTTCCGCTTATGCCGAAGGTGGTCATCGCCACTGAGGTTGCCATGCCGCGTCCCGTCATGGCGAACTCGTTTAAGAGCATCATTCCGATGATCAGGAAGATAATGCCTGGAACCATTGCACAGATGATCGTCGGCGTGCAACCTATGGGCGGGCCAGCCGGCTTAATCTACAAGCTGCGCTTTAGCTATCATCGTCCTTTTCTTGAGAGGGTTTTCGGGTTCAAGCGGCGGTAAATACCCGCATGCTGGACATCATCTTCATATCATACGACGAGCCGAACGCCGACTACAACTGGCGAAGATTGAAGGCTCGCTTCCCACACGCGAAGCGTGTTCACGGGGTGAAGGGCATCGCGAACGCCCACATCGAGGCATCTACTCGTTCACATACCCGCTTCTTCTATGTCGTTGATGGTGATGCTGAGATCCTCGATACGTTCGATTTCAGTTACAAGCCAGACCCGTATAATGGTGGGTACGTTCACATTTGGTACGCCATCAATCCGGCGACTGGGCAGGAATACGGGTATGGCGGTGTAAAGCTGTTTGACAGACACTTCTTCAAGAACGTGCAGTCACAGCTAGACTTCTCGACAACCCTGACGAAGGACGTGAAGATCATTCCTCAGGTGTCGTGTGTCACGCGCTTCAACTCAGACCAATTTCGTTCGTATCGCGGCGCATACCGTGAGGCAGTGAAGCTGCACACAACGGCCACGACCCATGCTGATGAGTTCATAAGGGCGGAGGCTCAGGAACGTCTCAATGCTTGGCTGAACCCAGTCGAGTGTGAGTTCAGAGAGCACATCATCGAGGGCGCAGAAGACGGTGTGGCTGAGGCCAAGCGCCGCACGAAGGACGACCTTCTCTTCATCAATGACCACGACCTGATGCTGGCTGGCTTCGCCGCTCGCAATCCACAGTATGACGATGAGACATCCCCTCGTCCGAAGGAAGACAACCCAATGAAGCACGAGCTGTTCTTTACCACTAGAGTGGCATCAGCGCTCTACGATGAATATGTTCTTGAGAAGCTACCAATGCACGAGCTGAGGGATGCCCTATCCGACGGCCAGCTGCTCAGCAAGCTATGGCTGATTGAGGAACTTGACAAGCTTCTCAAGGCTGGCGAGATTAGGGAAGGAGCCAGCGTTGCGGTTCTAGGTGGCTGGATCGGTACGCTCGCGCTCATGATGAACACATGGGAGCTGAAGCTTAAGATCACCAGCGTCGACCTCGATGCTCGATGCAACCGCATCGCCGAGAAGCTGAACTACGACTATGACTTCACGACCATGACGATGGACATGTACGACATCAACTATTCGAAGTTCGACATTATCATCAACACCTCGTCAGAGCATATCCCTGACATCTCAAAGTGGAGGGAGGGAATACCAGAAGGGAAGATCGTGATCGCTCAGAACAACGACTTCGTGGGTGGTGAAGGACATGTGTCCTGCGTTGGTTCAGTTTACCAGCTCAAGAAGCAGCTGAACCTGTCGAAGAGCCTGTACGAAGGAACCCGACAGTTTCCGCAGTACAACCGCTTCATGCTGATTGGTCGGACCTAATGTACTTGAGATAACCTGAAGTGTAAAATAGAACAGGTTTACGCCTCGTGAGACCCAACCCAATGAATGACACTATCGAGCTGCGGTTCTACTGCTTCGTCAACTTCTATCTTTCATCTATCCAGCAGGGAATTCAGACTGGCCATGCTGCCGTCGACCTTGTGCGCAAGTACGCGCTTGATGGTGAAGAAGACCCATCAGTGGAAGAGCTGCGTCGCGCTGCGGTTGTTGTTGATTGGGCCGACAATCACAAGACGTTCATCATCCTGAACGGTGGCGACAATGATGGTATCTCACACGCGCAGAACATCATCTCTGCTACAGACCTGCCATGGGCAAAGTTTCATGAGAGCGAAGGCGCGCTTGATGGTCTCAGGACCTGCGTTGGCGCTGTCATTCCAGATTTTATTTTCAACGCCACCCTCGACGTCGATCTGACGAAGGAGATGGCTGCGCGTTTTGATGACAAGAAGATCTACTCATTCACATGTGAGAATGAGAGTGGGTTTGATCCGAAGATCGTGTTCTTCCCTGATGATAGGTACTACGCGCTCATTGAGCTGCTAAGGAGCAGTCGTCTAGCTTCATAAGGGAAGGTTATGCTTATCGTTGGTTTGACCGGTACTCATGGTACCGGCAAGAGCACCATCATCCATGGTGCAGAAAATGCGGGGCACAGCGTAAGCCGAGCGCAGCTGTCAAGGGCGGCGCAGAAGGCGCTAGGTTGGGACACGCTTGCACGCGCCCAAGAAAACACTGACAACATGTGGGCGCTGCAAGATGCCATCCTCGCCGCAATGGACGCGCGTGATGCTGCCATCGCCGCACCCACGCTGGTTGAGAGAACACCTGCTGACATGTGGGCGTACACCAAGATGTGGTGTGAGCGCCTCGACATTGACGTGAACACAGACCTCCGCGCGCTGCAGTATAAAGGCGAGTGCCTTAGGCTCAGCGAGCGCTACGCTGAGTTTGTATTCGTGCCGATGATGCAGCAAATTCCGTTCGTTGAGGAACCAAACCGCGCCGATCTTGCCTCGCGCGCGCCAGTAGAAATCTCGATCAAGAACTTCATCATCCAAAACGAACTTCCGTTCTATGCCATTCGTGGCATCACCCCACGCGATCGCGCATTCGAGATCACTCTCGTCCTTGAGAAGGTAGAAACAAGATGGCTCTAAAAACAACAAAACAACCAGCCCAAAAATTCGGTCTCTGCCTTGACTGGGAAACGTCTGGTGCCGATTGGGGTCGTGTTTCGCAGAGCATTGCGAAGTACCAAGGACTTACGTTTGGTGCTATCGTGTTCGATGCCACCACATTTGAGCCAGTTGCCGAGCTCTACGTTGAGATCAAGTTCAACGCTGAAAAATATCAATGGGACATGGGTGCTGAGAAGATCCATGGCAAGACCCGTGAGTACCTCGAGGCAAACGGTGTCTCACAGGAAGAAGCAGCGACGCAGCTCGCCGAGCTGATCCTCAAGTACTGGGGTCCAGATACGCCAGTCATGTTCCTCGGCCACAACGCCGAGTTCGACATCAACTTCACAGCGCAGTTGCTCAGCACTATCGAGATCGAGTTTGGTAAGGAGCGTGCAGACCCACCAAAGTTTGAAAGCTGGATCCGCCTGCACCACGTTATCCTTGACACCTCGCCTATGGGCTTCATCGCATTCGGCCTGTACAAGTCAGACCTTCTCTTCAAGCGCGTTGGCTTTGAAGATCGCGGCGATCACAACGCGCTGCAAGATGCACGCCAAACCCTTGAGGCAGCCGCCGTAGTGCGCCACATGGTCCGCATTGCTGAGGCCGAGATGGCCGCAACATGAGCGGCATCACCACAGCTTGGAGTGAAAGGCTCGACGAGTATGTTAAGGCTGTTGAAGAGGACTATGTCAGCCGCACTGACAGTAGGCGCTGGGAACTTTCCAACGCTTTCACAAAGGAATATCTAGTCAAGGATTATCCAGTCCTTCTCTCAAGCGTGCGCTGCGGTGTCTCAATCCAACCAGGCTGGGCTGCCCTTGTTCATAGCCTCTGCAGTGACATCACAATGGTGATGGCCGCAAACCCGACCCTCAACGTGCGCGTTGAACAGGTCAAGCAGAAGCTCGGTTGGCTGCGCTTCTATGGAAGCGTCTACACTCACGCCGTTGTGCAGGATGAACTTGTCACGCAGATCACTGTAGCGCCTGAGCACATCGCCGCCAAAAACAAGATCAATCAGCTCATCTCAGCCGCGCAGACCCAGTCAGCTTCTATATGTGAGGTGTGTGGTCGGCCAGGCCAGATTGTGAACGTTAGCGGCTGGTTGGCAGCAGCTTGTGAGAGGCACGGGCAGCCATGACAACCTACGTATTTGACAGCGCCGAGGTGAAGCAGACGGGCAGAACGGCGAAGCGCGTGCTAAAGCTTGCTGGTGGCAAGACGAAGGAGATGGTCCTCGTTGAGATCACGCCGACTGACCCAACGTTCGATTGGAAAAAGTGGGTTGATCCAGCTATTCTGTACGTTGTGGAACCACCAGCCTCTTGATATTTTACGTGAGCGCAGAAGCATAAATACAAAGCGCTCGACTACATAGAAGAACATGACGACTTACATCACTTACCAGTGCTCTGTCTGCCGCAGAACCAAGGACATAGTCCAGGACAATGTTCGTGTTTTGCCGAACCAGTGCACCATAACGAAAGGCTGTGCGGGCTCGCTCTACAAGATAGGCGAGACGCTTGTCGCGTCGTCGATTGACCCAGTGTCTGGCCTCACGGATTGGTATCCGCGCGGGCAACAGCTTGGTCAGACCGTACCTGTACCACCAAAGCAGACGCAGGCGCTCACGTGCTCAAACACGGGCGCCCTCACACTTGCGCTGCTGCTTGATGATGCGGCGGCAGCCAGCAACCCAACTATCACGCTTCAGCTTCAACAGCGCCTGTCAGCTGACGTGCCATCGACTGAGTATCTCTACAACGTTACGGCAACAACGTCAATCATCTCAGGCAAGGACAATGCTGGAAAGAACCTTCGCTTTGACCAGAGCTCGATCGACAACGATCTGATCCACGTCCTTGTAAATGGCGTCGCGCGCCAACAGGGCGTAGGACCGAACGACTACACAGCCACACCGAATGTTATCACGCTCAACACACCGATTACGTCAGGTGTTGTCGTGGTCTCAGTGTTCGGTGTTGCGCCGACTGTCGCACAGGTCCTCACATTCACTGCCAACTACTCGTTCATTGCAAGCTCAGGTCATGGATCTTGGGGCAATATCCGCTGGGTAGATGAATACAACCCAGCCACTGGCGCTCTTCGTTCAGCTGGCGGAAAGAAGTGGTGGCTCTACACGTGCACGTCAGTTTCAAACCTTTCGACTGCCTCGATGCTGAAGATCACGGGCATTACGCTCATGGTTGGTTCCATCGGTGCCCTCACGAATGCGCGCTTCTTCATTGCAGCTCCACCATATGACAACACTGACCGCTACCTCGGCTTCAGCATTGATGTCGAGGCTCTGTCAGAGGACTACCTCCTCACATCAGCAACTGGTGCAATCACCGAGCTCTTTGCTGAAGGTGCCACACTAGAGCTCTACCCTCCGTATCAGCTCATCAACAACTCTAACCTCGCGGCGTCCTCTTACGTCGTCGCTGATACCTTCCCGACCGACGATGCTGTTTCCGACGATACACCTGAAACAAGGCTTGTGTCAAACAAGATCATAGGACCAGTATGATTGCAGAAAAATTGATCCCAAGTTTCTACATGATCGAGGTTGAAGGAGCTGCAACAAAAGGTGTAGTTCACGGAGATCACGGCATAGAGAAGATACATATCGGCTCTTCAGATTTCGCTAATGATATGATGGCACTAGCTGGCATGAATGACGCCATGCGAAACATCCTGAAAGCTGTTCACCTTGAAGACATCAAGGCGGACATCTCATACAACCCAGAATTCTTTCCTACACTAAAGCCGATAGAACCAACTGAAGAGCAGAAGGTGGCGCAGGAAGCCATGCTTGAGAAAGCAGAAGAGCTTCGCCACGAAATGATGGGTCAAGGTAAGGCCGTGGTTCCAATCACTGAGCTGTTTGATCCTCTCGGCGATTTTGTTGAAGCTAGGTGGACAGTTGAGACCGCAGAGCTTAAGGTTGAAGGTAAGGTCGCCATCAACCCACAGTACTACATTCTCGAGAAGCACCGCGACACTGAAGGTTATTCACTAGGCACCCTCCCTAAGCCACAGAAAAAAATTACGGTTCACTGATGGAAGCAGCATTCTCATACAATGTAAAGGTTGGCCGCGCGGCAAGCATGCTACGCGCAGGTCCATACAAAACGAAGATCCCAAACTGCGGTGAGATCAACATCTCATCGAGGCCGTTTGAGACCTATGAGGAGTGCGAGAAGTCGCTGAACGGGCTGATGATGACCCTCACCCGTGTTGAAGGTAAGTCAGCCGACAAGAACATGGTGATCGTCAGCAAGGTCAACCCAGCGCTTGATGAAAGCGGTAAGAAGCATGCAGACGCGGCATCATGGGACGAGCACACCATCCTGCGAGTGTACGTCGCTGATCCAGAAGAGCTGAAGAAAGCGACGCTCAAGTATCACATCGTTGGTCAGATCAAGTCAGCGATCAACGTTGCATCACTCAAGGTAGAACTGATTACCGAGTGATTGTTGTTTACGCTGACGCTGCGCGTGGTATAATCTACACACGCTCTACATAACAAATCCCATAGGAGAGCATAATGCCGAAGAACCAGCTGGCCAAGCAGGGCCGCAAATCATTCACTGATGTCGCCGAGATCCTGAAGAACCCATCTCAGCGCACCAAGCTGCAGAGCTATGTCGACGAGACAGTGCGCTGCAAGATGAAGATCCTCGATGAGAACGAAAGCATCAAGGGTATTCGCACCGCCGCCATCGAAGAGCTCGGAATTCAGCCGAAAATCTTCAACTCAATCGTCTCCCTGTTCTTCAACAACAACTTCGAGCAGAAGCGCGAAGAGCTTGAACAGCTTGAGACGGTCATCGAGACCCTGATGCAGACTGACAATCAGCTTACTCACTCGAAGGACGACGAGTAAGATCACTCACTGGTTCTGGGCGCAGTAAATACCGACCTACAAAGTCGCACTGCGCACCAGAGGAAGACCATGACCGATACCAAACGCAACTACGTTGCGGCGTGGGTCGATTGGAACGCCGACAAGATCGTTGTTCTCGAACGCGATCATGACGGAAAGCTCCATCGAGTGCGCTACAACCCGCCATACTACTTCTACATCAAAGATGATGAGGGTCCGTACACCTCAATCTTTGGTGACAAGCTGACACGCGCTGAGTTCGATAGCCGCGATCAGTTTGAGCAAGCCAAGCGGATGTTCCCTGAGGGTCATAGGTTTGAGAGTGACATCGCACCGCTCAAGCGCGTGCTGATGGACTACTACTACGATCGCCCATCACCACTCGTCCACTACGCGTTCCTCGACATCGAGGTAGACTATCAGCAGAGCATGGGCTTCGCTGGTCCAATGGACCCATACGCCCCAATTAACGCCATCACGATCTACCAGTCGTGGACGAAGAAGTACCTTACGTACGTCGTCGCACCGCCAGAGTTCACTGGCACCGTCAAAGATCTCGAAGACAAGATAGCTGAGCTAACTGAAAGCAAGCAGCTGCGCGCTGGCCATGTTCCTAAGATCGTCATAGTCGGCGACGAGATAGAACTGCTCCACAAGTTCGTGGCATCCATCGCTGATGCCGATATCATCTCCGGCTGGAACTCAGAGTTCTTCGATATCCCGTATCTCTGCGAGCGCTTAGTCAAGGCAGGCGGAGAGCCGCTGCTGCAGAAGCTGGACCATATCGGCGTCAAGCCGCCAAAGAAAGAGATGGTCAACCGCTACGGTTCCGAGGAGCCAGTGTGGAAGTTCTCAGGCCGTAGTCACCTTGACTACATGCGCCTCTTCCAAAAGTTCACCTTCGAAGGTCGCGTCTCATACTCGCTAGGCAACATCCTCCAAGAAGAGGTCGGCGTTGGTAAGCTTGAGTATGATGGAACCCTCGAGCAGCTGTACCACAACGACTTCCCAACGTTCGTCGCCTACAACTTCCGCGACGTCGATGGTATCGTGCAGCTCGACAGCAAGTTCAAGTTCATAGCCCTCGCCAACCAGATGGCACATGAGAACACGGTTCACTTTGATGCCGTGCTAGGAACAGTGGGTTACGTGGAGACTGGCATTGCCAACCACGCGCACTACAAGCTGAACAAGATCGTTCACGACAAGAAGATCCAGGACAATGAGAAGGTAGAGGGCGCCATCGTTCTCAACCCAAACATTGGCCTTCACGTGTGGCTCGGCTCAGTCGACATCAAGTCACTGTACCCGAACACCATCCGCTCTCTCAACATCTCACCTGAGATGATCGTCGGTCAGTTCGAGGCTGGTGAAGATGCATGGGCGGCCATTAGGGACGGTGGAAGCGTTCGCCTCTGCCTCACACTTGAGAGCGGCGAGCAGCACATGGCCACTGCCGACGAGTGGAAGGCGGCTCTCATTGAACAGAAGTGGGCCATCTCGGCCTATGGCACGGTATTCGATCAAGGTAAAGGCAAGGGCGTCGTCGCTGACATCCTTGGCTATTGGTACACAGAGCGTAAGCGCCTACAGGCTGAACAAAAGAAGTGGGCAAAGAAGTTCGAGCAGCTTCCCGACGGACCAGAAAAAGAGGAAGCGAAGCGCCAAGAAGAGCATTACGACCTTCTTCAGCTCACCAAAAAGATTTCGATGAACAGCCTGTACGGCGCTCTTTTGAATATCGCGTTTCGTTTCGGCGACGAACGCATGGGTGCATCTGTCACGGCGACAGGCCGTGCCATCACCACGCATATGATCGAGACAATCGGCGAGAGCTTGACTGGCAACAAGCATAAGCTTGACAAGCGCGTCATCACAGATGACAACAAGAAAAGCGCTGAGGCAGTCATGAACATCATCGACGGTTGGCTTTCACTGCCGAAGTCGTCATCTATCGGCGGTAGCTCAATCTACAAGCCGCTCATGCACGACGGCAAAGAGTGGGTGTTCTCCAACGCCATCATCTACGGTGACACTGACAGCTGCTACTACCAGTGTGTAGGTGCAACTGACAAGGACACGGCGATCAAGATCGCAGACGACGTTGCCGAGGTAGCGAACCAAAGCTTCCCAGCGTTCATGCGCAGCGCCTTCAACTGCCAGCCAGAATTTGACGAGCTCATCTCAGCTGGTCGCGAGATCGTCGGTGTACGTGGCCTCTTCCAGGCCAAGAAGAAGTACATGGTGAAGATCGTCGACAAGGAAGGGTTTGCGCCGAAGCCGGGCAAGGACATGAAAACACAGGGCTCTGAGATCAAGAAGGCTGACACACCTAAGATCATTCAGAAGTTCATCAAGACGACAGTCGACATGATCCTCGATGGTAAGTCGTACGACGAGGTGGCGACCTTCGTCAACTCGCAGCGTAAGGACATCGTCAAGAAGAAGGACAACCTGTTCCTTCTAGGGGTCGCCAAGCAGGTAAATAACCTGGAGAGCTTCCTCGCTGAGTACAATGCACCAGGTTCAATGCGCGCTTCGAACGGCAACAAGCTCACCGTTCCTGGACACGTGAGGGCCGCGCTGAACTACAATGCGCTGCTCAACTCCATCGACAAGGGAGCAAAGCCTATCCGCGCTGGCGATAAGGTGCTTGTGTTCTACCTCAAGCCGAACCAGCATGGCTATGACGCCGTTGCTTTCCCGTCTGAGTTCACCAAGTTTCCGAAATGGTTCACCGAGAATTTTGCCGTCGATATCAAGAAGACCGAGACCCGCATGTTTGACAACAAGCTTGAGGGTATCTTCAGGGCGATCGGCAAGGACGTTCCATCTCCGCAGTCGGTGCTGACGAACAGCATCTTGGAGTTTTGATCATGAAGCTAAAGTTCCTAGAGCTAGGCGATCTTCTTAAGCAGGCGCAGGACTTCGAGCCTGTTGCCTACTACGATGAGAACCTCGGCATGATGCGAGTTCACGTGAAGGACTGCCGCACAACCGTTGAGGCCATCACGACAGGCCTTGAGATTGAGTGGGAGCTCGACGACGAAGGTAAGCGCACGGGCTTAGTCGCAGGCGTCGCCATCTACGCACCAAAGTTGAAATTTAACGCAGCCCTCAGACAGAGACGGACATGAAGCTTTCAAACCAAGACATCTCAAACATCTCAAACATCCTTGCAACCGCAGCGGTCGGTGGTATTGAGGCTCTAGTCATTGACGATGGGGTTGTAAGAGGTGTGAACGAGGGCAGAACCTTCGTCATCATCTCAGAGCACAACGTGCCGAAGCTGCCTCAGAAGATGGGCCTCGCCCGTCTGTCAATGCTGAAGGCACGGCTCGAGCTGTTCAGTGGCAATGCAGCGACCGTCATTGAGGCCAAGGAGACTGAACGCGGTGAGATTGGCTCGCTCGAGATCGTGGCTGGTCGCAACAAGGTCCAGTTCCGTTGCACGTCGACGGCCCTCATCAAGGCGCCGAAGAGCATCAACGACACGCCAGCTTACACGATCGTCTTCTCGCAGGAAGAGCTGAAGCTTCTTCTCAGCGCTATCAAGGTGATGGCTGGAAAGACCCTTACGCTGGTCATCAAGAAGGATGGCACGGTTCAGGTGAGCCTGGCTGATGCCACGAATGACGCCTTCAGCTCGACGCTTGAAGCGTCAGCAGAGTTTCTTATTGAGAACAGCGATACCGTTGTTCACTACTACCATGCCGACGTGTTCCACGCCGTTATGCGTACCACCGACGCCGACCCAGTGAGCATAGTAATAGGCGCTGCAGGCACCATCAACGCTGAGGTTAACGGACACCTCGTAGTGCTGATGCCCAAAATCAACGAAGACATCGAGGAGTAATCAAGATGACAATGGACATCATTCGTTCTAGCGACCTTACCTCTACTATGACCAAGCTGAAGCAGCTCGACGCGAGGCTCATTGAGCTTACTACCGAGCTTGCCAAGTGGAAGCTCTACGTAGCAACCTCCCTGGTTCAGGGTGCTCAGGATGGGCAGACGCTGCTCATCAGCGTGGCGAAGAACAACAAGACGGGTTTCGTGTACAACGTAGTGCCGCAGGAGCTCGACAAGTTTGCTGACGACCCTGATACGCTCATCGCCAACCTTGTTGAGATGGCGTGGGAGCGCTTGTACAAGGAACAAATCAAGAACGAGATCGCGCCAACCATTGCTCGCGCGCTCGAGAACGCCATCAAGATGCGTGGCAGAGGTCTACCAACATGAAGAGAAGCTGGCTGCTCACACTAAAGGAGTTTGTCTCATGGCGCTCAAAGAAGCCATGGGCCTGCTTCGAAACTTCTGGCCCAACCAAGGAAGGCCGCGTAGAGTTCTCTATCAGCGCCAACAAGGCATTCATTGAGAACCTCAAGACCCTTGGAATGGGTGGCACGACTGACGAAGAAACGGTTCAACTGTTCTTCCTTCAGATGCGCATGGTCCCAGAGGACATGGTACAGGAGGATGCCGTCAGCCCTGAGGCGACGCCAAACCTGACACACGAGGCGAACAAGTTCGTACGAGGCTAACATGTTTGACAGACTTCACCTTCACGAAGGCGGCCGAACCACGGTCAACAACACCTTCAAGATGCTGCCACACGACACGGCAGATGCTGCCCGCCTCTACGGTGAGGTGAGGGAGAAAGCAAGCGAGGAACTTGCCGGTGCTGTGGCAGTTGACCTCGGCGCTGACAACGAAGTTCGCGTAGTTAGAGCTGACGCGATGCGCGTATGGGACCCAGCGAAGGGGCCGAACACTCAAATGCGCATCATCTACAAGATCAACGGGAGACTGCATGACGTGGTCCTCGAAGTTGACGAGATGGTGCTGCTTCGAAATGTACATGAGAATATCGCAAGAGCAATGTTTGAGCAGCTCGTTGACAAGCTGTCAGCTGAAGCCAAGTCTGCCCTCTTTCCAAGGAAGCTTTCATGAAGCGCATGGTAGTTGACACAGCGAACCTTCTCTTCAGGGTAGCTGCCGCTCATGGCAAGTACAACTCTGAAGGAACGCCAGAGCAGAAGGCTGGCCTTGCCCTGCACATGGCGTTGAACTCGCTCAACAAGTACTACAAGCAGTACCGCCCAGATCAAATTGCTCTCACCTTTGAAGGTGCCAACAACTGGCGCAAGGACTACACCAAGTCCAGCCAGTGCGTGTCGAAGCGGGTGTACAAGGCAAACCGCGTTAAGGACGCTTCGATGATCCCGTTCTTTGAGCTCATCAAGTCGTTCGAGGACCTCGTTCGCAATCACACCTCGCTCGTCTGCCTCTCAAACCCGGTGCTTGAGGGCGACGACCTCTTTGCCGGCTATGTTGAGCGCTTCACCGCCGCAGGCGATGACGTGATTGGTGTCTCAGGCGACAAGGACTTCGTGCAGCTGTGGAAGTTCGACAACTTCCAGCTCATCAACCCGGATACTGGCAAGCCACGCACCGTTGAAAGCGTATGTGGCACTGACGACGCCCTCTTTTTCATGTTTGAGAAAGCATTCCGCGGTGACAAGGGCGACAACGTTTTCCCAGCCTACCCACGCGTTCTCAAGAAGCGCCTTCACAAGTGCATCGAGGACGACTATGAGCTCATGAAGATCATGAATGAGACGTGGAGCTTCAAGGATCCTGACACGGGTGCCGAGACCATCTTCAAGGTCAACGAGCTGTTCGAAGAGAACATGCTGCTCATGGACCTCAGTGGCCAGCCAGAGCATATCAAGGGCGTCATCAAGACCACCCTTGATCATGAGCTCGTTCACCATGGTAAGTTCTCCCACTTCCACTTCACGAAGTTCTGCGGCAAGTACGGCCTAAACCAGATCGCTGAGAACTCAGCATCATTTGCCGACCTCTTCAGCCGAACTGGTCAGCGTTCACCACTCAAGGATGAGACAAGGGAAGTGCACCGCAAGGCCGCGCTCATTGCGTTCTAGTGCGGTACTTTCTCATTCAGCCTATTGACGTTGAGCACAGCGTTGGTACAATCAGGCAGATCTTCGAGACTGAAAGTGAGGGGCGGCTGTGGTTTGCCGAGAATGAAACCAACCCGGATTTTGAGGGTTGGTATGTCGTGCCCGAAAGCGAGATAGGAAAACTGAACTGATGAAGCTCCAAGACATCACACCAACAATGACGCAGCGCTACCGCCTGCGGATGAGTGAAGACAACTTCGAAAACGCCAGGCCTGGGCAGTTTGTTCATCGTGACAACGATACTGACGAGGTATCCGGCTTCATCAGCGCCGTAGACAAGGACCGTTACGAGCTTGAGATCTGCACGTTCGAGCAGATCGAAGCTCCTAAGGCGATGCTGCGCAGCATCGCTGATCGCATGACCATGGATGAGTGCGCTGTTCTCCTTCGCTCAATCACTGAGCAAGACCCCGACATACACGAAGCGTGGGTAAACCTGGTCAATCAGTAGGTCAACCTGACATCTCCAATCGATAAATAATCAGGTGCCGACCACGGCATGGGGTTCTTCAAAACGTGCGCACGTTATCCCCAAATACCAAAGGAGATACTCATGACCGCTAAGGACGAAATCGTTCTACAACCAACCAGCCTCCCGCACGTTTACCTGTGCGACATTGACGACAGTGGACTTCTCAAGGAAATCCTCGTAGTCAAGAAGTTCAAGGACGGCACAATTTACTACGTCGACATCGACCCACTGCACTCCATCGACAAGGGCCGCATCAAGAAGATCGTCTCTTCACAGCACGCTGACAAGTACGAGTGCTGGGAGCTCCTCTCGCAGTCGAAGCTTTCGAACGGCATGAACGCCCTCGACTTCTTCCACACGAACAACGTCAAGGCCAAGCGTCCAAAGGGTGCACGCGCTTCGACTGGTTCGCTCGAGAACGTGCAGTCATACGGTGGCGACAAGATGGTAGGCACTGAGTTCGGCACCAACCCAGCCGAAGTTCAGCTCGACCCAACATCTAAGGTCTTCGGCAGGTCATGATCGAGGGTGAGGTAAGAGAGCCGGTCACCATCGGCTCCATTGCCAAGCTCGAGATTAGTCCAGGCGATAAGATCATTGCCAATGTTGAAATTGGCAAGATGCCGCCAGGCCGGGTGCGTGACTACATCAACGAGGTTAAAACTTCTCTCAAGAGGTTCTTTCCTGAAAACACAGACCTTCTCGTGAACGCAATGAGAGATGGAAAGCCTGCAGTTGAGATTACAGTCATCAAAGGTCCATACTTCGGCGCACCATAAGCAGCCACGCTGATCAAACGGGATCCCACATTATGTTAAGTGGGATCCCGTTTACTTTTCTGCGACAGATTGATAGAATAATCAACGAGCTGGGAGCTCATCAGTAAGTCAACCTAACCCACAAGGAAAGGAGAAACCCAATGAAGCTAAGCCACTTTGCGTTGCTAGCACTATCGATTGTTGCGTACATTGGTGGAGTTTTCACAAGCGCTGCTAAAGGGCAAAGCGCACCACCAAAAGAGAGCATCACTGAAGCACAGATGTTCTCCTTCGAGTACCCGAAGGACCCGACCCCGTCCCAGGCACAGCTCCTTGGCATGGCGTATGACATCGCCAACAAGGATGGTCTCGAACACCCACAGCTTCTTCAAGGCATCATCCTTCAAGAGAGCCATGCTGGAACGCTCAAGCGCTACAACGTGGTTGGTCAAGAGTATGGGCTCAAACCGACGAAGCGCTACTACGGTGTTTCACAGATCAAGCTGAGCGCCACATGGGACGTCATGAAGAAATGGCCAGCACTGTGGACAAAGTTTAGGTTCCACACTCGCACCGACGATGAGCTGATAGCCAAGCTGATCGAGGACGACGTCTTCAACATGACGATAGCCAGCAAGTACCTTCTGATCCTGCGCGACACGTACGGCTTCTCATCTGCGGCGCAACTGGCGATGGCGTACAACAAGGGACCTGGCGGTGCCGAGGGTCAAGACGCTGAGACCAATGATTACGCGCAGGCTGTCCTCGTAAAGACGATCGCTCACTGAACCAAGTTTTAAGCTGACAGCTACTGACTTAGAATAGGCCTGCTGATGCAGGCCTTTCTTTTGCCTGACTACAACAAGAACGTGTTCGAGAAAACCACCCTTCAATCCCTCATTGAGGCCCGAGTTCCTTGGCAATCCAGCGGCACAGGCTGGCGGGTTGGCAAGTGTCCGCTTTGCAACGACTACAAGGTGCGAGGTGGCTTCAAGTTTGAAGACGATCAGGTAATTTACAATTGCTGGAATTGCTCGACTGCAAGCCGCTACACCGAGTTCAGCGGTAAGATGTCGAACAAGTTCAAGACGATCCTTCGAGCGCTAGACATTGATGACGATGACATTCGCCCAATAGTCAACACCGCCCTCTTCTTCAAGAAGGGTGAGAGCGACAAGATCACGCTAAGCAAGCTCACGAAGGTGAACACCACAACACCGACGATTAAGCTGCCAGCCAAAAGCTTTCCACTAGGCCACACTGAGTTCCTCGACTACCAAGAGAAGCTCGTTGACTACCTGCTCGACCGCAAGATTGACATCTCAAAGTACCAGATGTTCTTCTCACTTGAGCAGCGCTTTATAAATCGCGTCATCATTCCATACTACCGCAACGGCAACCTCATCTATTGGCAGGGGCGCCACACGGATCCTAAAGAGAAGCTCCGCTACGACAACGCACCTGTCGGGCGCGAGGCAGTGATGTTCAACATGGATGAGCTCACTCGCTATTCTGACCTACCGCTCTTCGTCTGTGAGGGTGTGTTTGATGCCATGATGGTTGATGGTGTGGCCCTTCTCGGCAGCCGCCTCAACGACGCTAAGATCGACCTGCTGTCTAAGTCAAACCGCAGGATTGTTTTCGTGATAGATAAAGACAGCAACGGGAAGCATCTCGCTGAGACTGTCATCGAACATGGGTGGGAGATCGCTTTCTCACCAGATGGGACAGAGGACCTGAATGAAAGCGTTCGTCGCTTCGGCCTCTGCTACACAACGCGTGAGCTTTTCAAGTCAATCCCTAAAGATGCCGACTATGCAAAGATCGCTATCAACATTCACTGTGGAGCTGGAAAATGAGTGAGCTGAAGCAGCTTTTGCTTGAAGCGCCGGATGGACAGCTTGACGCAAGCATGAAGCCACTCATTGAGAAGTGGGACGATGAGCCTACACCGCTTCAGGTGCTAGAGGTACTGGACTGGTGCGTGTGGGGAGGTAATGCCTCTGGATTTACAATGAACGTGCTTCACAGCATCTTTGACGATGCATGCGTTAGAACCAGCACCACACGCGAAGAGGTGGAGAAGCATGCTACGTGGAGGAAGAACTTCTAATGGAGCTGGAAAAGCAACGCCTAGTCCTTAGCCTTATCGCCGGCAACCGCGATCTCATGGCGCTGACCGCTGGAATTCTCAAGCCATCCTACTTTGACCCATCACTGAAGAAGACGGTCAAGTTCATGGCCGAGTACTTCAGTACGTACAAGGACGTGCCAAAGATCCAGACAATCCGAGCCGAGACAGGCTCGGTGCTCGAGGACAGCGGCAAGATTGAGCGCGCCGACGTCGCATACGTTGCCACTGAGGTGGAAAAATTCTGCCAAGACCGCGCAGCTGTTGAGGCACTTCAGCAGGGCGCCGAGCTCCTGCAGAAGGGAGAGTTCGGTAAGATCCTTGAGCTGTTCAAGGCCGCCACCGCCGTTAGCCTACAGAAGGATAGCGGCATTGACTACTTCAAGGATCCAGAGGAGCGCCTTCGCAAGACGCTCATTACTGAGGCGAAGATCTCAACTGGCTGGCCTGAGCTTGACGACGCCATCGGCGGCGGGCTTGGTCGCCAAGAGCTGATCCTCTTTGCTGCCAACTCGGGTGGCGGTAAGTCAATGACGATGTTGAACCTCGCCCGCAACCTTCTTTCGAAGGGGTTGAACGGCGTCTACATATCGCTTGAAATGGCCGACGGCGTTGTGTCGAAGCGTCTTGACAGCATGATCTCGCACATCGCTCAGGAAAACCTGCTCAAGGAACTCGAGAAGGTCGTTGCGTCGATCAACAACGCCAGCGGCACAATGGGTCAGTTCTTTATCAAACGCATGCCTGAGAACCGCACCAACATCAACCACATTCGTGCATACATCACGCAGCTTGAGCAGCAGCATGGCTTCCGTCCAGACTTCATCGTCGTCGACTACGTTGACATCATGGGCACCACGCACCAGATCTCAGCTGACAACCTGTTCATCAAGGACAAGTTCGTGACTGAGGAAATCCGCAGCCTGGGTTTCGACTATGACTGCATCATGATCTCAGCCTCGCAGCTTGGTCGTGATGCCATTGACGCAGAGAAGCTTAGCCAGCGGCATATTCAGGGTGGTATCTCCAAGATAAATACATCCGACTACACGGTGGCCGTCAAGCAGGACGATCTAATGCGAGCCTCCGGTGAGATCAACTTTGAGATCCTCAAGGTTAGAAACGGCACCGGAACCGGCAAGCGCATCTTCTTGGGCTGGGATCCAATCTCCTTGCTGATCAAATCAGTTAAGGCGAAGGCTGGTGGTTTGTCCCTCAAGAGAAGGACGACACCAACTCTCAGCACTGAAGGCACAGTGTTTGAAAAACCGAAAGAGAACAATAGCGTTCTCAACTTGATGAACACGTAATCCACAGGAGACGATAATGCAGCAGCAAGAAGCCCCAAAGACCATCACTGTAGATGGCAACGAATACCCAGTCGGCACGTTCAGCGAGGTCGTACAGCGCCTCGTTGCCATCCACACGGAATGGCGCAATGAGCTGGCCGCCGAGCGCCTGGCAATCGCCAAGACTGAGGCCGCCCTGCGCGCCCTCGACGCCGAGCTCTCACAGACTGTAGCGAAGGAGCTCGCCGAGAAGGCAGCACCGGCAGCTCCAGCTGCTGAGGCGGCTGCAGGCTAATCACCAGCGCCTGTTGAGCGTATGGAGGGGCTCGAAAGGGCCCCTCCATCTGTGCCTGCCCTGCGACCTGAGGCTATAAATACTCTGTTGAAACGGGCACCGGAAACATGACCAAACTTCTTAAGACAATCATCTTGGCAGAAGGCATCTCGCACATCGAGGACCTCCCAGTTAGGGAGTTCATCCGCACAGTCGAGACCCTCAACGACAAGATCATCACTGAGAAGCTTGATGGGGCGAACCTCTGGTTCGGCCTAGACGACAAGGGTCTGTACACATCACGTGAGGGCAAGTCCTCTCACTCAAGTCGCTTCTACAATGTCAGCGACTACAAGCCGCTTGCTGCCTACAATGGCTTTAGAGCTGCGCACCTCGCCCTAGAGAAGGTCGAACCTACCATTCGCAAGTACCTCAAGCAGGGCGATGCGGTTGAGATAGAGGTTCTCTTCGGCCGCCAGCCAAATACTGTTGTGTATGGAGCCGAGGGAAAGAACTACATCGTCATCCTTCGTGGTGTTCATGGTACGCCAGAAGATCGTGTTCAAAACCTGGCTGATGCCCTCGATGGTAAAGAGATCACCGTAAAGTCGGCGATCGCCTCGTCAGAGGATGGCAACTCAGTCAAGATGCATGACGAAGATCTTCACTGGAAGTTTACCAAGGTCAAGCCGATCTCGGCATCGACCATCAATACAAAAGAAGCTCTTGCGCAGCTCGCTAAGCTGAAGAGCTACCTTGAGCAGTCAAACAAAGCGTTCTCTGACAAGACGAATGGTGATGTGGCGGAAATGTCGCTCACGTCAGTTCCAAAGGGCGAGCGCGCTGAAGCAAAGAACGAGCGTGACCGCGTCAATGAGATCATCTTGAAGCAGTACAAGCAGCCAATCAAAGAGCTGCTGCTCGATAGGTTCGTTCGCAAGATCAAGCCTGTGCTTCAGGACCCTGAGCTTCACCCGTCTGAGGACATCGGTGTTGAGGGTGTTGTCGTTCGCGACCCTATCACTGGCAACCAAACCAAGATCGTCGACCGCGATGTGTTCACTGCCATCAACTCATTCAATGCCGGCGTGCGCAGCGGTATTTCAAGCATGGTTCGTACTGCTGACAGCACCGCACCGCTTGAGGCAAGAGGTGGTGTGTTTGGCGATGCCAAGATCCGCATTGCTGAGCTGATCGGTGCAAAGGAACTAGCCGTCGCATCGCAGGCACGCCGCTACGTACAGCATTACAAGAAGTCTGACGTATCGGCCACTGCCCTCGCGTTGGCCAACCACCTCGATATTAAGAGCGTGCCAGCAGCCCGCACAAAGATCGCGTCGATCCTGAAAGGATCTCTCCAGGAGATCGACAACATCCTTGGTCAGTTCAAGAAAGAAGCTGGCGAGTACAAGCTCAAGCTCAAGACCGGTAAGGAAGTCGGCATCACCCCAGAGGTAATGTCACGCACGCTTACTGCGTTTGCAGAAACAAAGAAAGAGATCAACGAGATCATCTCAAAGGTTCTATCAAGCCGCACCGCTGCCCAGCTGTTGCTGGCGCTTTATGGAAGAACGATCAACTCGCTCTTCGACGAAGGAGATACTGAAGTGAAAGAGGCATTCGTACTAATCAAGTCAGTCAGCGAGGATGATGGTGGCGGCTCCGCCACCACATCAGCTGGTGATGTAGCTCCTCCAGAAAAGCGCCTATTTCAGGGCGGTAAGGAGATCATCAAGCGTAAGCGCAACTTCGTCAAGCCACCGAAGTTTCCAGCCCCAAGCGGCGGGTACTCACTGATCAAGTCAGTGAATGAGGATTGGGCCCATGTCGGTGACATGAAGTTTGCCACTGACGTGGATGATACCGCGCAGGCCAAGGGCGACGTAGAGTTCAAACAGCTTCGTAACAATGTGAACGTTGGCGACAACATCAACCAGATGGACGTCAGCAAGTACCTCGACAAGGCGCATGAGATCAATGATCAAGTAGATACCGTTGCCTACGGTCTTGAGACTGATACTGGCAAGGTTGTAAAGGTCTATGTGAACGCCTCGCAGGCAGAAGCATTTGAGAAGGCCATGAGTGAGCTCCTCGGCCAAGAAGATGACATCGAGGCAGCCGTCAACACGCTGGCTCAGAAGTTTGACATCGTCGACGTCGAATGGCCGGCTGACCTCAATGGCCCAGAGGGAACCCCAGTAGACGGCCAGCCTGGCGACACCCCTACGCAAGACGGTCTCGACTTCACCGTGCATGACAATGACAGTGAAGAAGCTCAGAACGCTATCCCACTAGACGCAGCCATTTCATCTGACGGTGAGGCCTCGCCTGATGGTGAGGGAACTGGCGAGGATGGCGACGACGAAGAGATTGATGACGGCGAGGAGCGCGACGACTTCGGCCAGATCAAGAAAAAGAAGGGCGGCGACGAGGATGAAGACGAAGATGCCGATGCTACCACCTCTGACGAGGAAGGTGGTGAGGAAGAGGCGTCTGACGAAGAGACTGACGGTGATGAAACCTCTGACGAAGAAGCCGATGCTGATGCTGATGCTGATACCGATGAGGTAGAAGGTGGTGAGGAAGTCGCCGGCGATGACAATGATGGTGGCGACGATAAGCCAAAGAAGAAGAAAAAGAAGAAGGTTGAGAAGACAGAAGAGAGCGTCTCACTGCACAAGCAGGTGCTTGCTGAAGATGGCGAGCTTTCATTCCCGAACCCAACACTTCAGGCCATCAGCGACATGCTCATCACGATGGGCTTTGACCTCATGGCAAACCGCTCGTTCGCATATCAGGCTAAGACACTTCAGGCTCGCAACTCACCAGGTCTGATCGCTGCCAAGAACAGCTCAGTTGTTTCCAAGCAGAAGATGGCGCGTGATGCTCTCACGAACGCCGCTAAGCTTGCGCCTGGAGCAGTGAACGCCGCCGCATCCGCACCAGCTGAAGCGATAAAGTTCACATTGATTGGATCCATGCTGAGTGAAGGTGCTTGGGAACGCCTCGTTAATATGGCAGAAATCAATGGCGGTGATATCACGGACGATGAGGCTAAGCTTACAAAATCCGAAATTGAAAAACTTTCGAAAGAAGGTTGGACTGAAAGTGAGATAGTAGAGCTGCTCAAGAACACCGAACACATCAACCCAAAAATTCCAGAGGTTGAGGCGTTAAATCGCATGGCGCATATTAAGGCGCGCGTGCAGGATAGGCTCAAAGTAAACACCTGACACCACATAAGAAATAATACAGATGAAGTTTGAATATCCGCAGCTTGATACCGTTCCCTTCAAGGGGATGCGGTTCTACGAAACGCCGTCTGGAAAATTCTACCCATCCATCACCACCATTCTTGGTGGCACGATGCCTGAGGAGAAAGCCAAGGCGCTCAAGAGCTGGCAAAATTCTCTCGGCGCTACCAAGGCCGACGAGATCACCCGCACAGCCGCCCATAACGGCACCATGGTCCACCTCCTTGCTGAGCGCTACCTCAACAAACAGCCGCTCGACCAGCCTGGCGACACCTTTTCTCAGGCTGACAAGTCTGGCTTCAATGCCCTCAAGATGAAGCTCAAGAAGGTTGATGAGGTGTGGGGACAAGAGGTCTCACTCTATTCCGATCTTCTAGAGCTGGCTGGCCGCATCGACTGCGTCGGCATCTACGACGGTAAGCCAAGCATCATTGACTTCAAGACCTCTATGCGCCTCAAGTCGCAGAAGGACATTGAGGATTACCGGTTGCAGATCTGTGCCTACAGCATCATGCATAATGAACTTTTTGGTACCGAGATTGAAGATGGCGTCATATTGATGACATCGGCTGGCGGGTTTCCGCAGGAATTTAGGGTCGACCTCAATAAATACGTAGACCAACTGCTAGCTCGCATTGACGAGTTCTACCAGAAGCTTTATAAGGACATCTGAAAAATGGGCATAGTCATAAGCGTAAAGCTTCCCGAATGTGAGCAGGCCGCCTTTCAAGAGGCAGTTGAGAGCTTGCTGCGCTCGTATGGCGCGCAAGTCAATAAGCTGACCTCGGGTGATGACCATGTTCTTCTCCGTGCCTACAAAGAAACTTCGTGCGCTGAGCCTGTCAAGGATCACTACGATGCACCACCATCTCCAGAACTTCCACAGACCACTGCAACAGATCAAGCACCAGCTGAGCTCACAGTAGCAATTTCACCTTCAGACGCCGAGGCCGTAGCAACGGACCCTGCGCCACCGCCACCACCGAGCGGTGAAGTTCACATCAAAGACCTTTCATCTGTTAATGCAGTACCATTTTTTGTTGATCCATCTCTCAGCCACAGTCAGCTCAAAGTTCAGGGGCTTACTGTTCATGAAGATCATGTCACTTTTTCGTGTTTCGAAATGTCATTCAAGTTTCCACTCGCTAAGTCTAGCGTGCTTGAAGTGGCAAATGTTAACCCGCAAGTAGACGATACTTCGATACGAGTTATGCTTGAGCTTGTTGGCACTGGTGCCGATACGCTTCCTGTCGTGCTCAAGCTGGTTGAGGATACAAACTGTGGGGTCGTGTTCGGCACAGACATGTCAGAGACTGTCGGCCGTATCATGGAGGCAACTGCAAACAAATGAAGGGTAAAGCGAAATGTCAAGTGCTTCGAATGATCTAATTCTGCAAACTCTGATGGAGCAGAACAAAATCCTTGGTGGTATCCAAGCGACGCAGGAAACGATGCTGACCGAGGTCAAGAAGACCAATGGTCGCGTCACTACGTTGGAAAACAACCAGAACAAAGTAAAGTGGATTGCCGTTGGCATGTCCATGGTAGTTGGTGGTATTGTTTCGTTCCTAAAGTTCTTCGTGGGAAAGTAACGCCAACACCCGTACGCATCAAAATTATCATAGAGGCATCATGAAAAGCCCGTTCATAGTAGTACAAGACTTCCTATCACCGCTCACGTGTGAGCGCATCGTTGAGAGCATCCATGTGGGGGCTCCAGACAGAGACAAGGACGGCAATCCAAAAAAGATGGAACGCCACAGCCTGTCATGGGACATCGAGATCGCTGAGCGCTTCCGCGCCATAGTTCCTCAGGTGGAAGAAACATACAACTGTGATTATCGTGGTCTTGAGAAGCCAGTGTTCCAGATTTACCCTGAGAACGCAAAGACACCAGCTGAACCGCCAGGCTGTGAGAACGCAAGGTTCGTGCGTAAGAAGTGGGTGCAGTACAAGGACGTTGATCTTGTAGGATTTGTCTGGTTGAAGGACTACAATGAAAACGTCCCAGTTGATCCACGATTTGAGGTGTTTGGCGGTAAGCTTGAGTTCCCGGTTCACAACTTCAGCCTCGTACCGCAGCGCGGTACCTTGGTCCTCTATCCAGCTGGACCACACTTCATCACCGTCATCTCACCGATCCTAGTGAGCGACCTTTACCAGATCAAGCTGACTGTCTGCATCCAGCCTAAGGGCGGCGGACGTTGGTTCTACCAACCCAACCAGTTCCCTGGTACGTGGCAGGACTGGTTCAAGGGTCACTTCTAAGTTTACTCGATCACCTTCTTAAGATATGATGCCATCATGCAAAATCTATTCACCGCATTCGTTCTGGTCCTTCTCATTGTCTTCAATGTGATCGATCACTTCCGCTTCAAGCGGCTTGAGAAACGTGTAAATCTTCTCGAGCAGAAGACGAAAGATCTCATCGTTGAATGAGCGCATTCGACGAGCTCTCAACGGCTGCCAAGAAGGCAATCCTTCAGCGGCTTAGGCTGCGCAAGGCTCGCTACCAAAGCGTGCTAAACCTCAAGAGGGTGAAGGCAAAGGTGCTCATTGTTGGGGACCGTCCAGGTCCTGGAGCGCCAACAGATCCCACATATCATCACACACCGTTCTACGCGATCAACAATTGCTCAGGCTGGCTAAACCGCTTGCTTGAGGACAATGGCATTCAAGAGCGCGATCTCGTGTGGCTAAATGCCTACGATACCTCTGGCCGTCCATTTGACAGCTCACTCGACTATGTCAAGTTCAACGCGGTGATCGCGCTTGGTGGCAATGCCGAGAAGTGGTGCCGCCTGTACGGGTACCCGTGCCTGAAGGTGTCTCACCCACAGTTTCACAAGCGGTTCAAGAACAAGAAACCATACGAGCTGATCGACGTATTGAAGACCTGTTTACGTTAGATCAGGTTCGTGTTAGAATAGCCCTCTACTTTGGAGACAGCCATGCCCAAGTCTGCACGTCAGCAGGCGGCCGCCAAGATCGCCGCCAATCTCGAGCTCATCAAGAGCTTGGTCAAGGAATGCTTTGACCTTAACACGGAGCATGGCGACGACCTGTTCTATGCTGAGAACATCAGCGACATCGTGAGCGACGTCGATCCAGCCAACTACGACGACAGCTGGGAAGCCAGCGACTGCTAGCATGATCCTCATCGGCAGCAAGGCGCTTTGGCTTCTTGGCCATCACGATCGTGAGCCTGCCGATGTTGACATCATTGGTACGGATCAAGAGTACCGCGATATCATCAAGCTGTTCAAGAACATCATGATCCTCGTAAAGATCAGACCGCAGCACGATGGCCGTAAGTTTCATGTTCAGACGCCATCCTTCAACTACGAGTTTGAGGTGGCGTGGCCAGGTAGCACCGCTGAGCAAGTGCGTGACTTCGTGTTGGCAGATCCAGAGACGCAGGTAATTAACACCTACAGCGTTCCAAGCCTGGACTTCCTCTACGCGCTGAAGCTCTCTCATCGTTACCGCAAGAACTCAAAGCACTTCCTCAAGACGATGGCTGACATCAGGCTGATGCGGCGCCTCGGTGCGAAGCTGCGCCCTGAGCATGAGGAGATCCTAAGGCTGAGGGAAGAAGAGATTGCTGCGCTGCACCCAAAGTTGAACGTCAGCAAGAAAGAGTTCTTCGTGCCAGCCGGAAGCGTGAAGTACGTGTACGACCATGACACGCTGCATGAGGCAATGAAGCACCTTGAGAAGCCAGCCTACAACTACTTCAAGCCGCTTGTGGCCGAGGTAATGACCGACAGGCGGCTGTTCGAGCGGCTGCCGCTCAAGACAAGGTGCTACGCGGTGCTTGAAGAAGCGTACGTGCTGGCGCTAGAGCGCTCACAGATCCCGTATGGTGACAGCGTCGATCCATTTGACAGCTTCAAGATCGCCCTCGAGAAAGTGTGCACGTCCATTACCTCTGGCTGGTTCCGCGAGTTCGCATGGGAACACTATGAGGAAATCCTGGCGATGTACGACAGCACGTACGTTGAGCGCTTCAAGCAGAAGATAGCTGAAGGCGTAGTGAAGAAGTTAGACGGACTTCTTGCGCCAGTAGGCGACGCCGCCTAGATCCTTTCCCTTGACGGCATTCCCTACGCCGTCATGGTGCACCAACCCGTACATGAAGTCTCCCTGCGAGAAGCCCGAGTAGAATGGGGCTGATGCGCCAGACCAGTCAGTAGCGTTGATTGGTTTGTTGGCAATCTTCGTCTTGCCTGAGCTGACAAATCCGGTCCAGTACGGCTTTATCTCCGCATTGTAGAACTCAATCATTGCGTGCGTGGCAATAGAAGCATCAGTTCTGTTGGCATACGTTGGTGACTGACCAATTATGCCGTAGTACTTGATAGCCAGCGCATCGAGGAACTGGTAAAGACCAAGCGCTGACGATGTAGGGTTCTTTGCTGTAGGGTTGAGGTTGCTCTCAATGAGTGCCACAGTCCTGATAAAGTTCTTATCGTCAGTCGTAAGGCCAGCTCCATGCGGTCCATTCAGCTCGGCATCGATCAGCGCAAGCACATCATCTTGGGCAGGTGAAGTGCCGGTGATCGTTGGTGCACCGTCGGCGTACGTGCGCTGCTGGTCTGGGTCCGGCTCAGCAAGAGCGCCGCTCTCAGCAGTCTCGCCTGGGCAGCCGTCGTTAGCGTTGGCCTCGCCAGTCGTCATGCCAGAATTTGACACCGAGACGGTCTCATAGCCTGTCGGTGTTGCGACACCGTCCTCGCTGATGGTGTTAGGGTCGTTGTCTACCGCCACGTCGGTAGTACCATCAAAGTACGGCACTGGATCTGTGGGGGCTCTCCACTTTCCCTTGTGCATCTCAAAGTGGAGGTGCATGCCGGAACCGATGCCCTCATTTCCCTCGAGCGCGATCTTTTGGCCTGCGGCAACCTTGTCACCAACGGTTACGAAGATCGTCTTCATGTGGCCATACACGGTCGTGGCAACAAGCCGTTCCTGTGCGTCGTAGTGCTCAATGACCACCCAGTTACCAAAGCCGGTTGCCGGGCCAGCCTTCACGACAACACCGTCAGCTGCAGATACGATCGTGCCCTGTGAATGGTCAGTGAGCGCCATGTCAATGCCGTTGTGCATCGAGCTTGCGCCAGGTGCAGGTGGGGTGCGAGGACCGAAGGCACAGGTAATTCTTGCTGGAGAGCCACCAATAAGCGGCTTCACAAACTTAATCGTCTCACCCTTAGGTGCGTCTTTCTTTGGGTAGAAGGTGAACGTGCGGCTGTCAAGTGCACCATTTGTGTCTGAAGCCGACACAAGAACCTGGTACGCCGTGTTGATAAAGGCATCGTCAATGGTGCCGCTAAGAACCCCAGTCGAGCTCCATGTGATGCCCATGAAGAGCGTGTTGGTGCGGTTGGTACCGTCTATGACGAACTGCCACGTCACGGCACCAACTGGTGTGGACGTTGGCGTGAGCTGAAAGGTTGTGTTGACGACCGCGCTAAGGCTGGAAGTGAACGACGTGTTCTTAATCTGGTTCGGCGGCTGTGAACCGATGTCGTTCTTCAGACCAGATGGTGAACCGCTGCGGCTTGCGTAGCAGTCAATGTTCTCACCTGGCTGGATCTCGGTCGGCTGCCTGTACTCAGGAATGGAGCTCCAGAGCGGGGTGCGTTCAACCTTGGCGCAATCGCACCCCATCTGATTACCTCGATGGCTGTGCGTTCAGCTCAACGGGCTTGGCCTTCGCGCGCTTCGCAGCGTTCGCGTCGTACTCTTCAGCTGCCTTGATTGCCGCCGCGTTGAAGGCCTTAGCCGCCGCGTCAAGCTTTGCCTGCTCGCCAACTAGGAACACCATTGTGCAGATGTTCAGGTCTTCCATGTCGCGCAGGTACTTCTCTTTCCTGAGGAGCCACTCAGATACTATGGCCTGGTCTGCCTTGTCGACGTCGATATCGGCCACCTGGTCTGGGAGGGTTGAGCATTCCTTTGGTGGAACAGCCACGATGAAGTGGGTTTCCTTGACGGTCTGGTGCTCAGGCTTGACTGGGTTGATGCCGCAGCCGACGAGGGCAAGCGCGACAGCTGTGATGATGATCGTCTTCATTATGGGGTCCTCTTAGTTTTCTGAATGCCGCGAATGGTCTCGCGCAGAACTGGGGCCAGAGGTCCATTGTTCGCTTCGTCCTTGCGCATGTCAGCAAGCTGCGTCTGAAGCTGACCGATGGTGGCAGCGTTTGACTTCTGCTTCTTGGCAAGGGTCTCAACGGCCTTCACCGCATCGGCACGCTCGCTCTTCAGCTTCTCAATTGTTTCGTCGTTGGTCTTGTTCGCATCGACTGCCGTCTTAAGGTTGCCCTTGAGCGTGTCGTTGTTGTCCTGAAGGACCTTGTTGTTCTGCACGAGAACGACGTTATCCTCGCGTAGGCTCTTCACCTGGTGCCTAAGCACGCCGATGTAGATCGCAAGGGCAAGAACGCCAGCAGCGGCGATACCAATTCCGATCAGCTTGGCTTGTCCAACGCCAGGGATAAGGTTTGTCAAAAATCCCATTGTCATCTCCTATGATATGTGATGCTGCTAGCAGCGCGTCTTATTCAATCGTCCAAAGTGGTGGTGCAACGAATGTAGCGATACCCTTGCGTGGGCTAGACCATGTGATCTGGGTGTTGTTCTCATCTACCTGCACGATGGCAAGTGGGAAAGCCTTTTGCAGAACTTCGCTGTCGTCATATGCGTTGACGTCAACGAGCGGCTCAATGCCCAAGCCGTGGTTAACGTTCCACGTTGAAGCTGGTGAGCTCTGTACGTGTTCCCACGTGCGGACGCCGGCGGTGAATGGTGTTGGTGACCAAGGCATGACGATCTCCTTAAACGACGATCATAGCGTAACCGCTATACGGCGTGGTAAACTCAATGAGGACGTTATTAGCGTCAACCATTGTGACAGTGTTTGGGATGATCTTCTGCAGGCTGCCCTCATAATCAACGAACACGTCGATCACAGGAACACCAGCTGAACCGTTTCCGCCGAGACCGTGCTCGATAGCCCATGATGCCGAAGGAGACGCTTGAACGTAACGGTAAGTAGCTGCGTGATAAATCTTGCCAGGCATGTGGGCTCCTTAGATCAGCTTTACCTGACCAACTTGCGGTGTGCTGAAGGTCAGGGTAACGGTGTCGACGGTGTTGAAGACGACAGATGAAGGCTGAACTTCCTGATTGCCGATAAACACGCGAACGATTGGGTAGCGGCCGAGACCATGGTTGATTACCCACGTGTCTGACGGGGTTGTCTGCATGAACTCGAAGGCGTATGTTGGGGCGATGGCGCCATCTGGGTTGCCAGTAAGAACGACTGCCTTACCCTGGAATGGGGCACCAAAGGTAACCGTAACGTTGTTGGCGTTGATGATCGTCACATCGTTAGGAACGACGACGCGGTTTAGCGTGTCGTAGATGGTGACGCTGACCGCGGTGCTGTTCAGGGCGTGGTTGATGTTCCATGTTGCCAGCGCCGAGCTTTGGTAGTGAGCGTAGGACGTGATGACCTGAGTAAGTGGAACCCAGTATGGGATGTCATCTACAATCTGAACGCAGATGTAGAGAATACCCTGTGTGAACACGAGCTGTCCAACGACTGGAACTGATGGGAAGTTCTCATCCAGCGGGATGACCGCCTCTCTGAGGTAGTTCTGCTGGAGGTGTGCGTCGCCGTAAAACTTCATGGAGGGGTCCCCTTGTATCCGATCATCTATTTATCCCACATGGCCTGCCAAATGAAAAGGGGCTCGTGAGAGCCCCAGTTCAATTTGATATCCAGCAGCTGTTTAGAGCTGTGGAACACCCATGACAACGATCGTGCAATCGATTGCTGAGGTGAAGGTTACAGTGAGACCATTCTCATCGTCGAAGGTGATCGACTGTGGAATGACCACTTCGTCGGTGTCGTCAACAACGGTAACGTTGCAGTACTTCTGACCGATGTTGTGAGTAACCGTGTGGCTGGTTGATGGTGCACCAGAGGTGTAGAGGTGGTAGATCTTCGCGTTCTGGAACTCATCCTCAGCGTCGTTGTACACAAGCGTCTCACCAGAAGCTGGCGAGGTGACTGCGACGTCGGTAAGGCTGTCGAGATCCTTAGGAACGATCGTGACCGCACCGGCAGTAACCACGAAGTCTGCAGCATCGAAGCTTGCAACACCGGTGAGTGATGCAGTTGCGAGGCGGACGTTGAGGGTTACAGTGTTGGTAGCAACCGTTGCAGCAACAAGACCAGTTACAGTTGATGCAAAGGTAACGCTCTCGCCAAGGGCGATCGTGTCGGTCGATGCGTCAGTACCAACAATACCAAAGGTGTTGTTGGCGAGCTGTGCGTTGTCTACGCCTGCAGCCTTGATCGTAACCACACCAGCGGTGACGTCGAAGTCCGCAGATGCGAAGCTCGCGACACCCTTCTGAGAGGTCGATGCGTTGGCGGCGGTAACCGTTACGGTCTGACCAGCTACTGAGGTGTTGATACCCTGTACGCTGTCACCTGCGACGAGGAGCGTCTGACCGAGAACAAGCGTGCTAGTGCCAGTGTCTGCGTTGAGGCCGACGTAGTCGTTGACAAGCATCGCGTTGGTGATGCCATCAGCTGGAACGTAGAGACCAGTTACATCCTGGGCGAGACCGCTGCCTGCTGGAAGCAGGAGGTGGAGCTTCGAACCGGTTGTGGTAGCACGTGCGGTGCCATTCTCTGTGAGGATGATTGCGCCAGTTGCTGCATCGTAGAGGTCGATACCGACTTCATCAGATGGCAGTGCGACGATACCAGCACCGAGGTTAACGTTGAAGGTGTTGCCTGAGAGATCGAGACCAACACCGGCGGTGTAGGTGCCTGCACCGGTGAACTGTACCCATACGAGACCAGTCGAGGTGAAGACGGCGGATGATGGGGTCGTCTGCGTCCAACCGGTATCAGCGTACAGAGTACCCTCTTCAACGAAGATGGTAGCATTGACGAGATCTGGACCAGTGTCGGCGTCAGTCGTGCGTGAGAGCTCGGCGTCGGTTACTCCACCCTCACCAGCGACGGTGACGATGTAGATGCCGTTTTCCTTAGGCTCTGTCTGGCTCTTGACGAGAACGCGATCACCAACCTGAAGCTCGATGCCGTCAATCGTGAGAGCGTCGCCTGCTGGGAGGTCAGCTTCTGGAACAACGAAGGTGTCATCAGCGTCATAGCTGCCTGCACCAATAACGAAGCCGTTGAGGTTTGCGTCGGTAGCAGCGCGTGCTGAGTTCTTCCATGAGAGACCAGCGACGAGAGAGTCCAACTGGTTCTTGTTGACGGCGTCAGTGCCAGTAATACCAGGTGCAAGACCTGAGATGAGGTTGGCACCCATGTTGAGGGCACCCGTCATCGTGTCGCCAGCAATGTTCACATATGTGCTGTCAACGAGGGCAGTAATGTCGCCAGCAAGAACGGCCTGTGTGCCAGATACGCGGCCGTAGGCGTCGCGGGTGAGCTTAAGGAACGTGCCTGAACCCGAGTCTGAAAGCGTGGCGAGATCGACGTTGACGTCAGATGCTACACCATCACCATCAGAAACAACGACGCGACCAGCCGTGCCAGTTACCTGGCGGGTGGTTGCAGTGCCGTCGCCGGTGCGAACGATGATGCCGGTCGTGGCAAGACCTTCAAGCGCGCCAAGATCGTTGGCGAGAGCAAAGGTTGGGTTGCCAGCGGTACCAGCTGGATCGGTGATCGTGATGCCAGCTGCTGGAGCAACGAGCGTGCGCTTCGTGAAGGTGTCTGCGCCAGTCTGAACAACGATACCTGGGGTAGCGTTGAGACCTGCGAGAGCCGTCAGCGTTGCGTCGAGTGGCTGCTTGCCATCAAGCTGATCCTGAATTGCTGACGTTACGCCATCGACGTAGTTCAGCTCAGTGGTCGTGAGAGTTGCACCATCGAGGATGTTGACCTCGGCGGCTGTTGCAGTTACGTCTGAGACGTCAGCAAGAACCAGCTCGTGGTTTACCCACTCGCTACCGTCGTACTGGAGGAACTCACCTGCGGATAGTGAACCAAGGTTGACGTCCTCAAGCTCACCAAGGGTGTCGTGGCCTGCTGTTGCTGCGTCAAGCTGGAGAAGCGCGTTCGTGAAGCTCGTTGCATCATCGATGATGGAGCCAGTTGAGAACGCACCGACCTGGAATACGCCGTTCGAGTTGACACCGGCACCGAGGGAGGTTTCAATGTTGTCGACTTCGGTCTGAAGTGCAGCAGCGTTACCGCCAGTTGCAAATGGGACCCATGCGGCGCCATCGTTGTAGTAGTACAACGCCAGCGTGGTGTCGTAGTAGAGACGGCCCTCTTCCATAGCATTGAACGCTGGTGCAGAGGCGCGGCGATCGATGTATACATTCTCGATTTGGCCAGATGCGTCAGCATTGAATACCAAACTGCCATTAATCTTCATTCGTGTTCTCCCCTTGAGAGCCTAGTACTTACAGGATCCTACGGCTTGCCGTAGTGAGCGCCTTGATCGCCGAGTTAAACGCAACTGGCTCTACCTTCAGATTTCCGAGGTCGTAGTCATTGACAACCGCCTCGTCAACATCGTTGAAGAAGAAGATGCCCTTGTTTCCGACCTTCTGAATGGTTTCCAGACGGTAACCCAAAACCTTGAGCGTAGCCGCAAGAACAATGTCCTGCGTCTCGATATTTTTCTTTGACATTCGAATAGTCCTATGAAGCTTGTGCTATGATAGACTGTCGAACATATTTATGGTTAGAGCAGGTTTAGAACATGAAAATCACTGCACTTCCAGCAATTGGCGATGCAAAGGTGATCGTCATCGTGTTAGCGTCAATGATTTGAACCCGCTCTGGGATGATCTGCTCGTATGAGATATCATATATGGTGGCAGAGGCTCTCAGCGTGTTGCCGTTATGGACGACTGTCCATGTTAGGGACGGGCTGCTTTGAATGTGCTGATAGCCAGAAGCATTTCCTGGGCCACTGCTTCCACCGTTCTGCCAAGTTGGTGGTGTCAATGGACCATTTGATGTAAGGACCTGCCCGGTAGTACCGTAGTTCACACCGTCAAATGCCCATGCACCTGTTGTATTTATCCTGATTGTGCCAGTTGGAGCGCCACCTGGGTTGCCATAGCCGATCGCAACCGCAACACCAAACAAGTTAGAACCACCATACAGATAGAGGCTTCCAGGGGTGCCAATGTAGTAAACGTTGTTCGTGCCGGTCGTAGAACCGAGCCTTAGAGCCCTTGTCGCTGGGTCCCAAACGAGATCACCATTGTCGACGCTGAGCGCCTTGCCAACTGTAAGATTTTCAGTGGCGATAAGGTCGCCATCCTTGGTGATCCTAAAGATCGGCGAACCACCGTAGATCTTGCGAATGGCAACAAGGTCAACGGTCAACGTGACGCCGTTGTCTGGGTAGATCGACAGTGCCTTAGTGCTGCCAGATGCCGGTGTGATGGTCCAGTGGTCGCTGTCCTGGATTACAGTATCAATCTGAGTGGTGTCACCGTTGACGATGAGGTCGCCGTTGATGGTTACCTTGCACTTGTTGCCTGGCGTATTGCCCGTCTTTCCAGATATGGACACGAAGGTGCCATCGTCTGGGTCCTTGATGACGAGGTCCTTACCATCCTGGAGGATGAGCGAGGCCTGGCCGCCAAGGTTAGGTGTGTTGTCGTAGACCTTCTGTAGCGTGATGCCTGAACCACCACCGCTGCTAGAGCCATCATCGAGGATAACGCCCTGACCATCCACCGTCCATGTTGGGTTTGTCGTACCACCAGCGTTGATGATACCGCCGTCGGGCAGCTGACCAAATACGCCATCATCTTCTAGAATTACAGGCTTACTCATGATACGCGTACCGGCGGAAAGATGTTGACATAGATTGCATCGGTGTCATACACAGTTCCGATCTGTTGTACGAAGCCGGCCATGGGTGGATTGAGCTGCACCTCACCAGTAGGTCCGCAGAAAAGTGGTGCACCGATTTGAGCAGGCGTCCACATCCACTGGTCATTGCGCAGCACGCCGTTAGCAACGATCTGCCCAACTTCTTCTTGAGCCATTGACTGCACACTGAGGCCATTTACAAAGCGCTCAGTTGGATTAAAGCCAGCGAGAGCTACCATCTTGTATGGGCGAAACGCAACGCATGCAAAGGCAGGAATTTCTTCTTCAGCCTCGGCGAAAATGAGGGCAGCATCAAACTGAACGTTCTGTCCAGTGGTCTGCTGAATGATTAGGTTAGTTGCCGTCGTAACGAACGTGCCGTTCTGCTGCTTTAGCGGTACGTTGTTTGCGCCGAGAATGAGGTTACCACCCTCAAAATTACCGCTGATGCCGACTTGAGAGCCAAGCGCATAGATGTGCAGCGTCGCGCCACCCTGGATCCAACCAACAAACACGCGGATCTTATCTTGCCAAACACCAGTTGACGCCGGTGTTGGTTTGCGCCATACGCGCATGCGAGTGTTGACGTTGTCCCACCAGTGGAGGTTGTTGACGGGGCTGTTCGGCTCTATTGAGCTTTGCACCCATGGAATAGTTGTCCAGCCACGCGACAGCGCGCCGGTAGCGAGATCAACATCCCAATAGAGGTAAACGTTTGAGGCAGGCGGAAATCCTGTCCATGCATTGACAACGTCCTTCGTTTCATCAATGACGTAGTTGGCACCGTAATGGCCGAACGCCACTGAGACTGGGCTGAAGGAATTTCCAAGGCCAATATTGAGGTCAACGCCAGTGTGCGCCATTGAGTTCCACGTGATTAGCGTGGGCGCAGCGTTTGTTTCCTTTCGAATGATGCCCTGGCGAAATGACAGCTTCACTTGATACCTCTGTTAAGGTGGTGATACCACCGCAAGTGTGCTGTCTTAGCTTACGCTCACGGTGAGGGTATATGTTATGACGAGCTCACGATTGGCTGTCTTCAAGATTGGCGAGAAGATGATGTGCGTCAGAAGAAGGCTGTCAAGTGGGACAGCGCTGTTGCTGAATGCACCGTTCGTGCCGTAAGTGTAGAGACCCAGCTCGTCGAACGCAAACTCTGAGTTCGGGTTTGGATCTGGTGGGCTGTCTGAGATGTCCTGACCGAGTGGCTCACCAGCGGCGATCGTTGCCGTGATGATGACGATCGACGTGGTGTCGATGCCGCTCTGCTGGTACGTAACTGAGTTGGCCGCTGGAGTTCCTACCTGCTGCTCATCAACCACTTCGTAGTACGTCTGGTTGTAGAGGCGGTCTGCAGCGCCGTTGTTCACGTTCGGCGGGAGGTACGTGATCTGGCTCATGTTGTTGACGTCAGAGCCACCATTACCAAGCGCGAGGGCGAAGATTTGGTGAGTGCCGATGGCGTCAAAGTCAGTGTTTGAAAGGCCGCGGGCGATCGACACTGCCATGTTCTGGTTGTGGATCGCGTTGTTCTTGTCTAGAAGAACCTCGCCGGTCTTTTTGTCCTTGATAAGGACGTGACCCTTGACCTTGAAGTTAAGATTGACTGAGCTCATGATTTCTCCATTGGTGCACTTTTCACCTACGTGCTATATTTATGGGACTTAGAGGGTTGTGATCCACAGCCGGAAGAGGCCAGGGGCAGGTATTCCAGACAGGTCGGCGTCGAACGAGTTCGGGTCCGTGATGACGATACCGAAGTCAATCTCGGTCCTGGTCAGCACCACATAGTCGCTCTTGATGGACACACCTGGAGCTGCCTGCGTGGCAAGGAACCATTCATCTGGCATGCCTGGGACGTTGAGCATCTTGACCGATAGAACGTCGTTGGCAGTGATTGGGAATGGAAGGTCAATGCTGACGCCCTTCTTGTTGAACAGGTAGCCAGGTTGGGCCTGATCTGCAAGGGCAAAGTCGTAGATGACCGTGATGTGGCGGGTGCCAACTGGCAGGGCGCCAGCGATAACTTCCTGCATCACGATGGACAGGCCCTCGGTCATGCTTGATCCGACGACGTTTGCTGGCTCCTCGCTTACTGAGGTACCGAACGTGGTGCCAGGTGTTCCATTTGGAATGACCCAGTCATTGTTGTCACCAGTGTAGGTGAACACGCCAGGCGACGTCTCAACCCAGCCAACGAGAAGCGCCGGCACGTAGTGTGGCTCATTGTTACCACCTAGAACGACGGCGGCCGAGAAGTCATATGGGAAGTCGTCGTAACCGAGGTAGTCGTAGCCAGCAACTGGAAGAGCGCCGCCCTCAATGAACTCGACGTTCATAAGGTCGGTGAACATGATCGAGCCGCCAGTGATGAACCACTGGACAGGGTCCTCGCTGATAACGATCGGCATGATCTCATCAAAGATGAGGTTGACACGAGCGAACACCTTCAGCTCTTCAGTCACCTTCACGCGGATTGTCTGACCGTAGGTCTGATCTGGCTCAACGAGGATTGAGTACCTCGTGTTGAACGGCATGTAGTCGGCGAAGAAGTCCTCATCAAGCACCAGCGTCGTCATCGACGCGCGGTTGGTCTTGTTGAAGCGAGGTGAGATGATCTTAAAGACGCGCTGACCAGTTGCGGCGCTGAACGCCTCAACGAACATACCGAGGTCTGAGAAGTCGGCGACCGACGTTGAGACGAGGTTGCTGTCAACGTTGTCCGAGTACTTGAAGAACAGCGGCAGCCAGTCGCCGACGGCTCCGAGCTCTGGGAAGTTAGCTGTTGCGCCGACGATCCTGAACTTCACGCGATCAAGGAATGCCTTGTCAATGATGACGTCATCGTTGTTCGCAGCAGAAGGGATAATGACCGCGCCATGCGCGTGGTACAGTGGGTACAGCTCGCTGCTGTACAGCCATGGAACGGTGACGTTCGTGTTGTTGGCGTCGTAACGCATGCTGTCGTATGGGAATGCATCGTAGCCGGCATCGACTGTGACGTCTAGGTTTGGCGCTATGTACACCGCAACGGTATCGCCAGGATTGAACTCGAGCTCATCGAGGATCGTGTCGATTTGGAAGGCAGTGAAGCCGTCGGTCCACACCTCACCCGTAGTAAGGTTCGGGCCGTAGCCATGAATGCTGTTGAACACCTTGCCCTGAGCTGGAACACCAAGTCCGGTGTCAGAGCCCTTTGTGAAGGTGATCGTGTAGACAGATGGCTCAAGCATTGCGCTTGGCTCACGGCGTGGACCAGTGAGAGCGTGCGTGCGAATGTTTGCTGGGGTGAATGGAACCTGGAGGTTCAGCGTTCCACCTACAGCGACAAACTTTCCGCCTGGACCCGGTGGACCGTAGGCGATTGAGTTGAATGGGCGACCAGCCACACGCGTCCAGGCGACGCCGTCGGTGGAGGTGGCGATGTAGCCTGATGGGCCGACGGCGATGAACGTGCCATCACCATACGCGACAGAGCTGAAGTCACCGTCAGCAAAGATGCCAAGGTTGACCCATGTCAGACCCTTGTCGGTCGAGCGGATGATCGTACCACCATCACCGACGGCGATGAAGGCGTTTGACGTTGGCTCATAGATGACGCAGCGGAGATCCTCAGTCGTGTTCGATACGATTGGGGTCCAGGTGATGCGGTCAGTTGAGCGAAGGATCGTGCCATTGACACCGACGGCAATGATGCCGTCATCTGGACCGATCGCGCCGTCGTCAGACCATGTTACTGAGTTGAGGTTCAGCGTGGTGCCGCTGTTCTGAATTGCCCAGCCGGTACCATTTGTAGACGTGATGATCGTACCACCATCACCTACGACGATGATGCAGTTAAGGTCGTTAGGACCCAAGATCGTTGATGAGAGGAAGTCAGGGATCATCGTTGAGCTGTGAAGATCATAGATGACGTTCGTGGTTTCAATTACCCACGTGTCACCGTCCTCAGAAACTGCCACAACACCGGCCTCGCCTTGAATGACGAGAACCTCGTTAGGGTTTGGCACGAAGAGTGACTGAACATCAGATGTCCAGGTGTAGCCGTCGCTAGAAGCTGCAACGACCGAGTCCGAACCAGTGGTGAAGAAGGCGCCGTTGCTGAAGATGACCGACTTGAGCACCTGTGGGTTGCTGATCGCGATGTTCCACGTGGTACCATCGTCCTCTGACACGGCGATTGTGGATGTGGAGGCCTGCGTAAAGTAGTCAAGCTTTGGGATCTTGAAGCCAATGCTGCCGTTCCAGTACCATTCACCAACCGTGGCATCAGCCTGCCAACCAGACACGCTGCCGAATACCTTGTAGTGCGCTTCATCTGCGCCAATTTCCCAGGTGAACACGTCACCTGCAGCCCAGCCATCGACCGTCGGGATGATGGTGAAGGCAATGTCGATGTACTCGCTGGCTCCAACATCGATGACGCTCTTGTATGAGCAACCATCAATGAGGCTGATTGTCTTTGGGTAGCCAGGAAGCGATGAGTTCAGGGTGTAGGTGCCATCACCAACGAACGTCAAGCTCCACGTGGAGGCTGGCGTCAGCTCAATTGAGCGGGTGTGGATCTCGATGGCCGGTCCACCAGCAACCATTGGGTTGCCGTTGAAGAGCGGTGCACCAACGAGGCGGATAGGGTTGCTCTTGATAAGCGACCACGTTTCCTCGGTGGCGCCAGGAGCGATCGTGATGCGGTTGAACGGTGAGATGAGCCACTCATCATCAACGAGCGCCGTCTCCTGAGTTTCACCAGGCGCGAACGTGAAGGTGAACTCAATGCGGGTATCTGGACCGCTCGTGAGCGTGAAGGTGTCACCAAAGTTTACAGTGCCGAGAGGTGCCGTGAAGTCGTCCGATGCGGCGTAGATCGTGAGAACAGTCGGTGTAGAACCTTCAACGTAGCCGATGCTATCAGTGCCGAAGGTACAGACTGCTTTGAACTCTTCAAACGTTTCGCCAGTAACGTCGATGAGCATGCCTGACTGGCTGACGACGTCCTTGTAGATGAGTGAGCCATCATTGCCACCGAATGGGTTCATTGGTGGCGGAGCTGGCAGGCCGTCGTAGCCGATCTCAACGTTCCAGTCGGTGTTGAGGTCGTGCCTGATCCACTGCATCGTGGCACCAGCGTTTAGGATGTCGAACGTAAACACACCATGGCTAAGCGTGTAATCAATCGTGTCCTGAAGATGGGTATCGTTGAGGCGAACGTCGGTGATACCTGGTCCGTCCCAGCGCTTTTGGTTGAAGACGCCTGACGTGAGACCTGGAATTTCTTGAAGCTGACCAGTAGCAAACTCGCTGTTGTGGAGCGCGAGCGTATCTGGAGCGTTGACGAACTTCTCAAGGCGCGCCTGTGAGGCGAACTTTGGGTTTGAGAAGAGCGGCATCGGCCATGAGAGGCGCACGCCGTCCGAAACAAGTTCCTGCCACCAGCTGTATGTCTCACGCTCGCGAACACCAAGCAGCGTGAAGCTGTCTGGCATGAGGTCGGCACCAAGGTAGGTGCGCGCAACGTTGTTCTCAGTGAGGCTGACATTGATGGCATCAGAGAAGATGTAGCTTTCGGAAACCGCACCGGACTGGCTTACCTTGGTGTGGTAAGGCTTGACATCAAGAACGTAGTCTACCAGCGATTGCAGGTATTGGCTTGACTGTGATGCGACGCTGTATGTTGCCATCTTAGTAGAACTCGTCAGACTGTTCACCAGATGTCTGCGCCTTAACGATCGTCGTCGAGTTGACGGTGATCAGTGAGGTCTTGAAGAGATCGGTGAACTCGTAGTTGTTGGCGAGGGCGTCGCTCAGCACGCTGAAGAAGATCTCATTGATCTGTGACGCGCGCGAGGTCGAGTAGATGAGGTTCATCGTGGCGCGAGACTGAGCTGGCGTTGAGAACCACATTGCCTTCAGCTGGTCTTCAGTGGTGCTTGAGCTGATGTTGAGCGCCGTAATGTAGTCGACGATGCTGATGTTGCCAATGGTAATCGTGAGTGACGTGTTAAGGATGGTGTTCACGATCGAGTTGATTGCGAGGGTGCTGTCAACAAAGATCTGATCGCTCTCAAAGCCAAAGCGGGTGTTGGTGCCGTACTTCTCATCGTAGTTGATGCGGGTGGTTGATGGCAGAGGGTTGCCAGCCACATCCTGTGCGCAGACCGAGTTGGTGAGCAGCGCCCACAGCTGGGCCGGGATCTTGTCTGACATGTGCTGGCGAATGAGCTTCCACTCAGTGTGAACGTTCTTGAGCTTGAGCTCCTCTGGATCATCACGCAGCGTGAAGTCGCGAAGGAAGCGCAGCTTATAAGAGCCAGTCTTGGTGATAAGGCGAGTGAGACCGGAGATAGCGCAGCTATCATACGCAGTTCCGCTCTCAGCATTCGTGTCAGTCACGAGCCGTGAGAAGATCATGTAGGTGGATGAGCCATACCTTAGAAGGTCGGCGGCCTGCTCGAGCGACATTGACTTGTTGGTCTCCGGAACCGTCTTGTTCTTAACCCAGAAGTAGTACTTCTTGCCAGAGATATTTCCGGCTGAGTTGCGAATGACGCGCTCGGTGTACTGGTAGTCCACCTTGTACCACGTCTGCACCTGGAAGTCATCCTCTACCGTTGGGTCAAAGGCGAGATCGCTTGCAGTTGGCTGGTAAGGGCGGTACAGCGCGTACATCAGCGTGCCTTCTGGCTGCGTATTTACGGCCGTGGCAGTGTTGTCGGAGATCACAATCTGGGCTGGAGCAATCTGAATGCCATTTGCGTAGATCGACAGGCGGTTTGCGTCGAGCTCAGTTTCGTTCTCGAAGGTGAATGTCGGTGCTGTTAGGCTGTCTGAGACGATGGTCTTTGACGTGTTCTGAAGCTTGACCCACTCGCTCCATGCTGAGGTGTAGCGATTGATCGTGATGCCGTTGACAAGGTTCCACGTGTTTGCTGAGCTGTTCATGGCAGCAGCAACGTCAGCCGTGATCAACACCGTGCTGCTGTCGCCGATGTATGGCTGCCATTTGTTGTTTGGGTATGCGAGGTCAGCGCGAAGCTGCGCCTGAGTTGGTATCTGCCATACCTTCCAACCGTAGTTGGGGCTGTCAGATGCGTTGTTGCTGAACATCACATCAGGTAGCGCAACGATAGAGGTGTAGTCGACGGCCTCGCGCACGAACACGTCATTGGCTGTGCCGTTGAGAGAGTTGGCAAGCTCCTGCGCGGTGACGATACCGACACCCGCGCGCGTCAGCGTGAGCTGCAGGCCGAACTTGTCGAAGGCAAGAACGATCTTCGAGTTCGTAGACAGATCAGCTGAGCTCCAGTCAGAGAGCGGCAGATCTTGGAAGAAGCCGTTCTGATCTGTGAGGCGAGCAACGTATGTTGCTGGAACTGCATCGACTGCCAAGGTGTCATCTGATGGATCACCAGGTGTTCCATTGTCATCATACGGAATGGCTGGAACGAACGGAGATGTTTCAACACCGGCAATGGAAATCTGACCGATGCGTGTACCGAACGCAATGCTGTCGTCAATGCCGGTAACTTCAATGTCATCAATGGTGACATCGTTTGACAGCACAACTGGCGCGGCTGGAGATACCGATGAGCCGACATCGTAGATGACGTCAGTTCCAATTACTACCTCGCCGACTGGCTTTTGCGTGATGCCATCATCTGACCAACCACCGAAGTTGTATCCAGTGACAATGTTGATGCTTGCAAGACGGCCAGTATCAACCACGAGGCGATTGTTTGAGTTGAACACCTTGACGAACGTGGCAGGACCAAACGCTGGGTGCGCGAGACCGTTCGATGAGCTTGTCTGCGACCACGCGATTGGCTTGATCGTGATGCTGCGCTCAGCACGATAGTAGTTCGTGAAGCCAACTTCACCAGAGAGGCGCACTGATTGGTCAATGCTGCTGTCACCCTCCTGCTCAGCTGCTGCCTCATTGTACTCAGATGGGTGGTAGTCAGATGCTGTCCACTGGTAGAGATCAACGCTTGCGTATTCGGCGAGGGAACCCCAGCGGTTGTGGCGCGTTTCACGGTTAGGGAAGGTGAGAGCGTCATAGTACGGCGTGTAGGCAAGCGTGCTTGTATCCCACCAGACGCGACCAACCTCTTGCTCATTCCATGGCTTGAGGGCCAGGTAGTTAGGGTTGTCAGTCGTCAGTGTAGTGTAGCTGTAGTGGGCTGGATCACCGCTCGAGCGGATGTTCACCAGCTCAAGAGCGGTTGGCTCATGGATGCCGATGGCTGGATGCCACAGGCTTACCTGCGTTACGAGCGTATCAGTTGAGTAGTCGAACAGCTTGATCGGTGACAGCTTCGTTGGGTTGATCCATGTGAAGCCAGTCACGGTGTATGTGCCAGCTGATGGGACTTCAAGGATGTTCGCCGCAACAAGAGATGAACCACCGCTTGTGATTGGAGCTGCATCGCCGGTGTGGAAGATGTTCTGAAGAATGACGTATGGGCTGGCAGCAAAATCGTCGGCTGAAACAACTACCGTCTCAGTGAGCGCATCGGCATCAAAGCGCAGCATGGTGCCGAGGTCGTCAATGCTGAACCAACGAGTGTCGTCATACTCGGCTACCTGCATATAGAGCGGCAGCGCAGACTGAGGATATTCTGTTGAGTTAAACTGAATGCCCGTGAACTGGCGTGTGCAGTCGTTCGGCTCAATCTTCACCTCGGGGAATGAGCGCTCACGATCATCACCATAGGTGGCAAGCTTGTACGCCCAGAACTCATCAACAGATGAGTTGAGGAACTCCTTGTAGTTCGTGAAGGCATCGATGGTGAGGTTCGTTCCCTTCGCACCGATCATGCCACGCCAGAAGTCAAGCTGCGTTTGGTCGCTGATGTTGATGTTGTTGAAGTAGTCCTTGCTCTTGTAGCCGATCAGGGCGAGCGCGTGCTCAGCCATCTTCGGCTCGTTGAAGGTCTGACCGGCGTCGTACGCGCGGGCAAGAGCGTCAACGTTTGATGTTGGGTTCCTGATGATGTTGTCATCATTGAGGAAGAAGCCGTCGAACGTTGGCTTGCCGTCAACGCGGTTCTGGCGGTTGAACGACAGGGCAGCCGTGTTCATGTACGAGCCAAGGAACTGATCAAAGATCGCGGCTGATGTTGGATCACCAGAGAAGTGATCGTTGAACAGGATCGCATGTTCGTACTCGTCAATGAAGACGTGAGCTGAGAAAATTGGGGTCTTCGAGTAGGTGATCGTGTTAGGGTCGGTACGGATCACGCTAAGCTTGTTGACTGGGATCACAGACCCGATGACGTCGTAGCATGCCTGCGCCGAGCTATGGTCGATGAACTTTGTCTCAGTGTAGCGGCTCATGAGGCCGATAGGGGTATCGAGGAACAGCTTCTCCATGAACGGGTTCACGATGATACCTGAGCCAGCGTTCACACCCGTGTAGATGGTGTTGATGAGCTTCTCAACCTCAAGCTGCCAATCAACGGCGCGGCCCGTTGCCTTGTCGATGAGCGCCTTACCAGTGTTCGTTAGGAACCCCTGCTCCTCGAGCTGACCAACATAGCCGTAGATCAAGTTGAGAAGGTTCTGAAGGCCGATGATCTGAACTGGCATCGTGGATGTCTCAGTTGCGGTCGGCTGGTTGTAGCGTTTCCAAACGAGGGAAGTCGTACGCTGGTCGAGAACGTTGAAGGTCGTGAACGTGCCGACCGCTGGCTGATTGAGCGTAGGGTCGCCACCAAAGATGTTGTACTCGATGAGCGGGTGATATGGGTTGTAGACCTCAAGGCGGAAGATCCAATCTGATGCGTCGTTCTTTGGAACGTACAGACCGCCTGGGTTCAGGATCTTGGCGCCCATCTGCACCACCTGAACGCGGAGACCAGAGATCCACAGGCTCTTCGTCTTCTCAGAGCGCTTGAGCAGCATGCTGTAGCCGGTTGTCGGCATCTTTCCAGCAGCCGCGATGATGTTCAGCGTTTCTGGGCGGATAAGGGCGCCGAGACGGTGCACAAGGCGGATGTCCCAGCCACGGTAGGCGAGCGCCGATGTCGACGCGTTTGTATCAACGGTGCTGTAGCGCATCAGGTTTGTGAACCACTGACCAGTTCCCTTAAACACCTTCACCTGACCAGCGGTAAAGCCAAAGGCAGCAGCACCAGGAATGATCGTGATGATGGTCGAAGGATCCGGTGTTGCGTCGGCAACGCAGCCCTCGCAACCGAGCAAGCCGTAGACGAAGTCGGTGCCGATAGTTGGGATCTCAGTCGTGATGGTGTCAGGTGAGAAGCCGATGGTGATGACGTCATTCAGCTCGAATGGGATACCAAAGTCATCGATGGTGATGCTCGTGAACGCAACATCATCAGGCGCAGTTCCATATGTGAAGGTGAATGGAACACCCTCATAGACGTAGGTGTTCGTCGGAACACCGTCAATGATGATGTTGAAGACGGTTGCTGATGGACCAAGATTAGCGAATGTAGGAAGCGGTCCGACTTGACCAGTCGATGCGACGTGAGTAACCTTGAACTCAACAACGCCGCCGAAGTCGGCGCCCCAGACGATGTCACCGTCTAGAACGTACTGGTCGAACTGCGCCTTGAGCTGTGGGCGATATGAGTTGATGATGTTGAGGCGCTCACCGTGCAGCAGGAACTTCTTCGATGAAAGAGATGTCGCGAGGTTGCGCTCAATTCGGAGATTGTCACCAGTCGAAACGTAGGTCTCACCCCAGCTTGCGTCAAGGAACTTGAGTGGGAACAGCTTGAAGTAGGTACGAGCGATGCCGTAGTTGTACTCAAGCGACTTCGTCCACACGAGCTCTACTGGGCCATCATCGCCAAACTGGTAACCAAGGTTGGTGCCTGCTGGTATCGTAGATGTCAGCGCTTCAACGGCCTGAGCTGGTGGGAGCGTGTAGCCAGGCTGAATGGCGCTTGCCACGTACGGTGCCAGCAGTGCATCGGTGACGGTGTTCACGCTTAGGCGAACGCCAGGGTTGTAGACCTTGATGTCAGCCCACATCTGGTTTGACCAAATTCTCGACTGATCAAAGGTGAGCGGTGTGATGTTGACAGTGATGGCACCGATCGTTGTGAGCACCCAAGTGGTACCCGCCTGTGAGGCACCGGCTGAAACGTTGACGGTAAGACCAGTGACAATTGGGTCAGCAGTTCTTGACCAACCGCCAGCCGCAGCGACGTACAGGCCGTTCTGTTCTGGAAGCAGCTGACCGAGCAGCAGCACACGATCACCGGCTTGCAGCACGTAGCCGTCGATGGTGATGAGACCCATGAGCGGTGTCGGGACGTCGGCGATGCTCACTACCTTTGCCGCAACGGCGTTTGATGTAGCAGCGATGGTGTTCTTGTAGGTAGCGTTCCAGTCGATAGGGCTTGTTGGCGCCACATCACTGTCAACGGCTGGACATGCCGCGGTACCAAGCCTCCATGGGAAGAGATCTGGGCGGTCTGTTGAGATGGTGTTTACCTGAGCGCCGAAGTATTCTTCAAGGATCTTGTTCCAGCGAGCAGGAACCGTTACAAAGCCTGGGAAATCGCTGAGCGTAGGAACCGCCTGTGAGTAGTTCCATGTGAACGCGTTGGCGGCATCGTAGTCGGGACCGTAGATGTCGTAGTTGTACTTGGCGGCAAACGTTGCAAGCTCAATCTCGGCATAGGTACCAGCCTGCGGCGACGCATTGACATCTGTCGCCATGTCGAGGTTGATCTGCTGCGCAGGGTGCACGCTGTTGTAGAGCTTCTGCTCGACTGCAAGCACAAGGCTGTTGCGCACGTTCTCAGGCGTGAATGGGATCCAGTAAGATGACGGTGGATTTACAGATGGGGACCACGTGTTGAAGGTGGCGTCCCAGATCCAAACCTGGTTTACGTCGCGCTTGTACCATGTCTCACCATCAAGTGGGCTAAGCGGCTCAGCATCGTACCTGACGTTGAACACCATCAGCGTTCCATCGGTGGTCTTGAACCACAGCTGACTTGCGTATGGCGTGTTTGTTGGGTAGGCTGGCGTGGTCGACAAGAAAAAGCCAGGCGTCGTGTTGCCATCTGAGCGCTTCACGACGGTCTTCGCAAGCTTGGTGTTCATCACTTGGTCAAATGCGGCGAGCGTAGATACGTGGCCATCATGGTGCCTGATGACGTAGGCGTTCATCTCGTTGTCGAGAACGATGTCAGGCTGAACCTTAGGAAGAAGACCGATCATTGGCAGCGTGGCTGGCCAGTTCTCCACGAGCGATGTGCTGTCGCTGTAGATACCAGAAAGATTGACGTCCTCACCGCGCAGCTTTTCAAAGTACGCTTCGAGCGCAAGAATGTCTGGGGCGCTGGCGTTGATGACGGTGGTTTCAATCTGACCAATCGCTGAGAGGTAACCAGGAACTTCATCAATGATGAACTGATCAATGCTCGACAGCGCAACGTTGTACTGCTGCTCAGCAAACGTGAGGATCGTCAGCGGCGAGATATCCTGCTCAATGAGCATGGAGGCGAGCAGCGGGAAGTTGCTGCCGAACTCACGGATCTGACCGCCCAGACCTGGATCAAAATCGAGGGTGCGAGAATTGTTGTTGCCGAACGAAGAACCGGTGAAACCGTCCTGCCACTTGAGCACAGATCGGGCATGCGTAAGGAAGTCACCGAATGCGATCTCCTCACGCGTTTCACGGAACATGTTCTGGAACATGCGTGATGGCGTGAGCCACGCGCCTACCGGCTCTGTCAGCGCTTGGTCGGCTGCGTAGCCGCCTGGGTAGTTGATAATGCTGCCATCGACATCTTCCTTGATGTAGCGAGGGGCAAGCTTGTTGTAGACGTTGAACGTGAACACATCACCGTCAGCATATGGATCAACGCCTGCGCTGATGGTAACATTGAAGTCATCGCACGTAAAGGCGGTGCCAACGGTCAGGGTACCAACGCTGCCGCTCCTTGAGCCAATGACCTCAGCTGATGTGGCGCTGCTGAAGCGAACTGTCCAGTGCTGGTTGTCGGCTGTTGCGCCGAGTGAGTTGAATACCACGGTACCTGCGCTATCAACGCTGACACCGACGAAGAGCGGCGTGGAAGTGGCAGTAACGTCAGGACCTGGTGCCCAGATCGACTGAAGTTCGCCATCAACCTTGTAGTAGTAAAGGCGCCCAGCATCATCAGTTGCGGCGCAGCCAAAGATGTAGTCGCTGTTCGCTGTGATAGCAACGCGGCGCTGGAGCACGGCGTCAGTCTCAAAGTTTGGATCCTCAAGGAAGTACCAGATGCCAGATGTTGCACCAGCGTGAGTGCCATCGTAGCGATAGAGATCAAACTGTGGGATCTGGTTGAAGCGCGTCTTTACCTGCTGAACATCAATATGGCCTACGCCTGGCTCAGCTGGGCCACCAGCACCGTCAATCGCTGAGTTGAGGTGCAGGCGGTTGTTGTATTCGATGATCGGACGGTTTGCCTGCTGAACATTACCAAGCGTGACGCCGAGATTAGCGTACTGGTAGATGTCGTCCTTATGCACCCAGTAGTTGTAGATCTGCCACTCATTCACTGGGCTCGGGTCAGTTGTCGACGTGAGCGCGAAGTTGAGGTCAGTTGGGAAATCGTATGGTGGAATACCGGCGTTTGCGGTATTCGTGAGGGTGTAGGTGTTGCCAGCGAGGGTGGCACCGCCATTGACATACACCTTTACACCGTCCTGGAGGTTGTCCACAGACACCGCGTCAAATGTTCTTACCCACTGCGAGCCACGAACTACCGTGTAGATGCCGTTCTCAGACGCATCGGTCTGGTCCTTGACGAGGATGCGATCACCAATCTCCACCTGCTCACCATCAATGTACATGAATGGCGAGAGCGTTGCCACACCGCTTGCGGTTCCCTTACCAATTAGGTTCGGTGAAACGACTGAGATGTAGATGTTGCTGGTGTAGTACGTGATCTCAATTACGATCTGGTCGCCAGCGGCGAACGGCATGGTGCCGCCGATGATGTACAGCTGCACAAGGTCATAGTCCGGCAGGCCTGGTGCGTCTAGCGATGGTGCCGTGCCTGTGTCATTCGTCTTCACGACGACAAGCGTCTGATCGCCTGGCGTTGGTGAGATTGAACCCACGCTGCCGAAAACGTTTGGATCAATGTCACTCGTAACGCCGAACGTCGTTGTCGATGTGAACTCGATGGTGAGCGTTTCGGTTGGGCGATCGTTGATCTGACGATTGATGTTGCGCGTTGTAGCAAGGCGCACTGGCATCTTTACGAGATCGTTTGGGCGTGGGCGCTCAATGACGTAATACTCGGGTGAGTTGTCTGGGCTCCACACTGGAGCAGCGTCGTTGATCGCCTTGCCAGTCCAGTAGTAGTTCGCGTAGTTGATGAAGCGATCGTAGTCGATTGGTGGCGAGTAGTTGAAGGTCTGCTCTGCCATCCAGCCACGCAGGCTGGCAACATCGATACCGAGGACCTCCATCTTGTTGACGAGGTCATCGAACGTGAAAACAAAGCGCTCTTTGCCGGCCGAGAAGGTCAGGCCTGGAACAAGCTCGTTCTCCTGGCGCTCAAGGTTTGGCTGCTTGATGTCACTGTCACCTTCAACCGGGGTTCCAATTCTGCCGGAGACAAGGACGCTATCTTCTTGGGAAACGAAGCGGTTGAACAGGTTCTTGACGAGGCTGTCAAGCATCTCATTTTTGAGGGTGCCTGGAACCAGCTTATTGAAGTCGATATTTTGAGCCATTGTCTCGTGCCAGATTGCTGTGGGGTATTTATCCCACAGCAGGTTCGTTAGAAATCACACTGTTAGACGTTCTGGCGCAGAACAGTAGGTGTCAGGGCTGACACTATCTCAACATCGCCGATCGTGGCAGCTGACTGAAGAACTTCATCAAGACCGGAGTTAATCGTGAACAGAGAACCAAACGAGTTGACCGAGTACGTTGGCACGATGACCACTGAGGCGATCTGCGTTGGCAGAGCCTGGTGGATCAGGGCGATGAGCTCAGTCGCGTAGAAGGTGTCACCGAAGTCCCAGTTTGAGATCTCAAAGTACTGATTGATGACGTTGATGACCTCCTGCTTGACGCGCTCGGCAGAGAACGTTGCAGTAGGTGCGAGCACGACCCTGAACTTGGCGCGCAGCTTCTGGTCGGCAAGCGAACCAAAGAGCAGCTTGACCTTGCCAGGGTGCAACACGACCGTGTCTGACAGCATCTTGTTGTCGAGCAGGTAGCCGTACGACGTACGAAGGTCGAGCGGTGTAGGTGGTGTTGGGGTGATGTTCGTCAGGCCGCGTACGTAGTCAATCACGCTGTTGTAGTAACCGCTGGTGAGAATGAACGCATCATGGATGTTAGACACTGATGGGTCAACGAGGTTTGCATCAGGCGTGAAGTGCTGCCACATGAAGTCAAGACCGTTTATGATGTTGCAGATGAATTCACTATCTACGAACACTGTTGGAGCGGGAACATATGGCTGACGCAGCAGCTTGGTGCTGCTAATTTCATTAATCGACATGAAGTCGCCAATCTTGAATGTGAAGGTGCCAAATCCTACAACTTCAACGGTGTCATTAGATGGATATGTGCCATACGTGATATCGTCAACATCATCGCAATTAACCGGCTCATTCGAGATTACTGGATTTGTAGGCGTAGACACGTTCACTGTGAAGTAGCGATATGCCTGTTTAGCGAACGCCTCAAACTGAAGGATGTTATCTGGAGCGCCATCACCGGCCTGAGTGAAGTTGATGGTGTCAGTCGGTACAACCTCTAGGCTGTTTGGGTCTACTACGCCATTCTCGTCGTATACGAAGCCGACGCAGTCATAGATATCTGCCTTCTTAAGAGGCATGCCATTCTCGTCAAGGTTTGAGCGAAGGATGCGGATCTTGTCGTACAGCGGCTTGAGCGTTTCGCTGTCGATAAGCTGCGCGTCAGTGTTGTACCAAAATTTTGTCGTCGGGCTTGAGACAAGAACACGCATGTCACGGTTGTAGATGTTCCAGCTCTTCGTGTCGCCAGATGGGAGCTCGTCAACACGCGAGATGAGGAACACCCATGCACCACCATTGGTCGACTGGTCGAACTGTTGCTGTTGAACAAGGTCCGGGCCATCGCTCTCACCGCTGGTGAAGATGCCAAGCTGTCCAGTTATCACGCTGCCAGGGATAAGCTGCCACCAACCGGAAAGGTTGACACACATGATAGGAGATGGCGTTCCGAACTGTCTTACTGTTGCATTCCATGTTCCAGTGAATTCAATGTCCACAACAAACGCATCGCCCGCTTCGAATGGAGTGGTGCTTGATGTCGTGTCGATGGCGAAATCGGTTGGTAGCGAGACGTTAGGATTTTGCTCTGACCAGCGTGCCATTGATGGCGAAAGCGCAAGCGTGAGGCTGTAGTTTGGTAGTTGTCCACGGAGATTGCTGACAACCGTGAAAGTCGTTCCGTCAGACGTCATTTCGATTGTGAGTGTTTCAATCTTCAGCTCATCAATACCATCACTAGTTGGTGCCGGACCAGGGCCAGGGTAAGCCGTTGGCGAGCCAATCTCGTAAAGGGTTATGGTGCTATCACCAAATCCACTTAGGAAGCGGTTGAACTGAAGACCAAAATACTGCTGACGACCAGCGGTCTGAAGACCAGAACCAGTATCGCCTGGTGGATACGTGTTGACGCCGTCGATTGTACGTGGGAGGTCGGCGAGGTACAGCTTGCTGTCGTCAGATGGGTTGAGGATCGGGTCAGGGATGACGCCATGCAGCGTGCTGTTGATCGAGACGGTTGAAAGCGGATCACCGTACCAGTGATTGTCGAGCGCCGACTGGATCACGGTCTTCTCAAGCAGCGAGCCGTCGTCAGATCCTGGAAGGGCTTGTGTTATTTGGGCATCATTCGGATCATCACTGAGATAGCCATACGGCATTACGTTGTCGCCGTTGACGTCCTTGTAGATCTTTCTGTTATCCTCAATGAACTTGCGGCGCGGGTAGCTGATAATGCCATCAGATGCTGGTGCCGTAGCCATGACGTGCGTGAGCACGTTGAGGATGGCGTTCGATGAAAGCACCGGTTCAATGAAGCCGTCGATAATTCCCTTGGCGGCCACCGTCGTCTGAACGAGGTTGACGCTGGTATCTAGGCGCATGGTGAGGTCGTCACCGAAGAGCTTGATGTTCTGGTACGCGCCTGATGCGTCGTTCCACTCAATGTACTTTGGCTGACCAGCGAACGTGCGGTTGATCGTGTTCAGCTTGAGGATCGTGCTGTCCTTGAGCATGAACGTGTTGTAGTCCTGGCCGTTGACCATGCGGTTCTGCGCATAGTAGGTCGAAGGGGCGGACTGACGAACGTGCTCGATGGTCTCAGAGGCTGAGTTGTTCTGCAGCGCCGAGGTAAGCGAGAAGGTAAGGTTGAAGTTCTGCTGAACGTTCTGCGCGTTCTGGTAGGTAAACTGCATTGCCTGACCTGACACGCGGTTCTTTGGAACTGTGATGTCCTGGTTTGCAGAGGCGCGCGTCCACAGCTGGAAGTTACCAACTGGAACGTCGCTGAAGTTACCGTCACCAAAGAGCAGGGCAATCTGGTCGTTCTCGAGGGTTTCAATTTCGTACTTCGTGCGGCCCTCCTGATTGTTGAAGGCGAGGGTCTGGTCAGCGATGCTGTCTACGGCTGTCCACTTTGACGTGATGGTGCCAATGTCGTCAACGCTGTAGACCCAAACGTCGGTGTCGTTGACGTTGATCTGGTTGAGCACAAGGCGGCGGTTGGCCGTTGGCTCGGTGATCGTGTAGTTCGTAAGGACGAGAGTTCCCTGCTTGACGAACATCAGGAAGCCGGTATAGTCAGAGCCATCTCCGCGACCGTCAGATGCGTAGACGATGTTAAACTGAGCGTTGATGTCCGGCGCGCGCTCGAATGGACCGTTCTGGTCGATGTCGATTGGCACGACCTCCATTGGCAGGCTCTCAGTTGTGCCGGTGGCGTTGAACGAGAACACGCCATTGCGGAAAGCTGAAGGTGAGTTATTGAAGGTGTACAGCTGCATCAGAACATCGGCGATCTGGAACGACTTCGATGGCTGACCGAAGCGCGACGTGAGAATGAGGTTCATCACCAGGAAGAACTGTTCCTTCCAGTTGGTGTTGTTCGGATCGTTCCACGTGATTGTGATGTTAGCAAGGTTGTTGCCGAGGCTGTCGAAGATGGTTTCAGCGGTGCGGACCGTGTTGATCTTTACAAGACCGCGAGCAGGAATGTTGCGCGCTGCGTTGTACGAGATCAGCTTGGCGAGGCGCAGCACTGACTGCTTGCGCTGCGCCGTCGTGATGAAGTTTTCATGGGCCGCCATGTCGGTGCGGTACGCCATGAGCTCGGCGGTGTAGGCGAACAGCTCAAGGAGCGCGATAAGCTCCGAGCTTTCAATGAAGTCGTTGAAGTCCTCAGGATGGTAGATCTGCAGGTACTGCAGCAAGCTCTCTTTGACGGTGTCGTAGTCATAAGACGTGAAGTTGATCTGCTGGAAAGCAGAGTAAACCTTGTCCCAACTTTCGGCGGCGTAGGTGTTGATAATCGTCATTGTGAAGAGATCTCAATGTGAAGGACGTCAGTAACGTTCAGCTCAACGTACAGCAGGTCAGCCATCGCAAGGATGGCATTGTTGTCAGGCAGCGTCAACACGTTCAGCGAGATGAGCTTGACGCGCGGATCATAGTTGAACACCTCAGTTAGGTCGTCCTCAATGATCTTTCTGGTCTGCTCATCGTTCGGCTCAAAGGTCAGCGTTGGGATCCTGGTGCCAAAGTTCGGCATCATAATGCGCTCACCCTTGATCGTATAGATGTGCTGAAGCAGATCTTGCTTCACCAGCTCCATGTTGTTCAGGGCAAACGTCTTGTTCTTCAGCCAGTTGGCTGTCGAGAACCCCTTGTAGATGACCTTGTTCATGCCTTCACCACGCCGTTGATGCGATATTTATCGAACCAACTAGGCTCCCAGGTCATGCTTTCCAGCGAGGGCCGCGCGGTGTCTCAGACACCGGGCGTACCCATGGCTCGTGACCTGGGACGATTGCTGGATCATCAGCCAGCTCGGCGCAAGAAGCCTTTGCAGCGGTGTTTGCAGCCCCAGCCTTGGCGGCCGAGCCACTGTTGAGGTTGATCTTGCCGGCAGACTGAGTGAGGGTGCTGCCACCGTTAAGATCCATCTTGCCGGCTGAGGCTGTGAAAGCATCACCGCCGTTCAGCGTCATCTTCTCAGCCTGAGCAGCCATGGTGGCTCCAGACTTAATGTGCAGGCTTGAGGCAGCCGTGATGTTCGTGGTGCTGCCAGCGTAGACGTCAATGGCCTGGGCGGCCGTTAGCTTGAAGCTCTTCTCAGTATCCAGGTCGAAGATGCCGCACGCCGACATGACGATGCTGTCGTTGGCCTTCACCTGAAACTTTGTCTGCGTGGTCATGCGAATGTCGGCGGTGAGCGCCTTCGCGTTGATGCCCTTGCCAGCTTCCATGTTGATGTTGCCATCAGCATAGAGGTTGATGTCGCCGCCGGAACGGTAGCTGATGGACTTTGCACCATAGCAGTTGACGTGGCCGTCCTTGTCCATCTCAAACCAGCTGTTGCCGTTTGACGTCGAAACATAGATGCGCTCGTTCGCATCATCAAAGATAATCTGGTGGCCCTCGGCCGTCTTGAAGCGCAGTCGCGCGAAGCTTGGGTTGTCCTGCATGATGATCGCGTGGCGACCAGGCGTCGTGATGCAGTACGTTTGCGGATCAAGGTAGCTGTTGTCAACTGGGCTGATTGAGTAGCCCTCGAGACCGTCCTTGTCTTCCTTCGCCTGAGCTGCCTGCCGCTCGTACGCGCCGCGCGTTGCAGCCTCAGACTGATCGAGCTTGTTTTGGAACTGAGCGCGAAGGTTGTTGAACGCTGGCTGAATTGGGTTGAGGTTGCCCTGACCATCGCCAGCATCGCCCCACGGGCCCTGCTTTCCAGCAGCGTCGGTGTTGCGGCCGGCTGGAAGCGAGCGGTTGCGGTGCAGGCGGACGGTTGATGCGAAGTAAAAGCGTGACGTTGGGTTACCGTTCAAGCAGAACACGAGCACTGTTGCGCCGACCTTTGGAATTGCCCAGAAGCCATACGCTGAGTGTGAGCTGTTCTTGACTGTGCCCTGTCCAGCCGGCATATCAACTGTGAAGCCCATGAACGGTGACGCGTAGTCGGCCCATGGGATCTGCTCAATGTTGTAGTTCTCACCATCAAGCGCGGGCACCCAAGCCTGAACGCGACCCATCTGGTCTGGGTCGGCAGTAGATACCACCTGACCTTCCATGATGAATGGAATGTTGTCTGGAAAGTAGTCAGCTGTCGTCTGATTTGGGCGGTAGAGGAGGGTCATTTTACTGTCGTTCCGGTAGGCTTAGGCGCGCCGTTCGATTTTGTCAGCGTGTCCGATACAATGTATGGGATCATTGTGATGACGTGCTCAAACTCGCCGTTCGTGAACGTCGTCTTGATGTACAGAACCATGTATGGGCCGTTGAAGAAGAACTCGTCGGTGAACAGCGACTGCTGCGAGCCGTCCTCGTTGCGCTTTGTGTCGCCCATGCTGTCAACGTTCGGCGCAAAGATGTTGAGCTTACAGAAGACGGGGTTCACTGAGATATCTGGACCGCTAAGCAGAGGATCAGAGCCTGGCACGTGAGCGTCGGTGTATGCCTTGATGCGAGGTGCTACGTACTTCGAGTAGTAAAGACCTTTCGCCGTTGACACACCCTGTTGAAGCTTCTGGTTGTAGACCGCCTCAGCGTTGTTGCTGGTGTTGATCAGGTCATTGAGGTTGCTAATGCCCTTGGCGTCGATGATTGAGCTGTGAGGTGGGACACCGCCGCGCTCGTTGCGATCCGCAAACTTCTTGATGATGTTTGGGTTGCCACGCACAGTCGCCGTCAGCTCAAGAGAGCTGATGAAGTGCACATACGCCATTGTGTTGGTGTATTCCTGCTTCTTGCGCAGCGCGTCAATGGCCTCGTCCTTTGGCATCTGCTCATTCTTGTGGGTGGCAATGTTGTTCTTCTGATCCTGCGAGCGATATGAGAAGAAGATTGGATCGCTGCCACGAATGTCTGGGGCGTAGCTGGCCGACTTTGTTGCCGTGCTTTCAGACGCCTCCTTCACCTTCGCTGTCGTCTGACCAATGTTTGCGTTATAGGCAAGCCGCGCCTGCCCTAGCTGCAGGTTTGTATCAAGGGCGATTGCGCTTTCTGGAAGATACTTGATATCTAGGTTCTTGATGTGGCTGTTCTTGCCAGTAAAGATGTAATCGTAGGTGATGAGGTTCTTGATCTCGTTTGCACCGCCGATGGTCGATTTGCCACCGGCTGGAATGCTGACGGTGTTTGCTGGCTCATCCTTCTTGTCGGTGTTCACCTTCGGTAGAAAGTACGGCAGCACGTCAAAGTGCACAACGTAGGTGTCGTCATCGCACGTGATGTTGATCAGGATCTTGTTGGTTGAGGCAGTTCCAGCCTTCACCTTCTCTTCGCTTGACAGCGCGAGAAAATCAGGAGATGCCTCGAGAACGGTTTTGATGGCGTCGGTGATGAGCGTTGTCTCTGAGAACGCCATCTGCGCGTAGAGGCCATCGCCGCTGCCGTCGAACGGTGATTGGTCAAATGCCGTGAACGCACCACCCGCGCTAACAGGATCCATGCTGAACGCGGTGAACGTCTGCTCACGGTACTTCGACCTACCAGCAAGCGACACGGGAAACTGTTCCCAGTCCTTGTTGACCGTGATCATGTACTGCACAAGCTTTCCAGACTTTGTTGCCGTCCCACCATTCATGCTCTGAGCGGTGTTTGTGTACTTGTTGTAGAACTCAAGTGACTTGATGTTGAGCTGCTTCTCAAGCGATGACAGCATGCCGCCGATGGTTGATGACGTTCCTTTTGAGGTAATCGAGCGCACGCCGCCCATGTAGTTCAAGACCTCCATCGCGGCACCACGCTGTGGACCACCCTCGGTCTCCATGAACTGGATCTGGAAGGTGGTGCCCCGGTGGTCCAGGGTGAACTCCATGGTGAGCAGTATCAGCGGAATGAAGCACGTGGAGATGGTCTCAGTTGTACCGTCATCCTTGTGACCGGTGAAAAGGATGGTCAGCAGGAAGAACGCTGAGGCGCGGGTTGTCTGCAGCTTCTCACGGAACGTTTCCATGAGCATATTAAAGAATGACATGCCTGTCGTGTCGATCAGCTCCATGCTCGTGGTGTTGGCTGGAACTGATGGGTTGTTCTGTGAGCCGGCACCGTAGACGTGTTCCATCTCAAGGTTAGTGATGCCGTACTGTGAGAAGCGGCGGGTGTCAACAAGAAGGTACGCTGTTTGGCCGTTCACGGTGAATGCATCACCTGGCTTTTTCGCATTTCGCACAGCCGCCAGCAGCGGTGAGGCGCTGCTGACCGGCCCACCACGCCCACCCTTGTAGTTGCCGATCATCTCTGCAAACGCCTGCGTTGTTGACGACAGGGTGAGGATGAACTGGTATGAGTAGGAGCGGTAGGCGTCTAGCGGGTTTGCGTAGTTGTTCTTGATCTGTGCTGGATCGATGGTTGTCATGTGATAATCGGTGAGATGACAGTAACGGCCTCACGCGTGGAGGCGACACCGCCCTTGGCGCTTCCGAGCAGGAGCGATAGACGGTCAGCGGTAGGAATAAGGAGGATGCGACCTGGGGTGATCTCGGTAAACGGATCGAGGATGCTGTTGTATTGTGCCAGGAACCACCAGTAGCGCGGCTCATTGTAGAACACCGACGCGATGAGGTCGAGGCGCTGGGCGTAGAAGTTTTCCACGGCGTAGACGATGTCGCTGTCATCGCGCTGGAAGTTGGCGCGCTCCCACCACTCAAGCATGTCATTGGCGTGTTCAGTTGAACCACCAGCAACGTAGCGTGAGTAGCGGTTGTAGAGGCTGTTCTTGTTGTTGTTCGACGTTGGTTTCGTCGTCTTAACGGTGCCGGCCATTAGCTACCTCCGCCAGGGTTCTGGTTGATGCTAGATAGTTTCGCTGATCCCTGCTGAACAAGAGCAGCACCTTGTGCTGTTACGTTTCCAGCAGCTCGCGTGTTAGCCACCGTGCTGGCGGCGTTCTTAGCATCCTGCGTTGCGTTCGTGGCCTCAGCGGTGTTTATCTTTGTTGCGTCGCCGGTTGTCTTACCATTCGCCGGCTTGCTGTTCTGAGGGCTGCTTGACGAGGAGGTGAAGGCCGCCTCCATCTCTCCGCGCCTGAACGCCTTCAAGTTGAACGCGCTGTACTCACGTGGTGAGAACGCCTCGCGTAGGGTCAGCTGAAGCTGCACGAGAACGGGGAATGGCACAGGTGGTGAGGTAGTAGTTTGAATGTAGTCAATGTCATTCGGCCAGTTCCACTGGTAGCTCGTGAGCACCACCTTGGTTGGGCCGATCATTCGTTTGCCATACGCGCTAAGCGTTAGCACTGGCGGTGGCGCGCCGAGGAACTGTGATGTCTCAGGGTCGTCGGCTGTTCCTTGACCGTAGTACGGCATCACCCATGAGCGCAGTAGGTTGATCTTCCTCAGATTTTCAGTTGCCTCAGACGCTGTTCTTGATGCGAGGCGGACAGTAACGCTCCACTCGCGCGTCGATGTTCCCTTGTACTTGAGGATGGAACCTGGATGCTGGATAGGGGTGAAATCATCGTAGTCTGCGCTACGGCTTTCACCGATCTCTGGCATCACCTCGAACATGATCGTCTGTCCGTCCACCTGCGACGTTAGCCTGACCTTGTAGGCGGCTGTGTTGTCGTCGTGCGGTTGATAGACGGCTGAAGCCGGAATGTCGCCGCTCTCGACGTCACCAACAACGCCTAGCGCTTGGTTTGAGCCGACTTGAGTGGCGACAATGTTACCATTTACGTTCTTGAGCCCAACATCGCTTGACATTCCAGAGAAGTTGGCGGCGTCGCCGCGCTCAAGCATCTTGTCACCGAGCTCAGCATGGTGCGTTATGCCGGTCGGCGTTGAGTAATCAACGGTCGTCTGGCTGTTCTGCACGTCGACCGCCGTGTCAGGCGATCCTGCTGGTACGGTGCCTTTCTTCGGAACTATTGGTGAACCAGGACTTGCCACTGCTTATTCCTTGATCGACGCTGCGATCTTGTCGAACAGCTTCTTAGCGAGCTCGGGTTTGTCCTCGAGGCCGACAATCTTGGTGAACTCTGGCAGGTAGCCGAGCTCGACCGCGCGGCGCGCGAGTGAACCTGATACGAGATCAGTCTCTATGTCGCCACCCTTCATGTCATTTAGCACGCTGTCGCTCGAGCTCTTTTCACCGTCGATGGCGCTCTCGTCGCGAGGCAGGTGTATCTTGTAGTGCTTGATCGGCTCCTCACCATTCTTGAAGGAGCCATTGAGAATGCGCATGTAATCTTGAACCCTATCGGAACCTGCCGCGACTGCTATTGGCTCCAGACCCTCTTTTCGGAGCAGCACGAAGGCAGCAAATGCGTTTGGCGCTACGAAAAAGTTGACGCCATTTGTGCGCCCAGAGGCCTTCATAAATACCTGGCGTTCATGAGCCGAAAGAGGATTTCTCTTCTTGTCATCATCCGACTTGCTCCCACCAATGATCACCACTGCTGGAGCTGCCTCGAGCCCAAGGCTCGGGTTCTTGCGAATGAACTTCTTCACCTGGTCAATCACCGCGTAATGACCTTTCGTCGGAGGGTTGAAGCGCCCAATGACGACAGCGACCTTCTTTGAACCTACAGGATAGATCTCCTTTTCTGGTTCGTCTTGCTTTTCTACGATGACGCTCATTGTGGTCCTGCCGCTGATTGAGTGGGCGAGGTATTTATCAATCAGGATGCCTTCACCAGGCAGCAGTTTTAAAGGGATGGAGATGATGTATAATGTATCAATCTCCTGGCGTTCACGTCCTGGAGACATAGTTTGAAAATCAAAAGAGCCAAAAGTACTTCTACTGAAGGCCACTACGTTCGAAATGCTGATCTTCTCCCCGCTGTAATAGAGGCCAAAGCCCTCGGTAAGGTAACCGAAAAGCTCATCCGGATGATCTGGATGATTGCTGAGCGGTACTCACACAAGGGCAACTTCGTCGGCTACTCATATCGAGAAGATATGGTGGCTGCGGCCGTCACGAACTTGTGCAACAACGCGCTGAAGTTCAACCCGGAAAAGTCAAGCAATCCATTTGCTTACTACACCACGGGTATCTACCACTCATTCCTCCAGTACATGGCGGAAGAGAAAAACCACCGCAAGATCCGAGACACGCTGCTTGTAGACGCGGGCTTCAATCCGTCCTACAACTTTGAGAACAGCGGGCGTCAAAGTGAAGACACTACGACGAGCATGTCGGATGACGTGGAGATCAAGAGCGAAGATCACCTTGAGGTAAAGGGAGAGACCAACAGCACCGCCCTTGCCGATGCCACGCAGCAGATTGACAACCACAACGGTGGGCTGGCGCGGGGTATTCAAGCTCCAACGAAGCGGCCTTCGTTTGGTCAGCAGCAGTTCTCGATGATGGACCCTGGTAAGCCAGGCGAGAAGCGCCTGAGCCGCTACAATGACATGAACCCGGGTCCAGTGAAGGTCTACAAGCCTAGTGAGTATGAGTACGATCCGATCACTAAGCAGTTGACCATCAAACAAAAACCGACTGAACCTGCTGTCGTTGAGAAGCCAACGAAAAAGAAGAAGGCGGTCAAGAAACCAGTCAAGAAGGTCGCCAAGAAAAAGGCGAAGAAACAAGCCAAGAGGAAGTAAGCCGTGTCGCTAAACAAAGTAGCGATGTTCACGGATATCCACTTCGGCAAGAAGAACAATTCCGTGCAACACAACCAGGACTGCCTTGACTTCGTTAGGTGGTTCTGCGCCAACGTGCGCAAGGACAAGGACATCTCTCGCGTGGTGTTCATGGGCGACTGGTTCGAGAACCGCAACTCGGTCAACGTGATGACGCTCAACTTTGCGCATGAGGCGCTCATTGAGCTGAACTCGCTCGGCCTGCCAGTGTTCATCATCATCGGCAACCACGACCTCTATCACCGTGAAAACCGCAGCGTCTACTCGACGAAGGTGTTCAGCGAGTTCCAGAACGTTGCTCTCGTGAATGAACCGATCGTGATCGATCAGAAGCTGTTGCTCGCGCCGTTCATGTTCAAGGACGAATACGCCGACCTGGTACAGTACACGCACCTTCCATATTGGATGGGCCACTTTGAGTTCCGTAACTTCGTCGTGACCGGTTCGGACCGCCGCATGGAGCATGGGCCAGAGCACACGATGTTTGCTGGTCCTACGTATATCTTCAGCGGCCACTTCCACAAGCGGCAGGCCTGCGACAACGTCGTGTACATCGGCAACTGCTTCCCAATGGACTACGGCGATGCATGGGATGATGAGCGCGGCATGTGCGTGCTCAACACAGACACCGACGAGGTGGACTTCATTGACTGGGAAGACTGCCCGAAGTACCGCAAGGTGAAGCTCTCAGCGGTCCTCGACCAGCTGCCAGACTTTCCAGAGAAGTGCCGCGTTCGCTGCATCATCGATACCGAGATCGGCTACTCAGATGCGCAGACGCTGCGCGATGAGATGACGACAGGTCTCGGCCTTCGTGAGTTCTCACTTGAAGAGAACCTCTACGAGCGGCGCGATGCCATAGCCGGTGAGGAGAGCATTGAGGACTTTGACCTTAGCTCGCTGAACGACGCCGTCGTTGGCATGCTGCAGAGCGGTATTACCGGCACCAGCACCATCGACCCAACCAGATTGATTGACATCTACCAGAGACTATGAGCACCCCACTAATCTTCAAGTGGATGGAGATCCGAAATTTCCTGTCTTTCGGCAACATCCTCACGCGCATCGACCTCAGCGGTAAAGGTTCCACCCTCATCATTGGTGAGAACCTTGACACTGGCTCCAACAACGGTGCCGGCAAGACGACGATCATCAATGCCATCTGCTACGCCATCTACAACAAGCCGTTCGACAACATTGGCCTGCAGAAGCTGATCAACTCTACCAACGCCACCAAGAACACGATGATGGAGGTGAAGCTCTGCTTCATGAAGGGTGAGGACGAGTACATCGTTCACCGCAAGCGCGGCGAAGAGTACAACATCTACATCACCATGAACGGCGACTTCATCACGCTTGACAGCGTTTCTGAAAACGACAAGCTCATCGAGGAGATCGTCGGCATCTCGTACGACCTCTTCACAAAGATCGTGGTGTTCTCTGGCAACTCGGTTCCATTCCTTATGATGCCTGTTTCGCAGCAGCGCAACCAGATCGAGGAGCTCTTCAATATCACCCTGCTCTCTGAGAAGGCCGTGAAGCTGAAGGAGATCATTCGCAGCACCGACGGCTCTATCGCCATTCAAGAGGCGATCATCAAGGAGCAGGAAGCTCAGGCACAGGTGTTTGAGAAGCAGCTTGAAGCTGCCAAGGGCCGCGTCGACAAGTGGGAGCGCGACCGCGTTTCGCAGATCGCCGGCCTAAAGAGCTCTCTCGAGCTGTCAGAGACGATAGACTTCTCTGTTGAGAAGGATCTCCACACGTTCATTACCGAGCAGGACAAGAAGCTCGCCATTCTTGCCACAAAGATCAGCGCGACACGTAAGGACTGGGTCGCACAACAGACTGATGCGAAGAAGCTTTCTGATGAGCTTACGCACCTCAAGAGTGACCAATGCCCTTACTGCTTGCAGCAGTATGCAGGCGCCCAAGAGAAGCTGGCGGCCAAGGAACAGTCGCTCGTCAACAAGACAATCAAGGTAGATGAGTTGAAGGCTGCCCTTGATGCTGCTGAGAATGAGAGGGCACAGGCAGACGGTGAGCGCTTCTCAGCGAAAGAGATGGCGCATTTCAAGAACCTGGCTGAGGCTGTCGCCGCAGAGACATCTGCCCTTACAGCACAGCAACGCATTGATGAGTTGACGAATGCTGAGAACCCACACGAGGATGCCTACGAGCAGCTCAAGGGTCAGGCCGTCAAGAAGATCTCCTACGAGGAACTCGACCACCTGAAGAAGGAGGCTGACCATCAGCAGTTCCTTCTCAAGCTGCTCACCGACAAGAACTCCTTCATCCGCCGCAGGATCATCAACAGGACAATTCCATTCCTAAATAATCGGTTGATCCATTACACCAAGGAACTGGGTCTGCCGCACATCGTCAAGTTCGACGATGACATGAGCTGCACTGTCGCTGAGATGGGCCGCGAGCTCGACTTCGGCAACCTTTCCAGCGGTGAGAAGAAGCGCGTCAACCTCTCACTGTCGCTGGCGTTCCGCGATGTACTGCACCACCTGCACGCTCGCGTCAACTGCCTGTTTATCGATGAGATCGACGCGTCGCTGGATGCCCCAGGTGTTGAGAGCGTATTCAAGCTGCTCAAGACGAAGTCACGAGACGAGGACCTAGCGCTGTGGATCATCTCACACCGCCCTGAGGCGGTCGGCAGATTTGACCACTCACTGCGTATCCAAAAGCAGAACGGCTTTTCGCGAGTGGTCGGCGAAGAACTAGAGGAAGCAGCATGATCCCACTATCAAGACTAGGACAAACGGTTAAGCAGCGAGCTGATGAGATTAGGCTCATAATCGCTGAGGCAACAGCCGAGCTTGAGCGCATTCAGAAAGAATGCACTCACCCCAAAGAGGGGCTAGATGAGACAGCTCGCTCAAACACCGGCAACTACGACCCATCAGCTGATTGCTACTGGGTAGATTTCCATTGCACGCTTTGTGATAAGCGTTGGTCAGAGGACAGATAATGAAGATCAAGATTTTGAAGCTCGACGCTGCCAACAAAAACGGACGCATCTACGCAACAGCCACAATTCAATCAGCCATCGATCGCCTAGAAAACAAGGCGGTGCTTGGTACCCTTGGCATGCCCAGTGAAGCAAGCGTCCAGCTGTCAGAGGTGTCGCACGTTGTGAACAACCTCTCCATTGAAGATGGCTACCTCGTTGGCAATGCGACTGTGCTGAAGACACAGAAAGGCGAAGAGCTGAAGAAGCTGCTCGCCGAGAACAAGATCGTGTTCCGCACCGCTGGCATCGGCAAGATCGACGAGAACGGCAAGGTCAGCGAGTACAACATCATCTCAATCGGTGCCATCGACAAGGATACCGCAGCATGAGACCTGGTGGTGGCAAGGCGAAAGGCAACGGCTTCGAGGGAACAGTAGCGAAGAAGCTTTCAGAGGCGCTATCGCCACTGAAGTTCATTCGCACTCAGAGCTCTGGCGCCCGCGTTGGCGGTAAGAACTTTGAGACCCTTGGGCAGATGTTCGGTGCAGATGCGCTTAAGCTGTTTGTTGGCGACGTCGTTCCTGTCAACGAGAAGGAGGCTGGCGTTACGTTCAAGCACTCCATTGAATGTAAGTTCTACAAGACCCAGGATCCATTCACCTCACTCGTTTCCGGAACATCTAACGTTTATGCATGGATGAAGGAAGCTGAGGTCGATGCTGTCAAGATTGATCGCCGGCCGCTGCTCATCTTCAAGTGGAACAACACGCCGATCTTTGCGGCAACGACAGGTATTGGGTTCCACCCATGTCCGCTTGTCATTGAAGGCAATGGTCAAAGAATTTACATCACCTATCTCGAAGAGCTGCTGAAGTATCCGCAGTTCTGGTTTGATGGTGCGCTCATAGCAAATAAGGAAAACACAAATGAACCTCAAGAAAGCCAAGGCAATTCGAATGGTAGTTCGTCAGGCCCTCAAGAAGGGAGTTCTGAAGGAGCCTTGGACCCGCTACGGAGCGGTGAAGCAGGGTGATCACGTAATCCACACCGGCAAGTTTGATGAGAACGGTGAGGAAATCGTTCATCGTGCAGCAAGGAATGCGCGCGTCCTCGATCCAATGTGCCCACGCGGCGTATACCACAGGATGAAGGTTCACGGCGTTCAGGCAGTTCTGTCCGGCCGCGGTTGATGATAGAATGTCCGCATGATTGAAGTTCAGCCACCAAACCGCATCACTGGTCACTATCACTCGTGGCCGTCGGTGTTTCTCGCGGGCTCCATTGAGATGGATACCGCCGAGAGGTGGCAGGACCGCGTCAAGGCAGACTTCAACGATGACGACGTCATCTTCCTGAACCCGCGCCGCGACGACTGGGACAGCACGATCACGCAGAGCATCAACGATGCTCGCTTCGCTGAGCAGGTGAACTGGGAACTTGATCACCTCATCTATGAGGCCGACATCGCGGCCTTCTACTTTGACCCAAACACGAAGTCACCGATCACGCTGATGGAGCTGGGCTACCTTGCTGGCATGCGCGAGACTGATCGCCCTGACATCATCGCCTGCTGCCCACCAGGTTTTTGGCGACGCGGCAACATTGAGATCATCTGCTCTCGTGCGAACATTCTGCTCATTGACACCTACGCTGACCTCATTACAAATCTAAGAGCTTGGATCAAGCGTGCTGGTATTCCACCCGGTTAACATCGAGCGAGAGCTCGAACGAAACAATCCCCTCTACGTCGGAAACTTCTTTGCTCTCAAGGGCATGTGGTGGCGTAAGCGAAAAACGCGCCAAGGGCTCATCATCTCCATCGCCCTCGCGTGGTATCGCATCGTCAAGCGCCACCCAGGAAGTGAGGGCTTCATCGAGCGCGAAACCTTCATCACGAACCTCACGCGCCAGGTGAAGGACGCCCGTAAGATCCTCGATAAGTTCTTCACAGTCAAGCGCATTGGTTTCTGCTTCGACAGCAGCAACCGTTCCCCATCAGTTATTTCCCCACGCAAGCTCAACAAGAAGATGTGGGACGCCATCGCTGCCATCGCCGATGAGGTCGTGTTCGACCCTGGCTTTGCGCCAACAAATCCAAAGCTGACGAAGAGCACGGTTCACCTCGAGAAATTCGACGTGAAGGCGCTCATCGCCGAGTTGAAGCATGATGGTCGTCAGGACCTCGTCGCACCTATTGAGTGGCTCTGCAGGCAAGAAGCACCGCTCACGTTCTACTACGAGCCAGCCGGAAAGCTTGGAGCTCGAGACAAGTCAGTCTGGCCCATCCGCTCGATTGAGCTGTGGCCCTCCGCGCTGCGCCGTACCCTGTTTGGCCAGTCTGTCGACATTGACAACTCGTACCTTCAGTTTGTAGTGCAGCGCCTTGAAGAGAAGTATGCCAAGAACCGCACGCGGCTCGAGCTTAAGTATTCAGAACTTCTGCGCGCCAACGGCAACAAGTCAAAGTTCAGGGCTGAGATCTGCGAGACCTTAGGCATTGAGCCGAACCATGACAACATCGATCGCGTGAAGAAGATCATCATGGCGATTGCCAACGGCTCAAACATCTCGCCTGCCCTTATGACCAATGGTTCTGGCCGCTCTACGGCGGTTCAGCTGATACATGAGGCCTGTCCTGACATGCTCGCAAGCGAAAAGCTGCGGGTTGGTAAGCGGCTGCAGGTGCTAGTGCGTCAGTTTGTTGCCGCGCGCCGGGATCTATGCTTCATGGTGAACAAGAAGCCAACGCGTGAGAACCAGAAGGAAGTGTTCAGACAGTACTTCGTATGGGAACGTGAGGCGCGCTACAAGATTTGGAATGCTCTAGGAAAGACGGGTCTGCACCTACATGACGGTGTTGATGGTGTAAGATCCGACTTGACGCCTGAAGAGCTCATACACCACATTGCTCGCGAGACGTCTATTCGCGTATCTGTTGACTAGGAGGAATGATGGGACACTACAGAGCTGAGATGGTTTGCCCTGAGTGTGGTGAAGCGCTGTGCGACGTGCATAAGGGCCCAACCCCACCACCCGATACCCGGTGGTGCATTGAGCGTGATGTTGAGTTCACGATAGTTCCAGCTGAGGACTATAGAAAGGCGCACCCTTACTACATGGTCAACAAGGACCACAAGTTCTTTGATACCGTTGAGGATGCTGAGCAGCACCGCCAGTTCCTCATTGCTGAGGAAATGGGGTATCACAAGAAAAGGTTCCACGAGCTACGCAAGCTCTTGAATTCCGACTAACGCCCGTGAAAGTGTTTGAATTCCGGGCTCGATCAGTAGACTGGGAACATCGATTTTGCGGCTAGCTTAAGACGCTCGTTGATAAAGTCAACCGCCATCTCTCTTTCAGCTTGCGTCCAGTGCTTTACGGTATCGAATGGCCAAGCTCCTCTTGAAAAGTAGGAGATTTCCTGCACTGACTTGATAATCGCTCTAACCTCTGTACCCATTCGGACGTTGAACGCGCCGACCGCGTTCATGTCGCCCGCCAAGATCATTCGGTGAAGAAAGACACCGGGTTGATCGGAATTTCAACGTTGAAGTTTTCACCGCAATCGCGGCACTTCACGGGGACCAATAGGTCCGAACCCCAGTTGTTGATATTGTCCAGCTTCGAACCGATCTTGCTGACGGCCGTTGCGGGAATGCTTGCGACCCACTCACGGATGTGATCGGTGTTGGTCACGCCGTTCACGGCCTCCACCACGCCCATCATGAGAGCGACGAGGTTCTTCTGCTGATCCTCGTACGTGATCTCCTTCTTGTTCTCATTCTCTCGAATGAGATCGATCACCTGCTGGTACTTGTTTGGGCGAAGCTTAACCGCGAAGGTGCGGTTGTTGATGTTCACGTCGACGGTGTAGGTTGCCTCGATCGTTGTGGGATCAAGGAACACCATCTTGTTGATCAGAGTTTCGAGGTCGGCCGTGTTGGCATGCTCCTTGGCATTCTCGCACGTGTGGCGCGCGACAAACTCGTACGTAGGACCGTAGGTTACTGTTCTCAAGAAGATCATGACCGCGTCAACGTCCTTCGACAGGAGCTCGGCTGGCTTAAGGATGCCATCCACGCAGTGTGAGAAGACGGTCTCGACAGCGCCGCCGCTGAAGAGCTGATCTGGGTTCTTCATGTTGATCTCGTCGAGAGCTGACATCGGGTGAACGTGAATTTCACCGTCCTTGACGTTGTCAGCTAGCTCTCCATTCTTATAGAAGAGCCCCCTTGATGGCAGCTGGAACATGCGTCCAGGCAGCTTTAGGCCTTCGAGGAGTGGGTTGGTTGTCTGAGACATCCGGGTCTCCTATGTGTTCTGGGTATGCGGGATTGCGGATAAATATCCTATGGCACCTATTTACGCCGCTGGACTACCTCACCGGAACGCACTTCTAGATGGCTGAGCTCAATCAAGATCTTGAAAATGGCCTTGACCTGATTAGGAAGGCCTTCTATGGCTCATCAAAGAGCACAGGGCCTGCTAAGACCAGGAACGTCTACAAGGGCGTGTCTGGCACAGCGGATGCCACTGATGAAGAGCTCGAAGAGCTCGCGAAGAGCGCTGGAAAACTCACTGACATTCTCGACGAGCTTGCGACTACCGCTGAAACTGTCGATGAGACAATGCAGGATACTGGCGCAACCGTCAAGGTAACCAACAAGAAATACACAGACCTGATTGAAAAAGCAAATGCCGTCATCATTGCTTCTTCCGGCTCGTTTAGAAAACTAGAGCGCGAGGTTACGTACCTCAGCACCAAGAGCCTGCCAGAGCAGGACCGCTTCCTTAAGTCGTACTCATCGTCGGTCAAGTCACTGACGAACAAGTTCAGTCAGCAGGCGCGTAGCTCATCAATGCTTAGCGCGTCAATGATCGCGTCAAGCCATGAGATCCAGCGTGGCACAACAGAATACCATGAGATGATAGGCTCGCTGCAGGGCGCTGCTGGCTCCCTTAACCAGGGACTTCTTAGAGCGCTGGGCGCGTGGGATGAAAGCACGAACGGTGTCAAGCATGGCCTCGACAAAAACGTGTTCGCTGCGTTGCGCCTCAAGGCTGGCGAGGCTGAGGTTGCGCTTAACGACGCCGTTGCTGAGCTTGACGTTGGTACCATTGGTGACATTGCCAAGATGGGCACAGATCAGATCAAGGAGATGCTAAGCGACACGACTGAAACCCAGAAGAAGGTAAAGAAGCAGATCATCGCTGCAGCGGCACAACTTGCTGGCATGGGCTACAACGTTGGCGATAAGGTAATGACTGAGGGTCAAGTCGATTACGGTAAGCTAGAGAACCTCCGCACTAAGAATGGTATGAGCGATCTTGTAGAGGTCGTTAAGGAACTTGCGGAAATCCAGAAACAGAATGCCAAGTATTCTGGTAAGGCTGACGCCACTGCCAACCTTGCGAACAGCCCTCTTGGCGCTGCCATGTTCAAGCTCAAGGGCCTGCAGACTGAACTTGGAAACACGCAGGGCGGTTTCAAGAAACTTGGAGTGCTGACCCGCTTCTTTGGTAAAAGCCTCTTTGAAGCAGGTGCCGCCGCCAAATACTTTGGTGATTTCAAGGAAGCCGTCAAGAAGGGTTGGAGCGAGATCGTCAGTTTCAACACCGCGCAGATCCCAGCCTCGTTCAAGAACGTACAGATTGCAAGCATGAAGATGGGTATGTCCTTTGAGGACACAGTCAAGTTCATGCAGCAGAATAAGCGCGCGATGGGTATCTACGGCGATAACTTTGGTGCGTTCACTGGCAACGTCGGTAAGTCATTCAGAAAATTCGGCTACAACATGGAGCAGGCATCTGAGATCGTCGGCCCAGCGATGGACGCTGCAGCGTCAGGCTTCACGAACCTCAAGGGCGCTGACGCGCTGCCGAAGTTCATTGACAAATCAATGCAGTCCTTCAAGCGCATCAGCGGCATCGTTGACATTTCGGCAGCCGACTACATGAAGCTCAACGCTGAGCTTCTTAGCAACTCATCAATTCAGAACACCCTGCTTGGTATGAGCCAGCAGCAGCGTGAGGCCGCCGCGGATGAGATCGTCGCGCGGCGCGATAACTATGTTCAGCTTGGTCTATCAACAGCACAGGCACAGAAGCTTGTTGAGGCGCAGGAAGCACAGCAGCGTGAAGGTGTAGTCTCACGCGTCCGTGAGGGCGCCAAGGCTATGATGCTTGCAGCTCAGGCAGGCATGAGCCCTCAAGAGCAGATGCGCATCATGCAGCTGGCGCGCAAGGGAAGAAAAACAGACGCTGAGAAGACAGAACTTCAGCAGCTGGCCGGAAGGGCCGGCGCCGGCATTGAGCGCAGAGTTACTGACGCTTATGGCCAGAGCGAGGGTGCTGGTGAAGCCGCGCAAACGCTTGCAGAACTTATCTCGCCTGGCGGTGAGCTAGGTAACATGATCAACGCTGGTAAGGAGCTCGCGCAGAAGAAGGCCGCTGGCCTTGATGTAGACGACGCAACCGCTAAGAAGATGGGTGATAAGTCGCAAGGTTCTGCTGCCGTTGCAGATATCAGTCAGACGCTCAATCAAATTAGTTCGGTCATGAAAAACACCTTCGTGGTAGCCCTCCTATCGGGTACTGCCGCACTGGCCGCCTTTATTTTCAGCCTTCGTGGCGCAAGCAAATCACTGCCGGGTGGTGGTGGAATGCTTGGCGGTATTGTCCGCGGCGGTGGTGGAATGCTTGGTAAGGGTCTCGGAGCAATCGGTGGCCTAGGTGCCAAGGCAGCTACCAAGCTTGGTGGTGGCCTGGGTAGCGTCCTGGGCAAGGGTGCAGGTCTGGCAACAAGGGGTGGTGGTGCCCTGGGCAGGTTCGCCGCGGGTGGTGCAGGTAAGATTGGCGCCAAGGCAGTTGGTAAGTCCCTCCTCAAGAAGATCCCGCTCATCGGCCTTCTCGCAGGTCTAGGATTTGGTGCCTCAAGAGCGCTGTCCGGAGACTGGACTGGTGCAGGTCTAGAGGTTGCCTCAGGTGCGGCAAGCACCGTTCCAGGTCTAGGAACGGCTGGCAGCCTGGCAATCGACGCAGGTCTGGCAGCAAGAGACATCGCGAAAGCTCAACCTAGCGTCAGTCAGCCAGGTCAAGAAGCCGAAAGTTCATCAGTAAATAACCTGTCTGATACCTCAAGTACGAATGATGAGGGCGAGCGCGTTGCCAACGTGCAGGACGCTACGGCCCACGACTACCTGGCGACAATCGCCGACAACATGGTCAAGGCGGTCACAGTGCTTCAAGCCATGGCTGCTGCAGGTAATGAAGGCCCACAGCGCGCCGTCGCTGCAAGGCTGAATAGTCAGGCACGACAGATCCCAACGGCGAATGGATTTATCACAGGGCGTCAAGCGCCCGGTTAACGTAGGAAAATAATGGCGACCTGGCAAAACTATTGGCGCATCATCACCCCCGCGTCAAGGAAAGAGCTCTACAAGCGCCCGTCCGTTAACATGGACGATGGCATGGACCTCAACAGCGCGGGGTATGCTTCGTTCTCAACGATCGCTTGGTTCTCAAACCTTCTCAAGGGCTCGACGGCCCGCATGCAGCGCTACAAGCAGTATGACGCCATGGATCTTGGCGACGTCAACCGCGCGCTTGACATCATCGCTGAAGAAATGGCGGCGCCAGACAAGCGCACCAATCTTCCATTCCTCATCGACTACCAGACTGAGGAAAATCAGACGATCTCTGATACGACGACGACAACCATTCGTGCAGCTCTTCGCCACTGGGCAAAGTTCCACACCCTCAACAGGCGCGTGTTCAACATCTGCCGCACGATGATCAAGTATGGCGACTGCTTCTTCCGCAAGGTGTCCGACACCAAGCAGTGGGAATACGTTGACCCAACGCGCGTCATTGGTATCGAGGTGGACCGTGAGGGCAACAAGGTCGCGTACCACATTCGCCCATCTAGCTTTCAGAACTCGACGGCGCAGGCAACTCGCTACCCTGGTCAGAGCGCGACCGTTGACAGCGTTGAGGTAACCCCATCAGCGGTAATGATCCACTTCACCATGTCAGATGACATGGGTTCCTCGGCGCCGTTTGGTTTGTCGGTGCTGCAGGCAGCGTTCAAGGACTTCCAGAAGCTGACGATGCTTGAAGATGCCGCGATCATCTACCGCATCGTGCGTGCACCAGAACGTCGCGTGTTCTACCTCGACGTTGGTAACATGCCACCGGTGCGCGTAAAGCAGTACATTGAGGGAGTGCGCAACGACATCCGTCAGAAGCGCATGCCGAACACCGCTAACCAGGATCAGACGGATAGTCAGTACAACCCTGAGAGCATTCAAGAAGATTACTTCTTCCCGGTCACCGGCTCAGGCCGTGGCTCTCGCGTTGAGACGCTTCCTGGCGGAGCAACTTGGGAAATTCCTGAGCTTGACTACTTCCTCGACCGTGTGTTCCGTGCCCTGCGCGTTCCATCTTCGTACATGCGCGGCCAGGAAAAGACACCGCCAGGCGCAACTGACAATGACGGCAAGACCGGCGTTGCGTACATGGAAGAGCGCATCTTCGCAAACTTCGTGCAGCGCCACCAGGCAAGCATTGACAGCGTGTTCGACAAGCAGTTCAAGGACTACCTGTCGGCGACTGGCATCAACGTCGACCATGAGCTGTTCGTTCTGAAGCTTGTTGAGCCGCAGAACTTCTCAATCTACATCAAGGCCGCGCTCGATACCGAGCTCATCACGTCGTTCAAGGCAATTGAAGATACGCCTTACATGTCCAAGCGCTTCATGCAGGAACGCTTCCTCGGTCTGACCAAGGACGACATCCAGATGAACGAGGCAATGGTTAAGCAGGAGCGCAACATCAAGGGCGTTGCTGCCATTGACGAAATTCAGCAGATCTACGACCCAGCCGTCTACGAGAACCGTGACAAGCTCAAGGTAGAACAGCCAGAGGAAATGCCTGCCCCAGAGGGTGGTGAAACGCCGGAAGCTCCAGTCGGCGCTGAAGAAGGTGGCGCTGAGCCATCAGAACCACCAGCACCGAAAGCGCCGGAAGCTCCAGTCGCATAGTAAAAGTGCCGGCGGCTCAAGCCCTGGCACTTTTTGACACTCCCTAGGCAGCTCCATATAAATACCACGAACACTATCAGGTTGACACGCGATCCTCGTGTCTAAGGAGCCCAATGAAGCAGCAGATCCTTATCGAGCACTTCTCCCCGAGTGAAGCACAGCTCGTAGAAAGCCGCGACGCGTCAAAGAACCTCTACCTCGCAGGCCGCATGATGGCCGCCGAGATGAAGAACCTCAACCAGCGCATCTATCCAAAGAACGAGATCGACCGCGCAGTTCAGTTGATCAACACCCGCATCAAGGAAGGTACCTCGATCATGGGTGAGCTCAACCACCCAGACAACCTTTCCATTGACCTCAAGAATGTTTCACACATCATCACTGAGGCCTGGATGGACGGCAACAACGCCGTCGGCAAGTGCAAGATCCTCAACACCCCATCTGGACAGATCGTTCAGAACCTCATCGCCGGCGGTGTTCGCCTTGGCGTCTCTTCACGCGGCACTGGCAACGTGAACCATGAGGGCATCGTTGAAGACTTCTCATTCGTAACGCTGGACATCGTGGCTCAGCCATCTGGTCCAGGCTGCTACCCAGACGTCGTGCGTGAGGCCGTCGAGGACAAGAAGATCCTCTCGCTCGCCGAAGCCGTCGTCAATGATCCTAAGGCACAGAAGTACCTCAAGGAAGCAATCCTCAAGTTCGCCAACAGCCTCACGAAGAAGTAATCATGAGCCTACTAGTCGAACTATGCAACATCGCCGAAGACAACCGCCTTGATGAGGCCTTCACCCTTGCCAAGGCCGCCGATAAGGTCGGTCTCAGCGCTGATGAGGCCCACAAGTGGTCCAACAAGTGGAAAAAGTTTGCTCGCAAGTCAGATGGCGTGAACAGCGCAAGCGCGTTCGCATCGTTCAAGGACGGAGAGCTGCACGTTGTTGTCAACGGCAAGAAGCAGGGCGTCTCCGCCGAAAAGAAGGCTGAGCTTGCCAAGGTATTCAAGCTGATCAGGCTGATCTATCTCTCCAACTCAAAGGTGCAGGAGAACTGGTTTGAGAAGCTCCACAAGGCGCTTGACCTTCCAGCGATGCCGCGCGGCGGTTCCGGTCGTGAGGGTCACAAGGCCCGCCTCGACAAGATGGAGCCAGTCGAGCTACTGACAAAGATCAAGAAGGACATCGCCGACGAGCGTGGTCATACTGACTTCGGCGTCGATGATGTCAAGGGCCATGCAGAACGCACGGCTGCCCGTCTCGGTCACACTGACAAGAGCGTCTACTGGAACAAGATCAAGCACATTGCCACACCAGGCAGCAGCTTCACCGCGACGCGCCGCAAGGCCGTTGGCGAAGCGGCTAAGGCACCAACACCTGATGTCGTGGTGCATGTTGCAGACAGCGATGCTACCGGTAACACTGATTGGAATGATGATGATCGTCAGTCAATGGTAAAGCCAGCAATCGACAGGGCAGTGCCAAAGTTCGATGCCTTCATCGTGACCGACAACGCTGACAGCAGGCACGGTGACACGTTCATCTCAGTGATCGCTAAGGCGCTCAAGAGCAACGGCTACAAGTCTGTTGGTCATGTTGATGATGGTCGTGTTGCAGACATCGGTCAACCAAATGTAAAGTTCGTCTACAAGACGCACGGCGACACCGTCGGATATGGACAGCTGTGGGCCAAGTCGAAGACAATCGACTGGGCAAAAGCTAAAGTCAAGCACGTCAACGTCAGCGCCGCCTAAAGGATAAATCACATGCTCAATGAAACACGCCTCGGCCGCCTCGCTGGTATCGCCGACATCCTAACTGAAAAGAAGAAATCAAAGAAGGTCAAGGCCGCCAAGTGGACGCCAGCACCAGAGTTCTTCAGCAACAGCTCAACTGAGATTGTCAAGGGCCTGCTCGCCGCTCCAGGTGGTCATGCAAAGGCGCTGTCACGTCTCAACACCTACATCACCCGCGCTGGTGACAAGCTGTCCGACAAGGACAAGTCACGTCTCGGTGACGCCAAGGAGAAGCTCGCCAAGAAGGTAGCCTCGATCCAGGAAGAAATTTCTGAGACGGCTCGCCGCTGCGGCATCTTCCTTGAGCGCAAGAAGCCTGATGAAGATCCAGACATGAACCTCCCTGGCGATGAAGAAGCTCCACCAGAGGGCGACGATGCCCCACCTGCAAAGGACGGTGAGGAAGAGGCTTCAAAGTCTGAGGACGAGAACGAGCTTCCAAAGATCGTGCAGCGCATCGCCAAGAAGGCGGTCGGCAAGGATGAGGAAGAGCTCGCCGATCTTCTCATGAAGGTCTACGATGCCGGCTTCAAGGACGGCGTAAAGTCGACCAAGGAAGACGAACCAAAGAAGGACAAGAAGGAAGACGACGCCGAAGCACCAGCTGGTGACGAGGGCGATGAGAAGAAAAAGAAGGACGAGTAATGGAGCTCACCCTTCTTCGCAAGCTTTCCGGGCTGAGTGAGGCTGTTATCCCAGTTGGGCAGCACTTCACCATCAGCGACGCCGGAAACATGAAGAAGGCAATCGATGCGCTGCTCGAGGCCGGCCTTGCCGTTGATCTCGCGCTTTCGATGGGAACATACTACTTCAACTTCAAGTCAGAGGACACCATCAATGAGGCCCGCAAGGTTGTCTCGAAGGTGATCGACAAGAAGAAAGAGACGCAGTGGAGAGAATAACATGAAGCTTACCGACCTACACGAAAAGCTCGACAACGAGACCAGCAAGACCGCCGCCAAGAAGGATGCTAAGGACGGCAAGTCCGCCTTTGCAAAGCTGCAGGCCGCCGCTAGGGAGCTCGACGTCGCCAAGAAGGAGCTCAAGAAGAACCCATTCGAGAGCGTCATCACTGAGGCAGGCAAGCTGCCAAAGCTCGTCGACACGTTCCTCGACAAGAACCAGCTCTATCATTTCGAAGGTGATCGTGGCGTTGGCAACCTTGAGAAGCTTCTCAAGGAGATCGGCTACAAAGGCCACAGCTTCAAGTACGGAACACCAGTTGAGGCGTTCTTGTCAGACAACCCTGGCGCCATCGAGGCGCTCATCGAGTGGATCAAGGAAACCAACGTCAAGGAGTGGGAGGATGCTCTCACCTCTGAAGATGATGAAGACGAGGATGAGGACGATGAGGAAGCTGACGACGAGGATGAGGACAAGGACAAGTAAAGTTTTAGCCGACGAAGGACCGGCTTCCGTTCTTCAAAACCCCATGGCTCACAGCCACTAGGAGATATCAAATGGACAAGAGAGACGCTCTCAAGAATATGCTGAACAACCTGATCAACGACAAGCCTGAAGAGGCTAGCCTTGATTTTCACAACTACGTTACGGCCAAGATGAAGGACGTAGCAGGCATCGCAGCTCCGGCCGAGGCAGCCCCTGAAGAGGTTGATGGCGCGGATCTTGATGACCCTGCGGTCGAGACGCCAGCGGTTGAAACCGACCCTGAGTAAGCTCGATAGGGCTCTAGCACGCCCGAAAGTGCTTGATTTTTTGAGAAAATTTTAGTGATCCCCTAAATACAACCGTACGTTTCACGCAGGTCTGAACATGGTTTAGACCCGATACGCGTAAGGTTCAAGCCCTTAGAGACGGCACCAGTCTCTAACCACCCCCATATGAAGGAGAAATTGCATGGATGAAATCCTAAAGCAACTGCTTAGCTCCGAGCTCCTGAGCGAAGAGGCTAAGACCGAAATCTCCACTAAGTGGGCTTCCGCCGTCGACGAATACAAGAAGGTCGTCCGCGAAGAAGTTACCATCGAAGTGAGACACGAAATTTCAGAGCAGTGGCAGACTGAGCGTGACGCTCTCGTAGAGAACGTCGAGGCATTCGTTGCCAAGAAGCTCGAAGAGGAAGTTGCCGAACTGAAGTCAGACATCGAGCGTTTCCGCGATCTCGAGGCAGAGTATGCCGAGAAGATCGTTGAAGAGAAGCACACGATGGCAGCTCAGCTCAGCGGCGAACTCGATCAGCTGATTGACAAGATGGACGCGTTCTTCGAGCTTCGTCTCGAGGAAGAGTTCAAGGAGCTCCGCGAGGATCTGGAAGTAGTGAAGCAGAACGACTTCGGTCGCCGTCTCTTCGAAGCTTTCGTATCTGAGTTCAACCGCTCCTACGTCGATGAGGATGCTATTCAGACGCAGCTTGCTGCAGCAACCAAGAAGGTTGAGGAAGCCGCTGGTGCCATCAAGGCACTTGAGGACACCAACGCCAAGATGGTTCGCGAAGCAAAGCTCGAGAAGATCCTCGCCCCACTACAAGGCAAGAAGCGTGAGCAGATGGCATTTGTGCTTGCAAATGTCGAGACTGCCCGCCTCGAAGAGGCCTACAACCACTTCATCGGTCGAGTGCTGAAGACAGAAGAAGCTGCACCAGCAGCATCAACTGCCGCAGCTACGAAGCCGGAAGCTGACAAGCCACTCTCCGAGTCGGCAACATCAGTAAAAACCGGTGACGAGTCTGTTGAGACTCCAGCCAAGCAAGCAGAACCAGCCAAGCAGGACAAGTATCTTCAGCTGAAGAAACTTGCTGGCATTTAACCCCACAGTCCCTAAGGAGAAATCAATGGAACTTTTCGAAAATTGGGCAGAAACCAAAGAGACCCTTCTCGAGGGTCTGAGCGACAGCAAGAAGAAGATTCTCGGTCCAGTACTTGAGAACCAGCTTCAGCACTTGCAGGAAACTGCAGCTGCCGGTAACACCACCGCTGGCGCGATTGGCAACTTCCAGAAGATCGTCATCCCGATGATCCGTCGTATCATCCCAGGTACCGTCGCAACCGAACTCGTTGGCGTACAGCCACTGAGCGGTCCAGTCGGCCTGGTCTACTCCCTGCGCTTCCTCTTCGCTGAGGCAGTTACGGGTCCAGTTTCGACGCCATCTGGCCTCGACAACTCATTCGCTATCGCATCAGGCGACGAAATCTTCGCGAACAACTCGAAGACCAAGCGCTTCTACTCAACCTCGGACGCTCCAGTACCATCAGGTGGCCCAGCAACTGCTTCATCGGCAGGTGTAAGTGCTCTCACCTCTGACTACGAAGCATTCGGTGGTCGTGCTCTGACCCTCGAAGTCCTCAAGCAGACGGTAACCGCCGGTTCCCGCAAGCTGCAGGCTCGTTGGACCCCAGAAGCAATGCAGGACATCAAGGCATCCCACGGTCTCGACCTGGAAGCTGAGATCACTGCATCTCTGTCAGCAGCCGTTGTGTCAGAAATCGACAACGAAATCATCAATGATCTCATCGCCCTCGCAGGCACCACTGAGAGCTTCGACATGGCCGGCACCTTCACGGGTGTTCCAAACTACGTTGGCGACCGCCACGCAGTTCTCGGCGTGCTGATCAACAAGGTGGCCAACGAGATCGCTCGCAAGACCCGCATGGGTCCAGCCAACTGGATCGTTGTTTCGCCACTCGTGGTATCGGTTCTGCAGTCTGCTTCGAAGTCCGTCTTCGCGCCAGCTGTCGCCGGTTCATTCGCTGGTCCAAACAACACCAAGCTCGTCGGTACGCTCAACGGTTCGATCAAGGTGTACTCGTACATCTACTTCGACCAGGGCACCGAGCCAGTCCTCCTTGGTTACAAGGGTGGTTCTGGTGAGATGGACGCCGGTTACTTCTACTGCCCATACATCCCACTGATGTCCTCGGGCGTGGTCGTGGATCCAAACACCTTCAACCCACACGTTTCGCTCATGACCCGTTACGGTAAGGCAACGTTCACCAGCACGGCAACGTCGCTCGGTAACTCAGCCGACTACTACGGTCGCATCAGCGTCGCCAACCTCTCGTTCGTCTAAAACCGAACGACGTTAGCAAACGTCAAGTTGATTGCATCGATGAAAGAGAAAGGGGCTTCGGCCCCTTTCTTATTGCCTGTTGTAAATATCGACCAGCTGATAGTGCATCGCACATACGTTTTCACGCACTAGTTAGGAGAAATTCTCATGGCAATTCTTACCAAGCTTTCAGATGTCTATGCTGCTCTCGATGAAGCCATCGACGCAATGAGCCCAGGCGATGAACTGGACACCGTTCAGCACATCGTTACGTACCTCAAGAACCGTCGTGGTGTTCTCTCAGAAGCCGTCAACACAAACGCAGACCCAACTTCCTTCACCTTTGCTGAAGACGACGTTGGTGTGTTCGACCACCTGTAATCAACTTCCAATGTTGATGTTGAAGGGGGCTTCGGTCCCCTTCTTTTTGCCTCTCAACCGGGATTTTTGACTGCGCAGCCCATTTCCATAGGCTGCCCTGCCCGCGTGTACTTCTACGCTCCACTGTGATATTATGTTAAGTGAAGCACTTCGCGGCTTCACTGTGGGCTCTTTAACAACATGTTGAGGAAGGAACAATGACGTTCGTTCACGTTGATCGGAATTTTTGCACGACGACCGAGCTTAAGCATTCGGCGGCAGTCGCTCTCGGCGCCGCTAAACACACTGAACTTAAGGCACACATCAACATCACCGAGTTTGCGCTGCTAACGACCAACAGGGCAGTTCGAGAGGGATCAGAAGAAGTTTATGCAACGGCAGTACAAGCACACCTGCTGGCCATCGAGCACTACAACAAGGTTCTTGCTCCTAGAGAAGAGCCGAGGACGATAGACGAAATCAATGAAAGAGCAATTGTCAAGCTGCGGTGGAAGTACTACTCGATTGCGCTTGACGCGCACAAGAGAGCAGCAACGATCTGCCAGTATCTTCTCGATAGACTTTGAAGCGAAGGGACGCCATCGAGCGTCCCTTCTTTTTGCCTCGGAGTTGACGATAAATACCTTCGTCACAACAACACCCCACCTCAATGAAAGACCTCTACAAGTTCCTTGCCACCGTCATGGTCACAGTTCCAGCGGTTTCCTCCTCACAGGTCGAAGTACCACCTCTCTCGGCGCAGTTCCTCCCTGTAGTCGAGCAGTTCGAAGGTGTTGGCGTCGACATGTCCTACGCGCGGAAGCGCATTGCGTTCCTCGAGACGCGCGTTGCCGACAAGAACTACCCGCTGCCGTTCAAGACGGCGCAGGAAAGCGCTGAGTGCGCGATCACGGTAACTGTTCACACTGAGCAGCGCAGTGGAAAGACAACGCCGGCGGCGGAAGAACTTGAGCTTAAGCTTCTAGCTAAGTTCTGCAAGATAGACCTAAAGTAGAGGGGCCTTGCGGCCCCTCTACGGTCAGTGATGATCGCTCTCTTTGCTTTCCTGCTGGTGGATGCCGGTGAAAAATCCTCCAATGTAGGCCGACATCATCAGCTCCTTCAGAAGCAGCTTGCGCTCTACTACGTCGTTGGTGAGCACCTTGACGATCTCTCCTTTCTGTGTCAAGATGTTCTCGATAGTTGCGCCGACTTCAGCTGTCTTATCGATCATCAGTGATATGGTGGTTTCATTTGCATCTGCCATCATCTCTCCTTTTCACTACTGACGTACCATTATAAGTCCTGCGGCACGCTCGAACCGTCGGAAATGTAGTCCTTGGACTACAAGAACTTCTCGATATGTAGTCCTTGGACTACAAGAAATGAAATTTGTAGTCCAAGGATTACGATCTTGTAGTCCAAGGACTACAAGACGCGCGAAGGACTACAGCGCACGTAATCCTTGGACTACAAACGGAATATCCGTTGGACTACATCCCGCATATGTACACTGCCCGGCCACATTTTATTATTGCATTGTCGACGAGGTTAACGCCTGATCGACAAGACCGTGAAACACGATGTTTATCACACACGATGAAGGAGAAATGACATGACGAAGTTGAACACATTGGTGAAGAATGCCCTGAACCTCGGCGTCAAGAATGAAGCTGCGGCGAAGGCGATCATACGACGGCACGGCATCGACAGCACGCGAAAGCTGGTCGAGGTCATCACCGCGAAGGACCGCGGGCCGAACGTAATCGTGAGCGACATGAAGGTGTCCGAGCGCAGCATGCCCACGCTGCTGGCGAAGCAGGTGCTGAGGAAGTCGCCGGTGAAAATCCGCGGCGCCCGCACCGGCGGAGTGAAGCTGCCAGGGCCACGCGGCTACCGCTTCGGGCCGGTCTGGCTGAAGTCCATCGCAGAAGGCAAGGGAATTGCCGTCCACCCCTCGAACCTCCCGAAGCTGCTGGCAACGGCGGCGAGCAGGAAGGTCAACATCGCGCGGAACATGCCGCAGGAAGAGATCGCGAGGCTGGTTGCCAGACACCTCAGTTGACCGTGATCGAAAGCGAAAAGGGCCCAGCAGGAAGCTGGGCCCTTTTACTGTCTGCGAGAGAAGCTTAGCAGCTTTCTTCCATTCCTGATGGAAGCCAGACACCGGCGAAGTTGGCACCAGGAGAGTAAGGGCTCTCGTCGCTGTACTCAAGATCTTCACCGTTCACCTGTACGGTAGCATCGTGTTCTTCAGCTGCAGTGTGGATCTCACCGAGCAGTTCACCAAGCTCGAACATCTTATCAAAGTACTTCGACGCATTTTCCTCGAGCTGCTTCAGGGTAACGGCCATTTCCTCGGCCTTCCTGAACTTCTTCTGCAGGTCAGCGAGCGCCTTTGGGTCCAGCTTCTCGCCTGGAGATGTCAAGATTTTGAATGGCATGTTGATGATCCTTGGGGAGCAAAGCTATATTTACCATTGCTCGATCATCTGTGAGGCTACCAGCAGGTCAGCCATAAATACACCATCGACCACGAACGGGCATCTATCATGCGGGTTAGTGAACTTCTACAGGAAAGCAAGGCGGCCTCAAGCAAGCTTGACCAGCTGTTCTTGGACTTCACCGCGAAGACGGGAAAGAAGCTTCACTTCAGCGAAGGTCACAAGGGGCTTGGCGGCACGCCGGGCCCAGGTC